AATTTATAATATAATATATATATAAGATGAAGAAAGGAAATGATACAAAATGAATGATATTGTAATGCGTTTCAGAACTGAATACGGCCAGACTGTTGAGATGACTATGAATGACCTTAAAGATGCATACGATGAGTATCGTTTCCTTACCAAGCGCGATTATATTCTTGAAAACTACCCTGAGTCCGAGGCTTGTGTGGATAGAATCGCTGCACGAGCCATTGAACTGGAAGACAGTTATCATTATCGGGAAGATGACGCAATCGAACAGGCGTTCGATGAGATTATGTGAGGAGGATACGCTATGAAGTGGCATTTGATTTCTGAGAAGCGACCTGAACTTGGAACTGATGTTCTCGTATGTTTCGAGCCGGGCAATCCTTTCGCCTGTGATGTATGTAGTCTCGAAGATGAAGGCGAAGGCCACTATGTTTGGTGGCGTCTTGAAAAAAGTTATCCTGTTGATGATACTGATTATTGGGCTGAGATTCCGATGCCTCAGCCGAGAATTCCCGCTTATAAGGAGGAGGATTAACTATGATTGAAGGTCTCTACCCGCCGTTTCAGTATTGGGGCGCGTCCGGTACGTGTCATATTATTTCAGATACGCATTTTAATGACCCCGACCTCATTCACGTATATGCTGACCGTCCCTCCGCCGAAGAGCAAGTGAAACGCATTAATGCTAAGTGTGGCAGGGCTGATACGCTGATTATCCTTGGTGATGTTGGCGATATTTCCTATGTGTGCCAGCTTCGTGCCAAGTATAAAATTCTCGTAATGGGCAACCACGATTCTGGTGCTTCCAACTATAAGCGTCAGATTTTCAGGCAGAAATTTGATAAGGGTCTATTCCAGAAGCACGAAGCATTGGATGAGATGAAGCGTCTCTATCCTGATTGCGCTTACTCCATTACCGATAGTTATGATTTTCTCGACAATGTTCCTTGCTGGGAAGTCAGCGCCGATAACCGCCTTTTCGACGAGGTATACACTGGTGTTTTAGTCATTGGAGAGAAGCTGATGCTCTCTCACGAGCCTATTAAGGGATGTGATTGGTGTATGAATATTCACGGGCACGATCATTCCCGCTCTCATAAAAATGATAAATATCACTTTAATGTATGCGCTGATGTGATTGGCTACGAGCCTATAAATTTCAATAAATTTATGAAAGAAGGCCATCTCGCGAACATCGTATCTATTCATCGCGATACGATTGATAGAGCCACGTATAACGCTCGTAAGCGTGGCTACCGATTGGGGAGGAAGCCGCAATGAATAAAATACTGTTTGCTCTCGTTCTCACAGGTATCGGCTTTTTCTTTTTTAATACATTTCTCCACGAAAAGAGTGAGAGTAAATTATTCGATATTATGATAGCATTTATGTGTATTCTTGTCGCAGTTGCTCTCATTACTATGTGGATTGTCCTCATTGTTCAATTGATTGGAGGAACGCTATGATATTCCACCTTATTCTCCTTATGGTTCTTGGAGGCTCTATCTGTATAGGGATTGAGACAATGTGGTGCGCGTTTAAAAATGGAGAATGGCCTTTTGGAATAGTAGTAATTTTTGAGGTTATAGGATTTATTCTTATGACTATATTCTTTATAAAGGAACAGGTGTTATAATGCTTTTCAATATTTTGAACCAACTCCTTTTATTTGGTTTTGGTATTATCCTCCTTGCTATCGGCTTAGAGAGCATTGAAGACCCTTACCTTAATCATAAATGGAGCATTATTCTCCCACTTACTGGCGCTCTTGCTTGCGCGGCCTGTATTATTTATAATCTATTTCAGGGGTGATTACTATGTCTGTTTTTGGTATTATTACATTTGCCCTTTGTATGGTTGTTATTTTTGCTTATATGTATAAATCCTATCATATACTTAAATATTACCGTGAGCAGGGCAAATGGTTCATTTGGGCAGTTTTGAATATTCTGTCTATAACAATTATTGTGGAAGCCACTGAAATTATCGTGGAGGTTGTTCATCTATGCTAACTACTATTTTGTTTATTATAGTATTTATTATCAGCGCTTATCTGTGCCATAAGTTTGAAAACCGTGATATTTCTATGGCTTTTCTCTTAATTGCGGTTTGCTGTGCGATTGGTCTTATTGTGTGCGGGGCGATGTGTGCCTGTACGCCATTTGATTCTGACCTCCGCACCCAAGACGCGATGGATAAGGAGCGTGCGCTCCTTGAACTGCGTATTAATGATGAGTATTGGCGCAAAGATGCTCGTCTGACCTCGGAACTCGTCCACGATGTAGATGAATACAATGAATTGGTTATCTCGATGCGCGATACTTATAACAACGAATGGACTTCTTGGTTTGGTCGCTCTTGGATGGCTGACCTAACTACCGTAGAATTTCCAGAAGGAGGATGGAAATGATTCTCTTATTGCTGCCTCTTGTAGTATTTGTAATTTGTAGCATTCTATTTCATAAGATTCGAGATGTTGATACAAATGAATGTATTAGTGTCATCGGAGGAGTTGCTCTTTGTGCTTTCCTCGCATTAGGCATTGTCTGTTTCTTTATACGCCTTTGCGACTATGATAAGTTTCAGATAGATGCGGAACGCGCAAATATCGTTCGATACATTGAACGGTATGGTGATGACGCAGAGACTAATGAAGCTACCTACAATACTATTTATAATAAAGTTTACGATTTTAATTATCGAGTATATAGATGTCAGAGGGCTCGGTCAAATCCTCTCACCAGTTGGTTTAGAGCCGGATGGTGGATGGAGATTGAGCCGATAGATTGGGCGCCGTAAGGAGGTACAGTATGGATTCTTTGTTTGATTTGATGTTCGGTATTATGAATAATGATTATTCAAAGGCTGATAAGGTGGGTCACGATGTTATTGGCGATTATACCATTGACACTTGTGATACTGTGGACCAGGGCTATGAAACCGCTATGTGGAAGGGCGATGGCGATATTATCATCGTTCAGCGATATCCTGATAGAGCGAGAGCTGAACAGGGGCATCAAGAGTGGGTTGCTTTCGCTGAGATGAAACCCAAGGCTGTATATAGCGTTCAGGTAGACGCGCACGTCAATTTCTAATAGTTTAGTCAATAGAGGATTTTACCAAACGTAAAATCCTCTATTGATTTTTTTTAAAAATTATTATATAATATATATATAAGGTAAAAGAGAAAGGAATTGATGTTTATGATGATTTTTCCCACCTTGCATATTGAGTTTGAAAAGTGGAAGTTTAATAAGGAGTATGGAGTTTGGGTTTCCAACTTCGGCAACTTTAAGGACATTCATAAGCGTCCTATTCCTAAGAAAATTTATTCTCAGAACGGCTATGTGTCTGTAAAGACCAAACACGGCAACCGTATGGCACATCGTTTGGTAATGTATACGTGGTGTCCCATCGAAGACCGCGAGGCATTCACTGTTGACCATCTCGATCACAATAAGCGCAATAACCGCGTTGATAATCTGGAATGGGTTAGCCAGGCCGAGAATCTTATGCGCGCTAACAATGATATTGTGGCGAGCCCTGTCCCTGTTGTAATCAATGCAGGTACTGAGCCTATTAAACCTATTGAGACCGCCGAACCCACCGACCGGGATACTGGGAAAATTCTGGAAAACTGCGGCGATATTCTGGGTAAATGGCTGGCTACTACTACTGATACTACTTGTCGCGCCTTCATTGTTCAAGAGGGTATCACTCTTGATACTGTTTTTATCAACAATGATGGTTTTAGAGGCACGGCAATGGAGGCTATGGATTGGCTTTGTCAGCACAATTCTAAGGTTAGCACCACCGAAGAGAAGTTTTTCTTTAAGCTGTGCAATACCATTCGTATGAATGGTTCTATGTATTCTCGTAAATGGAATTATTTGAGAGGAGTAAAAGCGTGAGAGTAGCAATTTACGCAACTGAGCCCTATTATGGCGGGCTCCACGGATATTTCAATTGCGGCATCTACCACATTAATACTTTTAGTGAGGCCGATGAAATCGGTCGATGTTTGTGTGATGAACTGATTGATAGTTATACTACATTGACCGACCTCTACGAGGAGGGTGAACGCGAGTATGATTACGCAATCTACGAAATCCCTAATGCGTTCGACGATATCAACGATGACCAGCTTGATGCCGACCTTTATGACTACGGTTTGAGAGATTTTATCAAGAAATATTCTCTCTAATTGATTTTTTTAAAAATTTATAATATAATATATATATAAGGTAAAGGAAAGGTGATTTCTCAATGAGAACTGTTTTTGTGAATTATTCCGTCCTTGATGTAGTTGAAGTCCCTGATGATTGGACTGACAAAGAGGTTGAGAAATTGCTCCGAGAGAATGCTCCTGCTGATTACAATGATATGGAATGGTCATATGCGAGGGATTGATATGTTTAAGATTGTTGAAATTTGGGATGACGATGATGTTGTTGAGACCGATTTTGATACCTACAAGGAAGCATTCGATATTTATACTAAGAAATTTGCCTATGGTACTCTTCCTTTCGTTGATTTTCTCATTGTGGATATGAGTACTGGCGAAGTGGTGTTTCAGGCATCTACTGTTAAAATGATTTAAGGAGGAACTTATGGCTCGTCGAGAATTTAACCGTCTTGCTAAATATTGTAAGGAGACTTATGGTTCTCTTTATAATCGTGATGAAGCCTGGTTCATCTGTCCTGAGTGTTGGGAGCCTATCTATTTCGATGACTGGACTGAGGAAGAGACCCACGGCTGGGCGGATTGCCCTATCTGTGAAACTAATCTGTATGAGGATGTGGAATAATGAAAGTTTGGTATGAGCGCACTGTTCGCAATTTCATCAATGTCCCCTGTGATTGGTCGGAATCGAAAATCTATAAGTATCTCCGCGAGAATACCTGTGGCCCGTATGATGATTTGGCTTGGTGGTATGACAAGGAGATTGTCGAGGGTGATGAAGATGAAGATGAAATTATCTGATAATTTTGATACGCGCACTTATATCGACAAACTGATGAATCTGGATATGGCGTTGGAGCGTCTGGATGGTTTGTTTGATGCGATTAGTGTAGCGATGCACGAAAAGGAAATTGAGGAAGCCGAGTATGACATTCAGCGCATTTATGAGTTCCGCAATTACATTGACAAGATGATGGAGGGTAAGTAATGAATATTCCTACTACTGTTAATAAGGTCGAAGCCAATGCCTGTCTGATGAACATTCGGACTGAGATTGATGCTTTGGTCAAACATGGCGAACTGGATAACGACGAAGGATGTTATATCGCTCATTGTCTGAATATCATTGATACCTACATCAATCGGGGTGATGCGGAATGACTAAATATTTCCATATTACCATCACTACCGCGCTCAGAGACAAGGACGAGTTCTATGTCTATTTCAGAGGTAATACTGAGGACGAAATCTATTATACACTTCACGACTTTATTGAAGATAACTTGGACGAGATTGCGACTAAGTATTTTGATAGCGATGAAATCGTTAAGCGTGGTATGACCGAAGACTATTACTTTCACGAGTCCGAAGCCGACTATGATGAAATCACCGAAACTGAATACCGCAAAGCAATGAATCAAATTTTTGGCAATCTCGATTAAGGAGGTAGTCAAATGAAGAAGATAGATTTAGACCGTTTTATGATTTGGGTCTGTCTGATATTACTCTTGGGTATGATGATTTGGGTAGTAGTTAAGACAGTCCATAAGATGGAACAAAGTTATGTAAACGGTCCAGCGAACAAAATGGAAGAACTACAAGACGGGAGTTTTTTCCCTATTGACAGTGAGCGATTTCTAAAAATAGATAGTGGTGAGGTATGCGGACATGCCGCCACGGTGTATGCCGATTCTATTACTGGCGTTATGTATATTTTCGTCGGTGGATATGGCAGTTTTTGTCCGCTATATAATGAGGATGGGTCATTGATGATATATGACCCCAGCGAGGAAATAGTTGATGTTGGATTCGATTAAGAAATATCTTGGAACAGCGTGCCTGACTGCGGCGATTCTGTTAGTGGCGGTTATGTTTATTAACATTTTCTCGTTATTTAAACCTAATACCGTAGATAATGGTATCGTATTTCCAGAAGATAGAGAACTATTTATCCCAGTTGATAAGGGCGAGGTGCTAGGTGGAGATGCATATGCGGTCGCTGACCGAAATACTGGCGTCGTATATATTTATACAAATGGAGCACTCTCGCCCTTATATGATAAGGAAGGAAATTTGATTATTTATGAGCGTTGAAATTAAAAGTGGTTGGGTAAATGCTCTTGAAAGCGTGCCCAGTGATTATCCGTCTCTTAAAGATAAGGCTAAGGCCTATGTCGTTCATACCGCTCCTGTTTATCGGGGCCGCCCCGATATGACCGAAGAGAGTTATTCAGTAAGTTATTGGGATTATGATGGAGAAGTCTGGGGCAATATTTGCGAGGGCGATATTGTTCTTCACTGGATGCCGTTTACCAAATGGTGGGAGGAGACTAATGCGTAAGTTTCTGTGTGCGTTGATGGCGGTTTTGATTATTCTGATGTGCGCCGGCTGTGTAGGCGGGCCGAAGGGCGAGACTCTCGGTACTGATAAGCCAGAAGATGAAGCAGTAAAAATCACTTTCAATGCTGATTTTTACGATAACGCCGGCGACCTGTGGCTGAGCGCAACCGGCTCTACTTTCAATATTGAGCCGAACAAGGTGAAGGAATATACTTATAGCACCGAAGGATATTGGGAATATAATTGGACAATGTCCTCTGTAATGTCTGTATATATCGACGGCAAGCAGATTGATTCGTGCGGTTCAACTATTATTTTTGCCGATAACCGCCTTGAAATCTTGGATATGAATATTCCTGAGGTTATTAATACTCACGTCCGCACCAATGATGCTTATATTGATGTTAATGAACCTTGGTATAGTATGAATTGGACTGACTATTGGACTGTTCAGTGGTGGTGTATTAACGAACAGTCTCACGGGCGTACGGTGAAGCCTCGTGTTGTCGTGATTCAGTCTCAGACAGGCGAGCCTATCCGAATGTATAGCGGGTCTGATGTTAGTTGGGAACTTTGTAAGAATTTGCCCAAGACCACGCATATCACAATTGATGATATGGATTTGTACGTTCATAGGGCTAATTTTTCAATTATTGATACAAGTATTTTGAAGGGATGAGGTCTAGCACCTCATCCCTTTTTTTGATTTTTATTAAAAAATATTATATAATATATATATAAGATGAATGAAGGGAATGATACAAATGGTAGCGAAGTCTTTCCAGTCCTACGCCATTGTGAGCGAGGTATATACTGTTAATGGACGTCAGTATGTGAAGGTCCAGAACCCCAAGAACGGTAGCACTAGACAAGTGCGGTGGTATAGCGAGGACGAATATAACAAGATGTATGGCATCGCTGAACCGCAGAGCATTCCCTTTAAGACCCAGAAGATTGTTCTGGGTTTTGTAAATGATTATATCACCATTTTTAAGAATGGTGGAATGGATGAAAACAATGAGTATTTTAAGTATTCTCCTGCCCGGTATTGCCGGCTGTGGGGCTGGTATTTCCCTTCTGATATCGACCTTCCTGAGGACTTGCCTACTGACTGTAATCCTATGAAGTTGGAGTGGGCGCTGGTTGGTAATGATGACGAGAAGTTGAAGACTGATGCCGAAATCCACGAGAATATTGATGCTTTATTGTGGCCAGAGCATCCCAGTCAGTATCAGGGCGCTGTTGGTGAGCGCATTGACCGCAGTATTGTGGTCATTCGTAATTACAAACTGGAAACCAATTATGGTCATTCCAATATGATGACTTTTGAGGACGAGTCCGGAAACATTTATCTCTGGACTACTACTGCGAAGGACTGGCCCGAGGGTACTAAGCATCGTATTCGCGGGACTGTGAAGAATTATAATCTCTATCACAACATTCATCAGACTATATTAACTCGTGTTGCGGAGGTAAGATGATATGAAAATGTATATTTATTACGCCCATCAGGGTATGGAGTTTACTAAGCAGGTAATCATTGCTGAAAACGATGCACAAGCCAAAGCATATGTTGGTAATCTGATTCGTAAGGCACGCGCCAATGGAGAATCTACGGAGTTTACCGGCCCGATGGAATTCAATGCGGCGTTTATGATGGATTGTCTCGCTCCTAAAAATATCAGTAATAAGCGGTATCGTCTGACAAAGTTTGAGTGTGAAATCGAAGAAAGACCTTGGGGGGAAATGTAATGTGTGATTGCTGTAATCCGAAGATGTATGACCACGAAGTTTATTACAATCCCACTGATGATGCTTGGTATTTCGATATTGAGACCGGTGAGTGGAGCGATTATGATGATGATTTCATTCATATTCAGCGTCAGATAAACTATTGTCCGTATTGTGGTCGGCGTCTGCGGTGTAAAAATGAGAAGAATGAAATTCATCTTGACAATTATGATACGGATACTTCTTTCGTTCCTAATCCTACAAATTGTGATATGAGTTATTTGAATTATAATAGTTGGACTGGCGATGAAATGACCATGTGTCGTGAGACTCTTAATCATTGTCCAGTAGCAGAGAAAAATGAAAAGTGCCCAATTATTCCAACTTATGAGGAGACAGTTACTTATGAAAATCCTTGTTGATAAAATGCCTACTCAGGTAGAAGATTGTCCTTATTCTAATCCCACTGATATGCCTTGGAACGATCGCACAATTTGGTTTTGTAGTTGGGGTCTAAGTCATTCTGAGACTTGTCCAATGGCAAAGGGCGGCGAGTGCCCTTATTTCACTACAATAGCTCAACAGACTGACCTTGATTGTATCATTGATGCCTTCAATGCTATTCCTGAAACTTATCCTATTCGTACCCAAGAGGTAGAAGAAATTATTATCCGCAATCCCAATAGAAAGGATTGATTGATATGAATATTTATACGTGGCACGTCATTCGATTCAGTGATGCCTACGAACTGTGTAAGCATTCCATTAAAACTTATGATGTCTGTTTCTTGGATATGTGGGATATGCTCATAACTCAATGCGAACTATATAGTGAAGACCTCGTTCGCATTGATTTTGTAGAAGATGGTTTTCTCTCTATGGACGAGAATCTGGATAAGGAAGAGTTCGATTATAATTGTCTATTCAATCTGATTATCAGTACTATCCGCAAGGAGTGTATGGCTATGGATAACTGGACGGGCAATAAAGTATATATTGAAATGAATTGGTGATGAAGAGGTAAAAGAATGATTTATTGTGCGTTTGACCCGTTGAATATCCCCAAGGACCCGAATACCAATGAGGATATTCACGTTTGTAAGAACTATGGTTCGTTTTTATGTGCGGAATGTCCAAGCCGGTATGATGGCGACCGCATTAAGGAATATATGGAAGCTCACCCTCGTGAGCATTAATATATAATAGGGATAGTATAATACTATCCCTATTTTTTTTTATTGATTTTTATTAAAAATTATTATATAATATATATATAAGGTAAAGGAAGGAAATGGGCTTATGATGTATAAGATTGAGTATGGTCTATATAATATAATTCATGAAGGCATATTTAAAGGTCGTATATTTATTAATGCCTCTAATATAGAACAGGCTCAATCCCGAGCGGCACGGGTAGCCCATAGTTTATTTTTCCGTAAAGCGAATGAAAACCGTGCCCGATTTCCCAGCCAAAAGAAAGTTTACGAAAAAGTAATAAAAGATTTACATTTACCTAATACTTGGGATAAATGGGATGCTACATGGGACTATGTTAATAATTTATACTGGTCAATGATTGATGACTATGTTTGGTATAAAGTAGAAAAAGCCCCTGATATAGCTCCTTCGTTAATACCAATAGAAGAAGAGTGGGAGGAGTTCTAATGTTTCATAAATATTTGCTTACTTACGGCACTTATGATGTGGGCGATATGATAACTATGACTCGTTATAGCGAGAGTCTTGAAGAGGCTCTTGAAGATGCTCAATGTATTGCTCGTAATCATTTTGAAGCTCTGGCTCGTGGAAAGAGATTTAAATGGAATCATTCTATTGGTGAGTTTGTTGAAGAATACCGAGATAAAGTAAAATATTTGACTGGCAAACGTCCGGTGGGTCCGGAATATAAAGGTCAATCATTCTGGGCCCTTGGGGTTAATAAATACAATGATATGCTTGAAGACCATATTTGGTATCAGGCGGAATTGATGGACATTAATGACCCATTTGAGGAGTTGTAATTATGAATTATCGTTATCATATAAAATATGGTTTGAGATCTGATGACCGAGCTCGTTCTGCATTTATTGTTTGTGACCCCGGCGTAGTCAATATGCGCGCTCAGATTATTGTAGATACTTTCTATGATAATTTGGTTGAGCAGGGTGTTATTTTTGATAATACTATTGACTATTATGTTGAGCAGGTACGCGATGAGCTGGCCAAAGAACATATTCAGTGGGCTGAGGAGGCTATTTGGGTAGATGCGTATACACGCTATTATACTCATCGTTCTCTTGCTACTTGGTATCAGGTTGAGGAGGCATATTAATGGATTACACAGATGTATTTGCTAGCATTATCAAAGAGGCTGTTAACGCCGATTTGGTTGACTGGTATGTAGATACCTATTTCTGCGGTAATTGGCATATGTTCGAAGACGCATACCGCAGAGAGTTTGGTAAAAATCTATTCGATTGATTTTTTAAAAAAAATATAATATAATATATATATAAGATGAAAGAAGAAATTAAAAAAGCACTTGAATGCTGTACTGAATTTATATGTGATGAATGTCCATATAAAAAATATGATACAGATATGGAAACATATCCTCTGAAATGTTCTCATAGATTGATTATGGATTTATATAATGAATTAAAAGGAATTGATGAATATGTTAACCATTAACAAAACTTATTGTATCAACTCTGATGATGATAGATCTGCTACCAACATCCGTCTCAATAAGGAAAATGGTATCTACAATTTCTCTATTACTAATTTTAGTGGAGATAAGATTGACCTTCAACTCAATGAGACTATGGCTAGTGAATTCTTCACTTCGCTAAAAGAACTTGGAAATTTTGTATAATGAAACAAGAAAGGAATTGATGAATATGATTAAGGCTTTGGTCCTGGACGATGGCTATCATGATAAGGACGTCGTAATGTTTGATGAGAACAAGAGTCTGTTGAAGGTTAGCTTGGCATATTTCATTAATATCCATCTGTGCGTTCCTCATCACGAGGATTATCAGGTAAGGACTATTCATTATGAGGGTATTGAGGACAATCGTTTGACTGATATGTTTGACAGGCTCAGTTGTATGAAGTCTGTCACTCGCATTGACAATGAAGATTTGGTCGGATGTTTTCAGAAACTGTATGATTCTGATGAAATTGTAGATGGGTGTGATATTTACTAATGACTATCTATAAGATTAAATATATTCTCGACATAGAAGAGGATTATTACCTGTTCCTTACTGATGCCATTGACGCCGGTAATCATTATATTGATAGAATTGCCGAAGAAGAGGGCGATTGGGACAATGTGATGATTACCTATGCTAAGAATTGTTTGAAGAACAATCTTGAATTCAAAGGCGTAGTAAAGATTGATGAGATTGAGGCATGCGCTTCACGAAATTCCGTTAATTGGTAATAGAATGTCCGAAATTTCGATAACGTAGGTGATAAATTATGTTTAATATGAATGACCCGTTTTGGCCCTATGCGAAGCACACCCAAGAGGTAGAAGATATTATTGACGCGCTGGTTCATGCGGACGCGGGCAATTATACTATTGACGTCGATGATGACCTGTCGCAGTCTGACCTCGACTATATTAAGTCAGAAGTAATGCGACGTAGGTAGGAGGAAGATAATGGCAACAATTAAGAGTCCCACTCTGTATGTTAAATGTTCTCAATCCGCGTTCGATGAACTGTTTGAGAAGTTTAATAAGGCAGTCAAGCAAAAGCAATATAAGAAGTTTGATTACGATGCTTGGTGTAAGATTCGTAAGACAATTAAGGAACGTTGTTCCAGAGTTGATAATAAAATCGTTCCAACATCTGTTCATTTTGACGTTGATACAAAAAAAGTATTCGTTGAAAATGTTCCAAACTTTTATTTTGATGATAAATCCTTCGGTCAGTTTCTTGTCAATGAGTTGACCCCTCAATTTATTGTCAAAGTATTGATGTGCAATATTGAGGTAAAAGAAGCCACTGAGTATGTCATTTCTACGAAGCCTACCACAGCAGAATTGAATTGGAAGAGAGAAATGACTATTAACGATAAATATTATTACAAGAATATCATTAAGCAGTATAAGGAAACCAATAACTATTACAACGATGTATATGAAAAAATTTACACCGATGCTGATAAGTATTCACCTGCTTATGCGACCACTCAGCCCTCTAATTTGAATTGGAATGGCATTACAGGCGGTCCAATCGCAGATAATACTGCGACTAAGGCGACTACCAATACTGAGACGCTTGATGGTTTTACTATTGATTGGAATGTGCCTACCAGCACTACTAAGCCCATTACCAATGCCGTAAAGCCGGATAGCCTCACTCTTGATTGGTTTGCAACTACAAGTAGCACTAAGCCTATTAGTGCGGACGATTTGGTTTCTGTTGCCAAACTTAATACTAGGGCTGATGTTATCAAGCCTTGCGCTGACCAGGTAAGCATTTGCTGTGATGACCTGTGTAAAAACTGTAAGAATTACGAAAAAAAGGATAATGAAGAAAAGGAGAATAAAATGAAGGGTTTCAATTTTGATTTCGGTAAGATTACCAACGATTCCATCCGTATGTCTATGTATGGTATGGCTGTTAAGAATGCTTCTGGCGTCTGGACCGCTTATGATAAGAGCGCTGGCGACCTGATGGACGTCGATGTGTTCAATTTCGATGGTTCCAATTTCCTGTTCAAGATGCCTGTGGCTATCAAGGACATTGCGGTGGGCGATGTCGTTATCCACGCACGCAAGCCTATGTTCGTTATCAGCAAGACCGAGGCCGGCGACCTGGTTGCCATTGACCCCGTGGCTGGTGAGAAGAAGACTATTATGCCTTCTAAGAATATGTTTGGCTTCAATTTCGCTACCAAGGTTGTGTCTCTGTTTGATAACCTGATGGGCCAGACTCCCACTTCTGAGAACCCCTTTGGCAATATGTGGATGCTGATGTTGATGGATGGCAAGTCCGATATGAAGGATATGCTGATTCCTATGATGCTGATGAGCCAGGCCAATGGTTCTACCAATGCGTTTAACCCTATGATGCTGATGCTGATGAATGATGGCGATATGAAGGACATGGCCATTCCTCTGATGCTGATGAATCAGGTTAAGTAATATATCCCCAGTTTGTTGATTTCATCCCCCCAAAAATAAGGGTCTTACCTTTCGGCGGTAAGACCCTTATTTGATTTTTTTATAAATTTATAATATAATATATATATAAGATGAAGAAAGGAAATGATACAAAATGAATCTGTATGACGCCCTGACTACGGAAGATATTGATCTGATTCGTGCTTACATTGAGGCATATGGCGGCAAGAATGATGAATATGATGCGACTGGTTGTTATGTTCAGTCTATGCCGAACACGATGGCGCCGTGGGCAGAGGCTAAGGAGCGTCTCTATACGATGTTCGGTGAGCAGCTTGTTCTGAGGAAGTCCTTTAACTTCTCTAAGGGCGTCGAAGAGTTGGCCGATGAAATCAACGATGCTCGTTATCGCGGAGATGGCAACGGTATCTCTGCGATGGACACTTTGATTCGTGAAAATTTCTGGCCTCGGAATATTTATTCCGCTTTGGGTCTGGATGATGACCAGGCAGATAATATTTGTCGGCTGATTGATTCCTACATGCTGGCTAATAACTCTTGGAGCCGCACTGAGTTCACTGTGAATGGCGTTCGTGTGAATACTGGTGCTAAGGCCGTGAAGATTCTGGGTAAGATTCTCGCCACTTTTGAGAACCCTGAGTGGAACGAAATCTTTGAGCAGTTCCGTTTGGAGCATTCTCGTATCCTCAATCAGAAAAAGCTGACCGGCGAATTGTGCCTGTCTATTCATCCTCTGGATTATATGACTATGAGTGATAACAACGAGGGCTGGGACAGTTGTATGAGCTGGCAGGGTTGTGGTGATTATCGTCAGGGTACCGTAGAGATGATGAACTCTCCTTGTGTCGTGGTGGCGTATCTGCGAAATCCTGACTATGAGATGGACATTCCTGATGGTCATTGGAACAGCAAGAAGTGGCGTTGCCTGTTTGTTGTTGACCGCGATGTTATTGTTAATATTCGCGAGTATCCCTATTGTAATGATGAACTGGTGGGCGAGTGCCTGAATTGGCTGAAAAGCCTGGCAGAGAAGAACCTTCATTATCAGTATCGTGATACTACCTGCCGATATCGCGCCGATTGCGAGAACACTGTTCAGGTTGGCGAGAAGAAAATTCCTGTGAATTTTTCTACTGGTCATATGTATAGTGATTTCCGTTTTGAACATCTGATGTATTTGAATGCCGCTTTGCCGGAGAAGATTGATATTTATTATTCTGGTGTGAGTGAGTGTCTGGGCTGCGGTAAGACTTCCAGCGGCTATGATGAAAGTCTCCTGAGTTCCAACGATTTGATTTGTCATAGCTGTAATGGTGATGGCGAATGTGAAGAGTGCGGTCGTTATTGCGATGCTGATGAATTGTATGAGGTTGAGGGCCGTTTGATTTGTCAGGATTGCTATGATAACGAGACTGCTGAGTGCCCCGTTTGTCAGCGTGAGGTTGACCTCCACAATGAAAAGTGTGAAGATTGGCGCGACCAATTGCCTGACCCTGAGCGCCATTTCATCCATAGTGATAATACATTTGAAATCGCGTTCAACGGCTATATCACTCATCTCAACTTTGATACTCTGTGTGAGTGTTGTGCTAAGAAGATTCGTTCTGGCGAAATCAAGGATTATGGCCCCGTTGAGCAGTTTGTTGATAAGTGGAACATTTCCCATACTTATCTGGATTTGGAGAAGATGACTGAGGATGCTGTTCAGGATGTTATTCCTTGGAACGGCAAGGGCTGGATGGAGCATCGCAGAGACAATCCTAACCGCAGTTGGGTAAGTCTCAAAACGGGATATTGCGATTTTGATAAGGGTTATTTCATTGATGAAGACGGGAACGAAATCGAAAATCCTCGCAAAATCTTCTTTTAACTGGTTCAATATAAAGTATTTTGATTTTTTTAAAAAAAAATTATATAATATATATGTAAGGTAAAGGAAGACCTTACAACAAAAATAAATTTTTGAAAGAGGTATACAAGATGAAGACTACTGATCGCACCACTAAGCGTGATTTTTATGAGGCTATTATCCAGGCGATGAATACTGGTGAGACTGATGTTGAGCCCACCAAGATTATCGAGTTCTGTGAGAACGAGATTGCCCTGCTGGACAAGAAGGCCGACAAGGCTAAGGAGCGCGCCGCAGCTAAGAAGGCCGAGGCTGACGAGCTGATGGATAAGGTGTATGCCGTCCTGAGCGATACCGAGTTTATGACTCGTAATGCTGTGATGGATGCCCTGGGTGATATGCCCGAGGATGTGACCATTGCTAAGGTCGGCGCTCGCTTGACCAAGCTGGTCGGCGCTGAGAAGGTCGAGAAGGCTGAGCAGACTGTGGCTAATGCCGAGGGCAAGAAGTCCAAGGTTATGGGCTACCGCAAGATTTAATCGGAATACGCTGATTCTTGAATGAGGTTAGGATTTAATTCCTAACCTCATTTTTCTATGGGTCTGCTCCGGGCGAGGTCGGGGGCAAAGACCGAAAACCCAAATCAAAATATGGCTTACTAATTTTTTAACCAATTTATTGACATATATTAAAAAATATGCTATAATAAAAACAAAAAAGGATTTATTATAATGAGATATTGTTTGAAATATATAAAAAATCAATATATCCAAGAGGCTGATGAAATTCTATTCGCAGATAATCATGGTGATGATATGATTGACGCAATAGAACAATATCCTCACGCGGATTTTATTTATGAAGTCGTTGATGAGCCTGATTGGGATTATTTAAAAATGATTAATAGCAAACTAAATGAAACTGATCGGCGATTAATCATTTCTACTCTTTATTCTAAAATTGCCCAAGAGGCAAAAGAAAATGGATTGGCGTTTTATTTTTCATTTGCGATTAATAACTTCGCAGATTTACAAGCTGTATGTGAATTAGGTGCTTGTTATGCGCTTATTACAGCTCCAATCTTTTTCGAGCAGGATAAATTGGAAAAATTTTCTATCCCACTTCGTTATCGTGCCAATGTCGCATATAGTGGTATTTTGACTACAAAGCGTGTAAATGCGAATGCGGCGTTTATTCGTCCTGAGGATGTAGACCTTTATGATTATGATACAACAACCATTGAATTTGGTGCAACTCATACTGAACAAGAAGAGGTTTTATATCGCTTATATAAATATAATAAGCGTTGGCCGGGTGATTTGAATATGGTAATTACAACTCTTAATGTCGAGCCCGCACCGATGAATCGAATGATTGGTCCAGACTTCGGCAAGCATAGATTGAACTGCGGCCAACGATGCGTAGAAGGTGAAACCTTACAATGCCATTTATGCCATAATCAAATGGCATTAGCAAATCCGTCAAAAATTAAAAATTATATAGATAATGTAATTTTACCAGTTAGACAAGAAAAGATAAATTGACAATTTTATTTAAATATTATATAATATTTATATAAAATAAGAAAGGAAGATTGATAGATGCGAGTGATGAAAGACTCTGAGTATCTAGCATTTAAGCAGTTAGCTAAGCTCACACAAGACCAAATGATTAGGGCTATGCGTGCGGTGTTAGAGGCTCGTTATACCGATATTATCGCAACAAAGGAATATATTGTAGCCAAGGGAGATATTCCTATCGGACTGGTTGCCCATATGGATACAGTGTTCCCGCTTCCTCCTACTGAAATTTATTATGATACTACACAGAATGTTGTGTGGAGTCCGCAGGGTCTTGGGGCTGATGACCGCGCAGGTATATTTGCGATTCTTCAGATTCTGAAGACTACAAAATTGCGTCCGCATATTATTTTGACAACTGATGAAGAGAAGGGTGGATGGGGTGCATATGCTCTTGTTGAACAGCATCCAGATTTTCCGTTTGATGATTTGAAATATCTGATTCAGTTGGACCGCCAGGGCGCGAATGACTGTGTGTTTTATGATGGCATCAATGAAGATTTTATTCGTTATGTATCTTCTTTTGGTTTCGTAGAGCATATTGGTTCATTCAGCGATATTAGTATTCTGTGCCCATTCTGGGATGTATGCGGCGTCAATCTTTCTGTTGGTTATAAAAATGAGCATAGTCTCATTGAAACATTAAATGTTAGCCATTTATTCGACACCATCCAAAAGGTGAAGAGAATGTTAATGGTGAAGGAAATTCCTGACTTTGAGTGGAAGGAAAAATACTATCCTTATTTCACTAATGGGTATCCTCTGGATGATGACATTGATGAATATAGCGCGGCTTATGGCTATAATTGGGCAAATGATAAACGCTCTGTTGATGCTTATACAGTAATTTGTCATAATTGTAAGAAGCCATTTTATAATTATGAGACATTCCCCACTAAAAAAATTGATGGTGGAACCATGTTCTTGTGCCCTGATTGTGTGGGCGACCATGCTAATTGGTGCGATTGTTGTGGTGAAGCATTTGAGCGCACACCGGAAAACGCCGGGGCCACTCTTTGCCCTGATTGTGCGAAAATTGAAAAGATTAAGGTTAAAGGTTAATGAAGAGTTATAATTTAGATGAACTAAAACAGCAAGTCAAACACGTATTAGAGTATAGTCAGGGTATTTATGATGTGAGTGAGGCCGCTCTTGATAATATGATGAGTGAATGGGAGCGCAATAAAGCACGATTCATTAATAATTTTATGGGCGGCAAACTCATTGTGGAGTTGCCAGGCAAACGCTCCTTTCATTTGGGAGAAAAGGCGAAACTCAAAAAATACAATGATTTCTTGGATTATGTTGTTCTGCGAATGAATAATTATGAGTTATGCCGATTTATTGAAGCGCAGGGTGAAGAAGGATTTTATGAGAATACCGTAAAAACTGGTTGGGACCATACTAAGAGTGATACATTTATTTCGCCGGGGTCTAAACTAATACGAGCATTTAAATATTTCATTGAAGATAAGGATTTGCTGGAAACTGTTCAGAATGAGGCTAGTCGTATTATTCAGGGAGACTGTGTCGAAGGCATTCTTTGTATATCAGTCCATCCTCTTGATTATCTTAGTCTAAGTGAAACTACATATAACTGGCGTTCTTGCCATGCTCTTGATGGCGAATATCGCGCTGGTGATTTGAGTTATTTGATGGATGGTAGCACATTTATCTGTTATCTAAGAGGCGATGATGAACAAAACCTCCCTTCATTTCCCGATGATTTACTCTGGAATAGTAAGAAGTGGCGTTGTTTGGGCTTTTTGGCTGATGATGAAAATGGTGTCATTATGGGCCGTCCTTATCCCTATGAAGCCGCAGATATTATTAATGAACTTCGTTGGGAAGTATTTAATAGAGAATGGAATTTGGGCCTTGGCAGTTGGCGCGCAGATGCCATTCGTTCGGTTCAAGACCGCTTAACTAACTGGGATGAAGATTTGAATCGTACTTATATCCCTTGGAATGGCCGTCTTGTAGAACTTGATAAAACCGTTCATGATTGTCCAAGTCCTACTCATTATAATGATATTCTTTTATCCAGTTGTTATTTGCCTATTTATGCTCGTGGTAAAGGATATTTTGGTAAGAATGATTGGAAGAAGGTTCAGTATCATATTGGACATTCAGTAATGTGTATCCATTGTAATTCTGAATATGTATCTCCTGGTGATGGCACGATGATGTGCCATTCTTGTGAGATTAGATATGGCAATTCTGACAGTGATGATATTGTTTATTGTGAGAATTGCGGTCGTCGTTTATGGTATGAAGACGCAATTGTTGTTGGAGATAATGGAAATTATCTTTGTGATGAATGCGCTAGTAGAATCACTAAAACTTGTAGAGATTGTGGTAATCCATATTACATTGATGATTTAACATATCATAAAGATGATGAAGATGAAAATGGCGGATATTATCTGTGCGGATGGTGCGAGCAAGATAGACAGGACACGGAAGAAATTGCAGAAGATGAATCTTCTACTACTACCATCAATTTTGATGAGTTTGATCTATAGCCATTAAATACAAGACCTATATATTATATACACGATGAAAATGGCGAATGGATACCTATTACGGGAGTGTGTCAAATACCTCCACCAGAACGTGAATAATTATTTAAATATTTAAGGAGTGATTATTATAGCACGCGGAAGTATTGCTAAGGAAAATGTTGCTAAAGTGCTTGCTGAATCATTTGGCAAGGACTGGATTGGCGAGTCTGATAAGAAATATTATGTTTGGGCTAATGATGGCGGTGAGCGCGTTCAAATCGCTATTAGTCTGACCTGTCCAAAGAATCCAGTAGGAGCAGCAGTATCTCCTACTAGCAATGAAATCAATTTTGAGGCCGAGCCTGAGAGACCTGTAATGGAGATTACTCCTGATGAGCAGGAAATGATTGACAGACTTAAGGCTGAATTGAATCTTTAATATAATGAGATAAGTCATTTGACTTATCTCATTTTTTTTGTTATAATTGGGTTAAAGATAATTAATTCATATATTAAAATTTTTATATATATTATATAATATATTTTAATAAAGGAAGGGCGATTAAAATGCTTAATAAATATAAAATCATTATTAATAATGATGAAACTCAGGCTTATACCTTTGAGGGCAATATTGTTTTTAATATTACTACTACTCCAGTAAAAGATTTAACTATTGATTCTATTTATTATTATAAAAATAATAAAACTTGTATATTATATGAAGGAATTGATGTTTTAAAAAATAGTAAATTATTAGCATTATCTGATACATTAGCACAATAGAATGATGATATAACAAAAGATAGCCCTCAGTCTATTAAAATTTTATGTGCGGCAGAAGGTAATGATGGATATGAAGAAATCTATAATGAAAGTATTAGTTTAATTCAAACCACTTATAGATTACAAAAAGGATTTTCTTCAGATACTACTAGCAATTTGAGCGATATATTGACTAATTCTGCTTTCTTAATTCGAATGAATATTATTTTATGATAATTGAGGTTTTGATATGAAAGAAAACTTTTTATTTAAAGCCAGTTATCGGATTACGATTAATAATGATATAAATAATTCAATTTATTTAAAAAATTGTAATGTTGGATATTTAGGCCAACGTCGTGATATTATTACTAAATACCAATCTGAAAAAAGTGATTCAGCATTATTGAATTTTTTTGATTTAATTCAAATGGTAAAAGATGTTGAAAATAATGATTTAATGGAATGCTATCAAACCATTTCTAATAATTATACTCAGATAGATTCAGTTAAAATTGAATTATGGAATTCATTTTTACAAGATTGGATAATTTTATTAAATCATAGTGGTTTTAAAGATGTTGTTTTATTACAATCAGATAATAATGAAGAATTTAGTGTTAATGATTCGCTAGTTGGTGAAGCTGGATTATTTTTACGACTAAGATTTTTTTATTAACTTGTAAGGAGGGAAAATATGGCTTTATCTACAGGGTCGCAAGCCGCTTGGTCAGATATTTAGACCCTTTTTACGAATTTAAATACAGCAAGAACTAAATTTAGTTTTGCTACTATTACGCCGACACCGGCGGGAGGAGCGGGTACAAGTATTACAACAACTAATACTATTGCACAATTGAAAACAAATATTGATGCTATGAAAAGTAATACTTTTTTATCAAGTACATTGTCTAATTTTAGTCTTACTGTTCCTGCTCCAGGAACATTAATTTAGCCTACTCTATTAAATTAGATTTCAGGCACCATTGATTAGATTCAAGCAAAAGATGCTTTTAGACCAGGAAATAGTTTTGGCTTTTCTTCTAATAGTAGTAGTTTTAGCTCTAACTCTTCTTTTGGTTCAGATAGTAATAATAGACAATTTGGATTCACATATTATACTGGACAATCTACTTGTTCTTATAACCCTTAATACTATTACGTAATTAAAAACAAAATTGATGTTATGAAAGCAATATTTTTTAGTTCAGATAGTAATAATAAACAATTTGAATCCACATATTACACTGGACAATCTATTTGCTCTTATTATAATCTTAATAAAAAAGGATTTTTTTTAATTATATGAATAAAATTTCACCTATAACAAATCTAATAGATGAGAATAAAATAGGGCCGCGATCAGTTTCCCTAATTTCATCTTGTGGATGTAATTTAAATTGTTCTTATTGTGTAATTAATAAAAGTGTTAATTCTTTTCAACATTAGATTCAAGAAAATACAATTAAAGCTTTACAAGACGGTAGCTTTTTAGAAAATATAAAAAAAGTATTCACTACAATGAATTACACTCCTGGGTATATTAATACTTTATGCTTATGGGGCCAAGAACCAACTTTAACATTAAAATATTTAACACCTCATTTACCAGAATATTTAGATTACTTTTTTAATGTAAATCATTTTGAATTTGTTACTAATGGAATGTATGGTGCATCTGATATAGTTGATTTTATACAAACCATAGATTTAAATTTAAAACATGGCGGTAATATCGCTATTCAATTTTCTTATGATGGAAAAGAACAAACTACATTATCTCGTAAAGGAGATAGCGAAACTATTTTTAATACTGTTAAATCAGTTATTACAGGGTTAAATTAGATTCAATTTAAGAAACTTGATAAGATTATTTTACATTTACATAGTGTTTTATCAATGGATATGGTAAAACGATTAGATACTATGGAAAAAATTAAAACTTTTTTCGATGAATATGAAAATTTTAGTAAATAGTTATGTGATTTAAATACTAATGCAATTGTCCATATGCAAATGGGGCCTAGTTTTGCGATGGAGCAGCCAGTAAATGCTTCATCTGAAGATGGTTTAAATTTTGTCCGTTTCTATAAAATGGCCTCTAAATTAAAAACAATTAATAACGAATATAATAATTATGTTTATGGAATAGATATTTTATTTAAACGTGTTTATGATGCTTTATTTCAAGAATTTCCTTATGCTAGTATTAGTGAATTCTTAGATGAATCATATCCAAATACACAATTATATTAGGACACTGTTAAAATGTTAAGTCATTTTAATATTTGTGGCACGTAGAATGTTGATTTAAAAATAATGTATGATGGAACTTTAATTAGTTGTCAAAATTCAATCTATGAAACTAAAGAAGAATATTTACAAAATTATACTATAAACAATCCTTATGATATAATTGAATATTATAGCAAAAAAAATACTGCTAAACCATATCATAATTGGTGTTTTAATCCTTTAATAGAAGATAAAGACCATTGTATGAAAATGAAAACTATTTATGAGACTTATCGAGATAATGGTTTTCTTATGCAGTATAATGAAGTTATAAATTTAATGTTTTTATTAGCACAATGTCATCAAATTGATACTAATTATTTAGAAGATATGAATAAATTAATGCGGCATGCTTTTATTATTGCTGGGAGTCAAGGTTGTATATATAATAATATGATTAAAACAGGTAGTGCTTATACTAAAAATGCTGGTTATTTAAGATTGCTATGTAATGGATTGATGGATGCTATTGAAGAAACATATTTAAGAAAAAGCCAAAAAATAATTCAAGGAGATAGCCATGTCTACAAGATTTGAAATTGAAGAAAAAGAATTATTGTTAGAGTATTTAAATCATATTGCATTCCCACAGTTTCAATACGGAGCAACGCCTCCTGTTATAGAATCAATTGAATTAATCATTCGTCCTGAATGTAATCAAAAATGCCAATATTGTTATATTACTAATCATGGCGATGAATTATATCCAAAAGAAGAAAGATTAGATAAAAAGTAGATTCTTTCTAATCTTAATGCAATATTAGATTATATTTATCATCAGAAAAAAAATATTGTTAAAGATATTCAATTATTTGCTGGAGATCTTTTATATGATGATTTAATTTGTGATATTTTAGATCTTTTATATAAATATTTATATGAAAGTTACAGTCAATGGGCTTAGATTTATCAAAAAATTCGTGCAGTTATTGTTATACCAACTAATTTTCATGGATTTGTAAAAAATGATGAATTGTATGAAAAAATGAAAGACTATATTAAAAAAATGAATGATATAGATATTTCTTTATGTTTTTCTTGCTCAACAGATGGTAAATACGCAGTATCTGCGCGTGAACAAATGGTATTTGATGATGAATATTGGACTGAATATTTTGAACGTGCATTTTAGTTAAATAGTGGTTATCATCCAATGGTTTCCGCTGAAACTATTGAAAATAGTATTGAAAATTTTGATTGGTGGATTGAAAATTTAGAACGAGTTTATTTTCATGAACATTTAAATGATAGGTCATGTTTTAAACCTCGTATGCCTTTTATGCTTGAAGTGCGTAATGATAATTGGACTGATGAAAAAATTGAATATTATTTAAAATTTTTAGAACATATTATTCAATGGCGCTTATCATTAGTTAATAATAATATTGAAAAATTTGCAAAAAGTTTATATTATGATGAATAGCATGATCCACAATAGCAAATTCCAGACTATGATATTATTCGAATTAAAGCTTTTGCTGGTAGCAATGTTGAGCGTCTTGGGTGCGGTTTACAAAGAGATATTATATTAAATATTCAAAATTTAACAATAGTACCTTGTCATCGTTTAGCATATAAACAATTTATTGGTGGTAAATTTATTACTGATGAAAATAATTTAATTATAGATGTTATACCCTATAACATTTCACAATATTTAACTTTAAAATATTTTAAACAATAGGTTTTACCAAAATGCGAATCTTGTGAGAATAAATATTTTTGTTTGCGTGGATGTATAGGGTCTCAATATGAATATAGTGGAGAGTTATATTACCCCATTCCTTGTGTCTGTAAATTATTTAAAGCAAAAACAGATTATTTAATAAAAACTTATTCAGAATTAGGAGTTTTTAAAACTGCTGCAAAAAATAATTATTTAACGCAATTAGACATTGATAGTATTAATTTTTATTGTGAAAGTAAAGGATGGCCGAAAATTGATGAACAATGAAGAAATATTAAAGGATAAATTATCTTCATTAAATTTAAATAATTATGAAGATAGATATATGTTGTTATACATTATTTAGAATGTTTTACAATCTGATTGTGAAGATATAAAAATAATTTTAAATAATTATATAGAAGAATAGCTTAATGAGTATATAAATACTCAATAGCAAAAAAATGGATACTATCAATTAAATAAGAAAGATTTAGGAATTTTAAACATCCTTTCTTATAGATTATTTTTAAAATATGATCCCGACACTTTTTATTTTAAAGGAAGAATTATTTAATGTTATATTTTTCTTTACCTGATTTTTATTTAAACTTAAAAATAAATAATTATTTTGCTGATTTGGCGAAAAAAAGTCCTGAAAAATTTAAAGTTCCTGTAATTATTGCTTCTTATCACGGCAATTTCCCTTTTAATTCTTGGAATGGTGGCTATAATAATTGTTATAACAATTATAAAACTTTATTATATAATGATTATATACAATATTTTAATAATACATAGAAACCGATTAGATTAAATTGCACTAATACATTATTAACTCAAACAGATTATTATGATAATTTAAATCGTGTGATATTAGATATTTTTGAAAATGGGTGTAATTTTATTGAAATTGCTGATTTAAAATTACTTGAATTTTTAGAAAATAAGAATATTAATTACAAATATATTTTTTCACATAGAGCTGCATTATTTCAAGAATACACTTCTGATTTGATTAACTAGATCAATAGTTTTAATAAATTTAATTTAATTGAAATTCCTAATAATAAATTAAATGATATTGACTTTTTATCTAATTTAAATCATAGAGAAAAAATAGAATTAATTGTAAATGGTCAATGTCCTGCCACTTGTTCTTGTTAGACTAAATGCTAGCAACAAGAAGACTTGGCTCAATTATCATTTTCTTGCAAAAGTCCTATAGGTAATTGTGTAAGACGTTTTAATTTTCCTATTCTTCCCTTAGAAGAAATTCAAGATAAGTATATGAAATTAGGATTTACTCATTATAAAATAGATTTCATACGTATATTAACTAAGCCAACAACGGTATTAGAATTTTATACACAATATTTTATAAAACCAGAATATTAGTTTGAAGTATTATCACGAGGTTTGGATATATGATTAATTTTAATTTGCCTGGATTTTATCATCATTATGCTTTGAATAAAAGGTTATTGATGTTAAAAACAAATTATTCTCATTTCTTTTATAACAATATTAATCTTGAATGTTTTTATGATATTCCATATTTTTGTATTTTTGATGGCGGTAGAATATTTATTAATTCAGATACTCAATGCTCAAGAGAGACATTAGAAGAAATGATATAGGTATATAATTATCAATATAATATACCTATTCGTTTAATTCTTACTAATACTCATTTAACCCCAAAAGATTATTATGATCGATTTGGTAATATGATTTTAGAGTTATGCGAAAATAATATAAATTAGATAACTGTAAGTGATGATAATTTTAAAGATTATATTTTATCGCAATACCCTAACTATCGATTAGTTTCTTCTACTACTAAATGTTTAACCAAACCGGCTGAATTACTACAAGAATTACAAAAAGATGATTATTATTTAATTTGTTTAGATTATAATTTAAATAGAAATTTAAAATTATTAAAATCTATTCCAGTAGAATAGAAAAAAAAATGTGAAATTTTATGTAATGCTATCTGTCCTCCTGGATGTCCTGAGCGTAAGAATCATTATCGTGCAAATAGTGATTTCTACTTAAATTATGGTAAGAATATGAATCTGTGTAATTGTCTTATCTCAGGTTCTACTTGTTCTCCTATAACTCGCGAATATACTAATAATTTATCTCCTACAGATATTTTTGAAATTTACGCGCCAATGGGATTTGAGCAATTTAAATTAGAAGGACGCACTTTAAATTCTATTGAACTTGCGTTAAATTATATCTATTATTTAATTAAACCAGAATATAAAGATGAGGCTTTAAATTTGTTATTAGGAGAATTATCGTGAATTATAATTATAATACAAAATATAAAGATCGGACACCAGAAGAAACTGTCGCTTTATTAAAAAATTTCTTTGAAAAGCGTGGATTCGAAATTCGTATTAGAGATGTGCGTAAAAGCGAAGCAGATACTTGGAGCTGTTGTTTAAAACTTTATTATAATAATGAATTTATTGGGACTTCTTGCGGGAAAGGTGTTACGGAAATGTTTTCATATGCTTCTGGTTATGCAGAAATGTATGAACGTTTTTGTAATAAAATGTCATTTTGGACTTCTATTCCTTTTTTTGATAAGCTTTGTGAATATAATTTAAAAAATAATGGCTATTATTTATTTCCTGATGAGAAAATAATGTCTTTGAATGAAATGGTTAAAAACAGTCGTACTTGTTAGAAAGTCCAAGCGGCATTTTTTAATAATCGATCTTTTGATTTAGAGAATTATTTACATATTCCAAAAGTCGACAAAATAATTGGAGCTCCGTTTAAAGGATTTAATTGCGTTGACACAAAATATATCGATCCACGTATTATTCAATATATTGGCAGCGGTGGAATGGCAGCTGGAAATACTATTGAAGAAGCGATTAACCAAGGTTTATCAGAAATTTTTGAGCATTATTGTTTTGATTAGACTATGGAATTTCACGATTCTTTATAGTTTTATGAACTAAATCTTAATAATTTGCAAAATCCTTTATTAGAGAATATTATTGCAAAAATAAAAGCAAATGGTAATAATATTAAAATTTTGGATTTATCTTATACATTTGGGTATCCTGTTATTTTATCTATTATATTTAATAAAATGAATAATATAACAGTTGTAAATTGCGGCAGCTTCCCAGTAATTGATATTGCTTTAGAGCGTGTGCTTACAGAAACTTATCAAAATCAAGGTAAATTAGATGATTTAAATAAAGGCCTTCAATTTCCTGGACGAGAAGATTCTTGGGATAAAATTTGTTTTAATTTTAGATGGAATTTTTCATATGCTTAGACTTTTCCTGAAGAAGTATTTTTAAATACTATTATTAAAGAAGAATATAATAAAGATGTATTTCTTCGTGGTATTTATAATAATCAGGAAATTAATAATTATTATAAAGATTTATTAAATAAAAATAATTTACATTGTTATTTTTTAGATTCATCGTTAATTCCAGAAATGAGTGCTATATGGGGCTTTGTCGAAGAATTAGATGGATTTAAAGAAATTTCTACTATTTATCCTAAAACATACAGTAATATGGATTGGGATTTATTGCCATCAATAGAAATTATTAAACAAACTAAAGAATTATTTAATAATCTTGAAAGTCATACTAATGAAGAATTAATTGATTTCTTTTTACAGTAGATATATTACAATAAAAGTGCTTAGACTTATTTATTTAATGTTTTAAATGGTAATATATTTTTCTTATATCGTCCACTAGCCACACCCACTCATATTAATGAAGCCATTTTAAAATTATTTAATAATTTTGGAGATTTAACTAATTTTAATGATTCAGAAATTAAAGCAATACAATAGTATACATCTAATTTTTCTAAGCAAAGATTATTACAAAAATATATTAAAAATAAATATACTTTGGATGAAATTAAAAAGATATTTATGAATTATGATATAACTCTTACAAATGAAGATATTAAAGAAGCTTTTAATGCTTCTTATATTTTAAATAAAAATTTATTTAATCCTTTTAGAGAAACTTTAATATCTGATTCATATAGAAAGTTCGTTGAAAGTTATGGAGTCCAAAAGTCCTGCTAACTTAATTTAGTTAGAATAGTATAAAAGTGTTTATGATGGATTTGCTATATCAATTCATATTGTTGACCATTGTGATTTAAATTGTATGAATTGCTCTCATTTTTCATCAATTGCTACTCCTTGGTTTATATCTGAAAAATTATGGACAGATCAATTACAATTATTAAGTAAAAAATTAAATAATAAATTATCACATTTAATTATATTAGGAGGAGAGCCTTTTCTTCACCCCAATATCAAAAAATTAATTTTAATTGCTTAGTCTATTTTCCCGAATACGATGATTTCAATTTTAACAAATGGAAAAATTATTAATTCCTGGACAGAGAAACAATGGAGTAGTTTTAATAATCAATTAAATTCTAATGTTTATATTACTGTATCAAAATATCCTTCTGTTAAATATGATAATTTGATTAATAATAATCATATTTTAAATTATCATATTCGGACTACTTTTGATAAAACAACAATTAATCCAAAAGGAAATGAAGATATAAATAATTTTTTAAAATGTTATAGGGATAATAAATATTATTTTACTCTTAAAAATTATAAAATTTATTATTGCCCGTTTGCTGCTTATATTAATAATTATAATTAGTATTTTAATCAATCTATACCAATTACTTCTTCAGATTTTTTAGATCTAAATACTCTTACTTTAGAAAAATTAGAAATTTTTGCTAATACCCCTAAAAATATTTGTAAATATTGTAAATCAGCAGAAACAGTAAAATGGAATTTAAGTAATAAACAACAAAATGAATTTGATAAAACACTTGCAGAATTATATTTTATAGATAAAAATTTATTTAATCAATTAAAAATCTAAAATTTGATTTTTTTTAAAAAATATAATATAATATATATAGAAAGTTAAGGAAGAGAGAAATTTCTTCCTTAACCAATATAGGTCATTGGTGTAGTGGCTAGCATAGCGGTCTCCAAAACCGCGGACCTAGGTTCGAGTCCTAGATGGCCTGCCATAGATTTTATACACAGGAGTGATTTGTATAAAATTTTATATTTCATATTTTTACGCAGTTCGTTTTATGAAGCCGAATACTGTGGCTTTGTCAACAGCCAAGAGCGACCCACAATGGTTCCATCACGGCTGGGATAGAAGTGTAGTATATGAAGATAAAAATGGCGTTTTAAATGGATTGCGTGCTGAACCATTTGTTCCTCAAACATTTGAAAATGCTGAGGGATATTGTGGTCATTGCGATAAAGACCCTGTTCATTGTAAATTTATTAAAACATACCGTGAACAATTAAGCAATCTTGATTTTGATGATATGATGCGTCGATTCAAAAGTATCGCTGAACGAGTGGTTAAAAATGGTGAAGAGCCTGAAATTGTTTTGCTCGTCCATGAAGCGCCGAATAATCCTTGTTCTGAACGTTGGCCATTGTTTGAATGGTTTAAAAAGCATGGAATTGACGCCAAAGAGTATCCAATTATAAAAGCACAAAAACCTAATCAAATATTTAATTTTTGATTTTTATAAAAAAATATATTATAATATATATAGAAAGTTAAAGAAAAAGAAATTTAAAAAATCTTTAATTTTCTGGGACAAAAAATCTTAATTGATTTTTTATAAAAAATATATTATAATATATTTAGAAAGTTAAAAAAGAAATGCTTGGATAGCTCAACTGGTAGAGCGTTGGCCTGAAGAGCCAAGCGTAGATGGTTCGACCCCATCTCCAAGCACCAAAAGGCGTAAACAGCAAATTTCTTTATATAAACATTTAATTTAGGATTAAAAGAGTTGTATACGCGCCTTGTATTTGGGACATTAGCTCAATGGTAGAGCATTCGGCTGTTAACCGAAGGGTTACAGGTTCGAGTCCTGTATGTCCCGCCAGAGTGGCAACTACTCAAAGAAAATGTTGCGGGTGGTTTTGGAGTGCTTTCCATCAGTACATAAATAAAAGTGCTCTTGTATGCGGGTGTGGTGGAATTGGTAGACTCGGAGGATTTAGGTTCCTCTGCCAAATGGTGTGTGGGTTCGAGTCCCACTACCCGCACCATTGTTGATTTTACTATTTTATCAATGTTAGAGTGAAAGGGCTTCATTCAAATCGCTCAAATCGGGTTGGCCAAGAGGAGAGATAGATGAAAATAGTTTGAGGTGGAGAGTTGGAAAACCTAATAGCTATATTAGGTATACATAATGTAGCTATCTCATAAAATTTGGGTCTGTATTTCAACGGGAGAAAGCGTCCCTTGCAAGGACGAGGTTGTGCGTTCGAATCGCATCAGATCCACCATATCCAGATTAGCTCAGGCGGTAGAGCGTGTGGATGGTAACCACGAGGTCAACGGTTCAAATCCGTTATCTGGGAAATTATAGTTATGCTAGGCGAGGCCGCCCACAGCAACAATTTAATAATAAACCCTTGGTATAATATTAGACTTGAATAATAATATTACTAATGATTAGAGGAAAAAGTAATACTATATATATACATTATACCAACAAAAAGAAATAATAAAGTAGATTAAACAAAATAAGTTAAATTGTTGCGATAAGTGCCATTATTTATAATTGGTTAGATTTAGATGAGAGGTAGAGTTTCTTTTAATGGATTCTTCTCGTAAACACCTGGAAGATTAAAAAGAATCCTTGTTATGCTCGAATGGCGGAATTGGCAGACGCGCTTGGCTCAAACCCAAGTATTGGAAGATGTGTGGGTTCAAATCCCACTTTGAGCACCATTAAATAAATACTGAAACGGCTCAGGTCCTATCGGCTGATTGGGCAGGCGAGGAAAAGTGAGGTAGGTTGCGGTGGAAATCCCTTGAATTAGCGTAAAAAAACCTTCGCCTGAGAAACTGGAAGTGGTTTCTTACGAATTGGAGTAGTGTAAGCGTGTGGCTGAAACATGACCACCCGCCCAATCTTTAGTATTTATTTAAAAAAACATAGGAACTATCTGATGTGAAAGGCATCTAGTGCAGTTAGAGTACAATAAAAATCTAACTCGTGGTGAGTGGCGTTAAAACGCATGAGCGCAGATAGAGGTATTTTCATCGCATACCTGCTTTATTCCTATATTTGATTTTTTATAAAAAATATATTATAATATATATAGAAAGTTAAGAAAGGAATGAAAGTAATGTTCGACCGCTACAGCGATTATGATACTGAAATTCAGGTTGATGAATTTGTTGAGCATGAATATCTGACCGGTTGGGAGGAAGAATATTATGAACAGGAAAGCTGACTTAAAAAAGACTGGTGATGAACTTCAAGCGTATCTCCAGTTTCGACGTCGTGGTTCTAAGGTTGAAAACCGCAAAGGTAAAGGCGCCTATACACGAAAACAGAAGCACAAAAATCAAGAAAAATATTGTGCTTAATATGGCCCCATCTGACTAAATGGCTTAGGTGGCAACCCTCTCAAGGTTGAGATGTCAGTTCGAATCTGGCTGGGGTCACCAATGAATTCGGGGTGGTGGCCGAATTCATGAGTTATGACTAAAAAGTCAAGCACAGTTGCACAAAACAAAAATGGTGGGTTTGATCTCCCACCGTCTGGTCCTGTGGACGAATTGGTAGAGTTACCACCCTTTCAAGGTGGGGTTTGCGGGTTCAATCCCCGCCAGGATCACCATTAGATAGAATTTACTATCTAATAAAGAATATAGACAGAACTTACTGTCTCTAATAAAAAAGTCTGGGAAACCTAATACGCCGCAGTAGGAAGGATTAGGGGTTGATTGTAAGCCGTTAAACAATCCGTATTTCACTGAGACTGGTGATGACGATAACAAAGGGGTGTGGCCAACCCAAATGTCGAATATGGCTCCGTAGTTCAGCTGGCTAGAACGCATGCCTGTCACGCATGAGGTCGCGGGTTCAATCCCCGCCGGAGTCGCCATACAGAGAACCCGAAAAATAAAGAATGTGGAGCGACAGTTGCTAGTCCTGTGAGGTGGCCACCAATAGCAGGTGAGGATGTGGACGGCGGCAGGCAGATGCGGGTTAGTAATTACCTCTGTAACCAAATAATAATTGAAACTGTCAAAATATCGGAGCATTGATTCTAAACAGCCCTCTTCAAGGCACAACTGCAATTATTATGAGTATATATATGGCTCAATTCGGCTTGCATCTTATGAATGAGCTAATAGTTATGACACCATTACTTATAGTAGTAGTGTTATCAAGGTTTTGGGTAATTGAACCGGATAATCAATGCTCATAATTTGCCTGTGAAGCTTATGCGGATAAGCGATGGTGTCATAAGCCATAGACAGTTGGTTCGAATCCAACGACAGGCACCATTGCGGGCGAGTGGAACGGATTTACCATACTGGCCTCATAAGCCAGTGATACTGGGTTCGACTCCCAGGCAACGCAACCATTAAGACGCATCCAGCAAATCATTTACTGGTTAAGAATTTAGTCTTCAAAACTGAAAACGAATGGGTTCGAGTCCCTATTGCGTCTTGAAATAATAAACAATAAAATTAATATATAAGGCATTAACAGCAATTATCTTTTCCAGAATAGCTCAGCTGGTTAGAGCACTTTCCAAAAGAAAGAGGTCTACGGTTCGAATCCGTATTCCGGAGCGTAAAGATAGTGCCTAGTAGAAAAACATCCAAAAGGAGAAATTTAAGTATGAAATTTGTTCCCGGCGATAAAGTGTTTTGTAAGAAATACGGTAAGGGTTTTGTTCATAAAATTGACGAGACTGAGAAGGATTGGTTCTACGATTTTCATTTCGCTGATGGAACGCGAATTTGGATGTCGCAGGCTGATGGCGAGCGATATGTAAAACATCGTAAGAAGGTCGCTCCTACAGCAGAGTAAAAAAATCATTTTCCCTCTTTTTAATAAGTCCTTTCTTTTTTGTTAAGACCCACAATGAGAGATCCATACATATGACATAATATGTGCCTCCTAAATGATATTTGGTTGCAAGTCCATGTAAATCTAAATATTTGCACAAATAGACCGTATGGCTGTGGGATTGGTTATCTCTTTCTATATATTTTGAAGTATATAGAAACAAAAGACTATTATATGGAACGAGTCTTTTACATCTAGCCTGTAGATTGCGTTCATTTGTGTATCTCCTTTGTTTTAAGTTTGGCATAGATTGGTTTTTCCTTTATTTCTAACTTCACAATACAGGTCGTTTTTCTACGTTCCATTTTTGCCTTATTAAGAATAGGAGGGAATTTAAATGTTTCATGATATTGATGACATGATTTTCGGATCAGAGGATTATCCATGTGTTAGCGAGAGATAATCCGCGTTTAATGCAACCAATGGCGGTTCCAAGTCCGTAAAAATGCAGAGGAAACGCGGTTAGTGAAAATCTGCTAATTTTTTTATTTTTATACGAAATTTCATAAACGCATATGTAGATATGGCAGAGTGGTTGAATGCGGTGCCCTGCTAAGGCATTAGTCGCGTGAGCGGCTCGAAGGTTCGAATCCTTCTATCTACGCCATGTGGCTGTAGTTCAGCTGGCCAGAACGTCTGATTGTGGCTCAGAAGGTCGCGGATTCGAACTCCGCCAGCCACCCCAAATCCAACAGGAGGATAGTAATGGAAATTGAGCGTAAATGGCTTCTGAATAGTTTACCTAAAAATTTAACATTTTGGGATCAATATACTACTATTGAGCAAGCATATTTAACGATTGAGAAGTTTAGTGATGTAATCACTAAGGAAGTGCGGGTTCGTAAGAAGACAACCGCAAATGGTGAGATAGATTATAAACTTGCCTATAAGATTGGTAGTGGCCTTGTTCGCGAAGAAATTGAAACTCCTATCACTGAAGATTTTTGGAAGGAATGTACTAAAAATGTTATTCCTATCCGTAAGAAATATTATACTGAAACTTGTAAGTGTCCGCATTATAAAGACGATGATCTTACTCAGACATTTACAGTAGAGTTCAGTGAAGTTGATGGTGGCGAGTTCTATTATGCGGAAGTAGAATTTAATTCTGTAGAAGAGGCCAATTATTTTCAGTTCCCTTATCCCAGTTTGGTAATTAAAGAAGCCACTAACGACGATAGTGTTCGTATGGCTAATTATTGGATTAAAACAGCATATCGTCGGATGGGCTAAAAAATGATGCCCTGGTAGTTTAATGGTGCGAACGGGGGACTTATAATCTCTTGATGGAAGTTCGATTCTTCCCCGGGGCACCATTAAAAGACTCATACAGCAATTTCTGCTTGTTAAGCACTCACCTTTTAAGTGAACTATAAAATGAGTCTTGTATATGTCCCGTTAGTCTAATTGGATAAAACGTTGGGTTTCTACCCCATATTTGAGAGTTCGAATCTTTCACGGGATGCCATTAAATTGAATAAGGAGTGTCTCTATGAAGTAGAAATTTTATCTATTTAATTTAGGGGCGTTTGTATTAGGAATAATTTTAGGTTTTATTGTTCCTTCAATTTTTCCATCAATCGCATTTTTAGGAACAATTTATATTAACCTTTTAAAAATGATGATTGTTCCAATATTATTTTTCGGAATATCAAGTGCATTAGCTTCATCTAAACGAGCGGGTGCAATTACATTAAAAACAATTCTTTTATTTATTATAATGTTTTCAGTATCATATTTAATCTGCTATGGATTATTTAGTGTGATACAGCCTGGGGTAGGATTTAATTTTACTCCAGTGGAATGGAATGGAACAATAGTTTCTACTTCATTTGAAGAATTTTTTGTAGCTATTTTTCCGAATAATATTATTCAAGCTATGGTAAATAATTCAATTCTTCCTGTAATTTTATTTGCTTTTATGTTTGGTATAGCATTACAGCATACAACTCAAGCTGTATCAGAGCGATTAATTACTACATTGAATTGTTTTAATTTAGCATTTAATAAAATGCTTGAATATATTTTATATTTTACTCCTATTGGTATTTTTGCTTTAATAGGTAATACGGTTGCTACTTATGGTAGTCAAATCCTTACAACTTGCACCATTTATGTTGGTTGCGCTTGGTTGGGTTGTTTAATTATTGCTTTAATAGTAATGATTTTACCTGTATGGATTTATTGTCATATAAATCCAATAGAATATATTAAACGAGTGAGTAAAATCTGGTTGATTACTTTATCTACCTGTGGATCAGCAGCAACTCTTCCTTATACTATCAAGATTTGTAATGAGGAATTTGGTATTAATAAGGAAATCACGGACATTGTTGTTCCTCTTGGATGCACTATTCATATGTGCGGAGGCGCTGTTTCATTTAGTCTATTGGCTTTGTTTAATTGTCAAATGTATGGCATTACAATTACGCCAATAATGTTTATTACAATGTTAGTAGCAGCTATTCTTATTAATATGGGCGCGCCTGGTATCCCTGGCGGTGGAATAGTAATTGGTGCTTCTTATTTAGCATTGATTGGTTGTCCACTTGATTTTATTGGAGTGTATGCTGGTTTTTATCGACTGCTTGATATGGCTTATACTACAATGAATGTTAGTGGAGATATTACGGCTAATTTATTAATCAATAAAAATATAAATAAATAAAATAAAGGCGAAAACAGCAATTTATTTTTTTTTACAAGGGACTATTTGTTGAAGGTTCGAGTCCTTCTTTCCGCAACATATGCGGGAATAGCTCAAAGGGTAGAGCGATAGTATAATAAAAAAATTCGCCTTGTATATGCGAGTGTAGTTCAGTTGGTAAGAACGCACGACTGATAATCGTGAGGTCAATGGTTCAAGTCCATTCATTCGCACCATAGGATAAAACTTATTAATTGTCTATATTCAATTCTTAAAATATATAGAAATATGTTTTAAGGAGGTAGAATTGTGGAATTTTTAGGTTGTAATCCTTCTAAAAAAGATTTAAGAAATTATAAAATTAGAGCTACAGCTTCTTAGATTGATAATTTGCCTGATGAATTTGAATTACCAAAATATTCATTTATTAAAAATCAAGGAAGTGTTGGTTCTTGTGTCCCTCATGTAATGTCTGAAATTCTTGAATACCATAACCATGGACAAAATAAATTATCTACTAATTTTTTATATGGTATAAAACGAAAATTATGTAATGATTTAAGTCAAGGAATGTATTTAAGTGATGCTTGTAAGATAGCAACTAAATATGGTGATATGCTTGAATCTGATTGTTCAGGTAATATTGAAATTCCTCATGCTTGGTATGAAGCTGAAAGTGCATATACCAATGTTGAAAAAATGAAACGAGCATATACGTTTAGACTATAGAGTTATTTTACTTGTAAAACAAATAATGACATTAAAGTTGCTCTTCAAAATTATGGGCCTGTTGCTGCTTGTATTGATTGGTATCAAGGCTGTAAAGCTAAAAATGATGGAACATTTATTTATAATACAAAACGCAAATCAACTTATCATTGTATTATGATTTATGGATGGAATAAAAATGGATTTTTATGCCAAAATTCATTTGGTAAATCATGGGGCAACGATGGTTGTTTTATTTTACCATTTGATTATATTATTGGTGATGCTCGTGCATTAGTTGATGAATATAATCCAGAAGAAGAAGCATTAATTATACCGAGGACTAATAAATTTTTAGATTTTTGGTATAAAATTTTAAATTGGTTTATTAATTTGGTGAGTTAATGTTAAAAGCTATAATGGCCGGCGTTTTGATTGGTATTGCTGGTCTTGTTAATCTAAGTATTAATGTTCCTTATTTAGGAGCATTTCTTTTTTCTACTGGACTATTAATTATTTGCTATTAGCAATATAATTTATATACTGGTAAAATTGGATATATTAAATCATTAAATGATTTTAAAAATTGTTTAATTTATTTAATTGGTAATTTAATTGGTGCGTTTTGTATAGGTATTATTCCGCAAACAACTACAATATTAAATAAAATTAATCAACCATGGTATTTAACATTATGGTTATCTATTGGTTGTGGTATTCTTATTTACTATGCGGTTGATATATTTAAAAAACATAATAGTGTAATTGGAATTTTATTATGTGTCCCTACATTCATTATATGTGATTTTAATCACTGTATTGCTAATATGTATTATATAATTGCAAGCCGTGAATTTACTATTGATGCTTTAATTTTTATTATTATTTGTATTATTGGAAATTCAATAGGTAGTTTAATTTGTAATTATGTTGACAATTTAAAAAAAATATAATATAATATTTATATAAGATGAAGGAAGGGAAAAATCTTCCTTCAATATCCGGGTGTAGCTCAGTTGATAGAGCGCGGCATTTGGGATGCTGAGGCCGTGAGTTTGAGTCTCACCACTCGGACCATAGAGAATAAAAATCCTTAATTGATTTTTTATAAAAATTATTATATAATATATATAGAAAGTTAAGAAAGGGATTTAAAAATGGAAATTTCATTTGAAACTGCTCAGTTGGTTCATGAAGCGATTGCGTATACAATTACTAAAACATCGTATTTCACAACTGGTCAGATTCCCTCAGCAGATGACGTAAATAATGCGACAAGTTTATTTTTCTGTAAGTTTCTGGAAGATGAAAAGAATATTACAACGATTCGATAAGAAAGGGATTGATGGAAATGGAAATTAATTTTGGTTCTCGTTATGCTGACCTCGATAATAATGTCTACAAGGTTGTGGGTAATGCGTTTCATTATGGCGATAAGGCCGATGAAGTGATTTTTCTTGCCCCTATTAAGAATGGCACTGTGGGCGATGTTCAGTATATTTCTCGCAAGGAAATGGAAAAGGGTGGAATTCTGTCTCCTGTTTCCAAATATAATTAAGTCCCGTTAGTCCAATGGATAAGACCTGCGGCTACGGACCGCATAATCGGGGTTCAAATCCTCGACGGGATGCCATTCCACTTTTTCAGTGCGATTAGTTAAATTATCGTATTATGGATTCTTTGTCATCACATACTATAAACCGTGGGTTTGTGGCCACATAGCAGAGAGGTAGTTTTTGACTCTGTTATATGGGCGATTGGCGCAGCTGGTAGCGCATCTGACTTACATTCAGAGGGTCAGCGGTTCGAGTCCGTTATCGCCCACCATATGCTTATTAACAAACTTATGTTAGAAAATTCTTATGACGTTGATAATCAATTAAGATTAAATCAAATGTTAAAAGATGTAAAACATCATAATTAGACAATTAATGAATATTTTGAATCAGTAGAGCGTCTTAATAAAGTCGCAAATGAATGGTTTCCAATAAAGGAGTAGATGGAAATGTCTCAATATCTCAATTTTTTTATTAGAACTGGTGAAAATCAGTATCAGCAAATTGCGAATTATTCTCGCAATCATGTGATTTATCGAGCATTTGATTCCGCTCCTTATGAGCAAATTAAGCGATTAACTGAATCAAAAATAGTAAATGCTATTGGAGAATTGAAAGCAGCGAAAGATGCTTACCAAAAAACAATGCGAGACAATGATGAGCAAGTTGCGATTCAGTATCGGTTATGTTCAAAAGATGAATTTTTCGACGTTTATGGTCAAATCCAACAGACAAATAAAGAATTGAGACAAAATGTTGAGGAATGTAATAATGGGATTCTTGAACTTCAATTCATTCAACGAATGACAAGAACTCCCAATGATGCCGTTATTTATTTTGGAGTCGAGATTTATGACCCTGAAGATGAAGATATAATTTAATATAAAGACCCTTGCAGCAAACTCTTCTAATGAAGAATTACAGGTTCAAATCCTGTTGAACGCACTGGCGTTTATGGCGGAAATGGTTTACGCGATTGACTGATAATCAATTTATTCATACTTAGGGTCTTGGGCTTAACGAAATTTAGTTCAAGGATGTTAAAATGTTCGAAATTTCGTTTTTGCGTCTATGATAGTAAAAGCACGATAAATAAATTAACTATATCTCTTAGTCATGCCATAAAATAAAATGATATGGTTTTATAGAGAGAAATTTTGGCTTGGAGAATCGGGAGAGCCAATAGACGCACAATTTAGTATACGGCCGTCGCCAAACAGGTAAGGCACAGGACTTTCGAGAAATCGTTTAAATGGGTTATATTATGTGATGGGTTAAGTAGCATAATATAAGTTCTGTTAGTAGGACGCCAACCGGAATGATTGGTAGTATGAGTGCAAGTCTCATTTTCTCGTCCTGACTCCTGCATCTGCTGGTTCGAGTCCAGCCGGCCGTGCCACCGGAGTTCTGCTAAACCATATATTTAATTAAGAATTTGCTGCTCCGAACGAATATATGAGGATTTAAAAAATGGGTCTAGATGACGCAGATAACCCACTCCGGGCCAGAAATAAGTGAGGAAAATAATGTATATTTGTCCAATTTGTAATATAGGATTTTCAACACAAGAAGGTGTAGCAAAACATCTTTTAAATTGTTTTAGAGAACAAAATCCATATTATCCATCAAAACCCGCTCCTCGTAGCGAAGATATTAACACAATGGAAATAAATGATGATGTAATGAATTTTTTTAATTCATTTAAACAGAGGTAAAAATGGAAGAAGTCGCGGTCAAAACTCATTTAATTATCACTGATATTCATGAAGAATATCATATGAATTGGTGTGGTAAAATTTTTGACACAAATCCTAAATTGAAAAATGGTTTACCTGTTTTTACAATTATTGGTAGTCGTGGTCGAATGGAAGTTAGCACGATTGATATGAATCAATTGGAAAAATGCGCTAAATCTTTAACTTATCCGCGAGGTCGTTCTGCTGTTTCTAAAGATAGTTCTCAAATCTATATCCAAGAGGTAGATGGAAATGAAAAACTATTGGGCGTTTTAACTCATAAGCATATCAAGAGTTATGCTCCAATGTATGATAAAGTAGGTTTTAGATAAGGAGAGTAATATGAATTTTCGAACTAAGAAACATTACGAGTATCGTATCGCAAAACTGAAGGCTAAGGGTGAGGTTGTTAATGCCAATTTAATTCGTAAAGCCGAACGCCAATTGCGTAATATGAAATAATTTGACATTTTAAAAAAAATATTATATAATAAATATATAAAGTAAAGGCTTATCCAGCAAATTTTAGGAATGAAGATTTAACTTGGGTTGTTCATTAGAGCCTTGTCAGACATTCCGGCTTGGAGTAATGGTAGCCCGCCTGACTCTAAATCAGGTCGCCTCGGTTCGAATCCGAGAGCCGGTGCCAAAGCGAAGCAATATGTATACAAACCATTGATAAGTCTTCGCTGGATGGAATGTAGGGTTCGAAGTGCCCATCATTTAAAGAGTAGTCTGCGGTCGCGAGGTAGATTTTTGGTCGAGGGACACACCATCAAGGTTCTCGATTTACCTTAAACAAAATCGAATATTTGGGTCGGTAGAGCGTAGTTGGTACCGCACCGGACTGTAAATCCGGTTCCTCTGGACAGCGGTGGTTCGAGTCCACCCCGGCCCACCAGTAGGTTATAAAGGTGAAATCCCATCAAGTGGCAATACACCGAGAGCGTGTGTTGGATATTTGATTACCTATGAGTTCCCAAGCATAAAGTTATAATAGCGAGGGCGGGCCCTTGTGTCGAAATGACAAGGTGAGTTATAGGGTATAGTTTAATGATTATGAGCTGTTTGGAGTATGTTAATGATTTATCAATAAAATGAATGTAAGGTGTCCTATTCGCCTGCCAAACATAATACAGGAGTTTTATTGGACAGAATTTTTCTGTTATTAATAGTGAAGTAGCTGATGGTTAACAGGTAGGTAGCATAACACAAGGTGCGCTTTAGTGGTTATGAAGTAAGCGATGACATTATTAATAACAGGGATTTTTTGTTTATAAGCGCGCTCCGGACGAGAGCGAGCGTAAAAATCGAAAATCCAAATCAAAAATAGTTTTAGAAAATTTAAATATAAATGCTGGTGTGGCGCAATTGGCAGCGCAATTGATTTGTAATCAATCGGCTATCGGTTCGAGTCCGATCACCAGCTCCATAATATCCGCACGGATGGCCGTGGTCATAAGTTTAGCTAACTTGCTCTATTAGAGATTTGGTGCGGTATATAAATTAATATGGGCCTATAAGCGAGTGGTATGACCCTCATTCGCTATTTTTTTGAGAAAAAGGTGTATTATTATGAAGTATTCTCTGGATAAGTATAAGTATTTTATCTATTATGACAAGAATGGTAAGAAGACGGTTTCCGCAGTTTCTACCTATGCTGGTAGAACTGTAAAGGGCTATGCCAAGTGTGATCCTCGTGATAATTTTTCTGAGGATAATGGTAAGAAGCTCGCAGCAGCCCGGTGCAATGCTAAGGTGGCTGATAAGCGCGTGAAGCGCGCAGAAAAGAAAATGGGTGATGCGCTCCGTCAGTTGGATGCGGCTGAGGCCTATTACAAGCGTATGCGGACTTATTTTAATGATGCATCCAGAGATGCTGAGTTCGCGAAGAATGAAGTCATTTGTCTCGAACAGGAAATGTAATATAAACGGGGTTTAATACCCCATATGCCGGGGTGCGCAAGCGGTCATAAGCGCCTAGTCTTGAAAACTTGTGTGAGCTAATTACTCCCGTGGGTTCGAATCCCACCCCCGGCGCCAGACTAAGAGATTTATAGGAGGAAAAATTATGGAAAATAAACCATTATCAAGAGCCTATAATCGTGATGTATCCAAAAGAAAAGCATTAAGAAAGCGTCAAATTGTACGAAATATTTATTGTTGGAGTGATAATCCTGATTATTATAATAATCTCCATCAATATTCAAAAAATAAAATTCATTGTTCATGCCCTTGGTGTTCTGAGAAAACGCGGAATAAAGGTCATCGCAGAATTGCTAAAAATTATAATCGGTCAATCAACTGGAAAAAATCTGATTTGATTAAAATCGAAGCGATGCGCGCTGATTTAAAAGAAAATATTTGATTTTTATTAAAATATATATTATAATATATATAAAGACTTGAACAGCAAAAACTGGATAGTAAATCCACTCCTTAACTGGTTCGGTAGTTCGAATCTACCCTGGCCCACCATATGGGTCGGTAGCGAAGTGGTCAAACGCGGTGGAACCAAATAAAAGAGTCTTGTTTGACAAATTTAAAAAAATATAATATAATATATATAGGAAATGAATAAAGGCTCACGCAGCAAATTTGTGTTTTTTAATACAATCTCGAAAAATTGCTTGAAAAATTTTTCCTACATATTTAGAGCCTTGTTGTATGCCGCTGTGGTGGAATGGCAGACACAGCAGACTTAAAATCTGCCGACCCTAAAGTCGTACCGGTTCAAGTCCGGTCAGCGGCACCATTTATCATAATAAAGGAGTGATTATTATTTCTCGTTCATATAAGAAAACCCCTTATTGTGGAGACAAGAAATCCAAAGATTTGAAACGTTATGCTAATCGAGTTACTAGACAGCGTTTGAAAAATTCTGATGATAAATTGAATTATAAGTCATATCGCAAAGTATATGAATCGTGGAATATTTGTGATTTTTGTACTATTGCGCCTGATTTTGAAACATATTATAAATTTATGGTAGATCAATGGTATTCACGTCAGATTAATGGCTGGCATGAACCTTATCCCACACGAGAACAAACTCGTAAGGAGTATCGTAAATATTATAAAAACAAATAATTTGACATTTTCAAAAAATTTTTGTATAATATATATAGAAAGTTAAAGAACTTTCAAAGCCTTTTCTTTAAATCCCTATCCCCAAAGGTAAGACTGTTTGGCATTTTCAACTTCATAAAGAAAATGCTTTAATCGCAGGATTGGTGTTAGTGGCTAGCATATCTGCCTTCCAAGCAGACGGGGCCAGTTCGAGTCTGGTATCTTGCTCCATTCCCTTTAATGGGACTGTTCATATAATATTGAGAGCCGTGCAGCAAATTTTTATTAGAAAATCATTTCTACTAAAAAAGGATGACGCTATCAAATAATAGCTCTTTACGGCTCATGAAGAATTATCTAAGTGTAGATGCGATGATGGGGCTCTCGAAAATTACTATCGTCAATTTGAGAACGATAACGTTCAGTGAGTCTTTTTTTTACTTGCCTTCTTAGGAGGTCATAGCCGGTAGGAATGTGGCGATTATCGACAAAACATTCGAAAGCAATGAAGAACGGCAGGTTATTTATTGAATAGGTAAAGGCACAAACAGCAATTATTAGATGATTATAATTAATGCTAGAAATTTTTAAATCAACGTGCCTTGTTTTTTTTCTCACGCATATTTCCAATTTTTTTCCAGTTTTGGTGAATTTTTTTTCCAGCAACATGCTCCGTTAGCTCAGTGGTAGAGCAGTAGCCTTTTAAGCTATTGGTCCGGGGTTCAAATCCCCGACGGGGCACCATAGGTGAATACGGCACCTAACCCCTTTCAATTTGGAAAATTTGAGACGACAATTTATATATCAACGTTGATAACGGTAAGAAGGTCTATCAATCTTGAAAAAGATTAAGGGTTGTGCATATCTTCCCTGATTAGATATATGAAGTGGGGCAACGGGAGGCCTGCCCACTATAATATCGGGCCCTCCACCATGGTAGGGAACTCCAATGGTTAGAGAACAGCCTGCAAAGCTGGTGCCTGTCGGTTCGATTCCGACCCCTACCTCCAATAGATAATAAAAGATTTAGGGATAGTAGAAATACTATCCCTTATTTGATTTTTATAAAAAAATATATTATAATATATTTATAATGATAAAGGAGTGAATTATTATGCCATTAAATAAAGGTTATTTAACTGCTAAAACAGATAAGGCTTCTGATGAAGTATTTACTCCTGAATATGCAGTTAAACCTCTATTAAAATATATCGCACTATATGCTTAGAAACATAATTTTAATCAAAATAATCCTCTGACTATTTGGTGTCCATTTGATAAAGAATTTAGTTATTATGTTAAAACATTATCTACTCTTCCATATGTGAAAATTATTTATACTCATATTGATGATAATAAAAATTTTTTCTATTATGAGCCAGATAATTATGATATAATTATTTCTAATCCACCATTTTCTCAGAAAGATGATATTTTGAAGAGGTTGTATGAATTAAACAAACCTTATGCGATGCTTTTGCCAATTCCTTCACTACAAGGACAAGCTCGTTTTCCCTATTTACAAAATATTCAGTATTTAGGATTTGACAAAAGAATTAACTATTATAAAGATGAAGCTATGACTAAAACACAAGATGGCGTATCATTTGGTAGCTGTTATTTGTGCAAAGATTTTTTACCAAAAGATTTAATTATCGAAGAATTGATTAAATAAGGGGAAAATTATGACTCACGCTTCTCGCAATACTACTACTGGACTTTTGTTTGAACAGCATACCAAAGGAGAGGCTATTGGCATTCCTCTTCATAAAAAAGAACTGGGAAAATATTACACTGAAAAAACTAAGAAATATTATGCCCTCTCTATGGTGCGTCCAAGCAAAAGCAATGGACTGCCAACTGATAAAGAAGAACGGGCAAAAGCATTAGAAGGCCAATATTTATTTTCTCGGGCGCTAGAACCAGATGAAGCCTATCTTGATGAAAAAAATAGCGTTTTAACTATTTTTGAGAAAAAATTTCAAGCAACGGCTGGAAGCGCCGATGAAAAACTCCAAACATGTGGATTTAAACTTCAACAATACCAAAAATTAGCAAAAGAATTAGGAATCGACCAAGTTTATTACATCTATATTTTAAGTGATTATTTTAATTCCAGTTATTATAAAGATGTTTTAGCTTATATTAAATCTATTCCCAATTGTGATTATTTTTTTGCTTCTGAAGAATAATTCTTATTTGATTTTTTTTAAAAAATATAATATAATATTTATAGAAAGTTAAAGATGTTATAAATTTTCCTCTTGTCCAAGAGGAGTCAAAGAGAAAAAGGAGAGTAAAACTATGAGTGATTTTCTGAACGCTATGAAGAACGCTACCAATTTCACCTACACTGAAAACGGTGCGTTAACTCACAAGTCTACTGGCGCTGATCTGTACGATATGTTCGCACTGGGTGGTGCTATGCGTACTCGTTCTGACGAGGACGTTATTCTGATGTTCCAGAAGGCATATAAGGAGAACCCTGTATATGCTATGAAGTGCCTGTTTTATCTGCGTGATGTGCGCGGAGGCCAGGGTGAGCGCCGTTTCTTCCGCACTGTTATGAAGTATATGGCTAAGCATAATGCAGACGCCGTTCGTGATATGATTCAGCATATTCCTGAGTATGGTCGTTGGGACGATCTGTATGTGTTCGTTGGCACTCCTTTGGAGAAGGACGCATTTGAGTTCATTAAGGGTCAGTTGGCTCTGGATGTTCAATGTAAGACTCCTTCCCTGTTGGGTAAGTGGCTGAAGTCTGAGAATACTAGTTCTGCGGAGTCTCGCAAGCTGGCTCATATCACTAAGACCCATATGGGTATGACTTCTCGCCAGTATCGTAAGACTTTGTCTATTCTGCGTGCCCGTATCAATATTGTTGAGCGTCTTATGTCTGAGAATCGTTGGGACGAGATTGAGTTCGATAAGATTCCTTCTCGTGCTGGTCTGATTTATAAGAATGCATTTGCTCGTCATGATATTGAGCGCGAGAAGAATGGCGCTCGCACTTATGAGGATTTTGCCAAGGATACTACCACTAAGGTAAATGCTAAGGCTCTGTATCCTTATGAGGTTGTCGATAAGGCTCTGAATCGCATGAGACATAGCTGGGGCTCTAATACTGTTGCATTGGATGACACTGATCGTCTGATGATCAATAAGTATTGGGATAATCTGGCTGATTATTTCAATGGCAAGACCTTTAATGGTATGGCTATCGTAGATACCTCTGGTTCTATGTGTGGTTCTGAGGCTTCTGCCCCCATTAATGTAGCCATTTCTCTCGGTATGTATTGTGCTGAGAAAGCGAAGGGGCCCTTCCAGAATCACTTTATCTCCTTTGAATCTAATCCTCACTTCATCGAGGTTGAGGGTGTGGATTTCTGTGATAAGGTGTATCGTGTCAGTCGCGCTCCTTGGGGGGGTTCTACCAACGTCGAAGGCGCATTTGATATGATGCTGGATGTTGCTATTGCTAATCATTGCACTCAGGATGAGATTCCTCAGAACCTGATTGTGATTAGTGATATGGAGTTTAACTACTGCGTGTCTTCTAACGCTTATCGTTCTTCTTGGGGCGGGGGTGGCGTCGATAACACTCTGTTTGAGAAGATGCGTGCTAAGTGGGCGGCCCATGGCTATGCTATGCCTCATCTGGTGTTTTGGAATGTTCAGGCTCGTCAGAATAACATTCCTATGCGCGACGAAGCAAATGTGTCCTATGTCTCTGGTATGAGTCCTGTTATCTACGAAATGCTCCTGAGTGGCAAGACTGCGCAGGATCTGATGTATGAGAAGTTGGACAGCGAGAGATACGCTCCTATCCACTAAGGATTTTAAGGGACGATATATGTAATAATATATCGTCCCTTTTTCTATTGGTATAGATTTCCAATTTTTTACCAAAATTTTTATAAGGTATAAATTGATTTTTAAATAAAAATATAATATAATATATATAGTAAATAAATAAGATATAAATTTTTAAGGAGATATAATACATGAGTGAAAACGGAATGATCCAGAAGGACCTTGTCCTCTCTATTAACGAGTATGCTTATGTGTTGGACCGCACTAAGGGTAATGTTCTGTGCCACGTCGGTCCTACTAAGACTTCTCTGTCTCAGTCTGATGAACTGGTTCGATTTGATGTTCGAACTAAGAAATTCGTTCCCTGCTCCTATAATGAAGCCATTTATCTGTTTGCGTCTGCCCCAGAGAATTGGTATTTGGTTCTGAAGAATCCTACCCATAGTGGTAAGCGTCCTACAATCGGCACTTCCAATAACCTTCCTGAAGATATTGATGTTGGTTGTAAGATTAACATTCGTGGCCCTGTATCTTTTGCTCTGTATCCCGGCCAGATGGCTAAGGTTATTCAGGGTCATGCTCTTCGCACCAACCAGTATTTGCTGGCTCGTGTTTATGATGCTGAAAAGGCTAAGAGCGAAGGCGGACAGGTTGTAGATGCTGAGGGTAATGTAATTGTCGAAGAGAATAAGAATTATGTCAATGGTCAGATTCTTGTTATCAAGGGCACTGATATTTCCTTCTATATTCCTCCTACTGGTATCGAGGTAATTCCTATCCAGAATCAGGAGAAGAAGGGTTATGTGCGTGATGCTGTCACCCTTGAGCGTTTGGAGTATTGTATTCTGAAAGACGAAGATGGCAATAAGCGTTATGTTCACGGCCCTGAAGTGGTATTCCCTGAGCCTACTGAGAGTTTCGTGACCAGTCCCAAGGGCGGCTATATTTTCCGTGCCATTGAGCTGTCCCCTATTTCTGGTATCTATGTAAAGGTAATCGCTGAGTATCAGGATGATAAGGATCCCAAGATTATCCATCCTGTTGGTGAAGAGCTATTCATTACTGGTAATGATCAGATGATTTATTATCCTCGTCCTGAGCATGCTATTATCAATTATGACGAGAAGATTCTTCATCATGCTATTGCGATTCCCAAGGGTGAAGGCCGTTATGTAATGAATCGTCTGACCGGCGAGATTACTACTGTAAAGGGCCCTGCTATGTTCTTGCCCGACCCCAGAACTCAGGTAATTGTTAAGCGTAAGTTGAGCGACCGTCAGTGTAATCTGTGGTTCCCCGGCAATCAGGCTGTCCTCGACTATAACCGCGGTTTGTCTGAGAAGTCTGTGGAAAAGGCGATGCGGAATAAGAACATTGTCAATACCGCAGATTTGGATACTCTGTATTCCGCATCCGCAAGTACCAGTGATACTGGGTATGTAAAGACTCTTGCCTATCTGGAAAGTAATGCTTCTATCTCTCGTGGCACTTCCTATACCAAGCCTCGCACTATCACCATTGATTCTAAGTTGGATGGTGTTGTGAGCGTCGATATTTGGACTGGTTATGCGGCTAATGTCATTTCTAAGAATGGCGAGCGCAAGGTTGTTTGTGGCCCTCAGACTATTCTGTTGGATTATGACCAGACCTTTGAGGAACTCCAGTTGAGCACCGGCAAGCCTAAGACCACTGATGTTTTGGAGCATACTACATTCCTTCGTTATGAAAATAACAAGGTATCTGATATTATTAGCGTTGAAACCAAGGACTTCGTGAAGGCTGACGTTAAGGTTAGTTATTGCGTTGATTTTGATATCAAGTATATGGATAAGTGGTTCTCTGTTGATAACTATGTCAAGTACCTGTGTGATCGTGTTCGTTCTCTGATGAAGCGTGAGGCTAAGAAATATGCTATTGAGGAGTTCTATCAGAATTATTCTGATATTGTTCGCAATGTGGCTATTGATTATCAGGATACTACTTCTGAAACTGAGAGTGGTCATATTGGTCGTTTCTTCCCCGAAAATGGTATGTTCATTAAGGATTGCGAAGTTCTTAGCATTTGTGTTGAGTCTGATATCGCAGAAATTTTGGACGATCATCAGAAAGATATGGTTGAGAAGAGCCTGGAACTGACCAATGCGGAATCTCGCGTGAAAGTAGCCGAAGCACTGTTTGAAGCCGAAAAGCGCGAGAATGAGTTGGCAAGCACTAAGTTGATTAACCGTATGAATCTTCAGCGCGAGGAGGCCCTGCGTAAGTTGGAAATCCAGAGCGAGGTTAATCGTAAGACTGATGCTGAGAAGCAGGCAGCAAAGCAGGCTGAGCAGGATATGCAGGCTGTTCTGGATGCTATTCAGGAAGCCGGTTTGGAGCGTAAGCGCAAAGAAGCCGAGCAGAATTTGAATATCAAGATGTCTGAGGCTCAGATTGAAGCTGCTAAGAAGCAGGCATATACTGATTCTGTGGTCAAGATTATGAATTCTATTACTCCTGAACTCACCGCTGCATTGGAGTCTAAGGCTAATGCTGATGTATTCAAGGGTATCGCAAATGGTATTGCACCTTATGCGATGGCTAACAATGAGTCTGCGGCTGACTTCGTTAATACTCTGCTGAGAGGGACCACTCTTGAGGGTATTGTCGATAGAATCACCAAGAAAGACACAACTAACGAGTAATCGTTCTGATATATAAGAAATCAAGGGATAAGTGAAAACTTGTCCCTTGATTTTTTTTTATTTTTATGATATAATATTTATATAAGATAAGAAAAGGAGACATTAGAAATGACTAAAGCCGAACTCGTCTATGAAGTATTGAACCAGTATTCTTGTGTGAGTGCCAAGGAACTCTCTATGTGGATTAAACGGACTAAAGGTATTGATATGTCTCCTCAGTCAGTGAGTGGTGTATTGAGAACTCTCACTGTTAAAGGTAAGGTTGGTTGTTCCAACTGTGGCAATGGTGCTACTGTATATTGGTGTCGAAATGATAATTGGAAGAAGGTGCGTGATTAATGAAACTATGGATTGATGATGTTCGTCCCGCTCCCGAAGGATATATTTGGATTACTAGCGTAAATCAAGCAAAAATCGCAATTAAAACCTACGAGCGAAATCCATATGATGATAAAGTTCTTATTGATATTGATCACGATGCCGGTCATTATTTCGCTGAAGGTGGAGATTATGTTAAATTTCTTGATTGGTTAGAAAGCGAAGGACACGTTGATGAAGGATTTACCTTCCATATTCATAGTATGAATCCAGTAGGAATCCAAAATATGAGAGCGATTATTCAAAAGAATGGGTGGCGAGAAGTATGAATGAAATTAAATTAGGTTGGCTCAGTCCAACAGCAGAGATGGTGGAATGTAATGCTTATGAGCATATCCAAACCGCATATGACATTTTAGATAAAAATTATGATATGGGCTATGTATTTAATCCTGATGATGTACTTGTAGATCTAGGTTGGGTTCATATTTGCCGAGGTAGTCTATTAGACCACGATTATCATTTCTATTGGAATATTAACCGTTTTCTGACACCTGAGCAAATTCAATACTTGAAACCTTATTTTGAAGATGAAAATTGCCCAATTGATGAAGTTCAAAGAGATATATTTTTTGACAGATTGGAGTTAATGTAATGCCCGAGCGAAATTTCGATAAAAATCTCCAAAATGTCCGAAATATCGCTCACGCGGTTAAAGATGAAATTGCACTCAAACAACAAGAAGCCCTTGGTAATTCTCTTCGCATTAAAACAGAGCGTTTACTTCGTCAAGGACGGTCAATAACAGAGATTTCTTATCGCACTAACAACGCTCTCAAACGCATTGCTTCTCATACTCTTAAATCTCGTCAATATACAATATATAAAATTATAGAAGAAACACTTGAAGAAATTCTTCCTTCTGTAATTAATCAAACATTTGAAGAATTTGCCGATTTTAGTAAAGTTTATAGAGGTGATAATTATGCCGAAATTCTTCGTAGTGAGCGACGTCCATGGGTTTTATGATGAACTGTTGAATACTCTGGACGATGCTGGGTTTGACCCTGAAAATACTGACCATTATCTGATTTCCTGTGGTGATAACTTTGACCGCGGACCTCAGAATCTGGAAGTTCAAAAATTCTTCATCCGTGCTCCTCGCACAATTCTGATTCGAGGCAATCATGAAGACCTGTTTGATTGGGCGGTGCGTGATGGTTTTACAATGCGCGATATTCAAAATGGCACATATCAGACTATCCAAGAGCTGGGTAGAGCTAAAATTCCTGAGCATCAGTGGGCTTCTCAGGATGAAATTACAGAATATGCTTATCGCACAACTCGCGGCTTTTTCGACCGCATGGTTGATTATTTCGAGACTGAAAATTATATTTTCACTCATGGTTGGATCCCTGGTAATTTAAAGTCTCCTGACCATCAATGGCGTAGAGCAACTAAGAATCAATGGGAGAAAGCGCGTTGGGATAATGGTATGGAACGCGCAATGAAAGGTCATATTGAGCCAGGCAAAACTATTGTATGTGGACATTGGCATACTTCTTGGGGACATCATCGCCAAGATGGCACTCCTGAATGGGGTGTAGATGCTGATTTTAGCCCCTATTATGACAAGGGTATTATCGCAATTGATGCTTGCACCGCTTATTCTCACAAGGTAAATTGTATTGTTCTTGAAGATAAATTTTTAAAGGAGATTGACTAATGATTACACTGTTAATTGTATTAGCCATTGGTTTATTTATTTGGTTATTTATTTGGTGGTTAATTTTTAATAGCCCTACCAGTTCAGACCGTCCTCATTGTTTTCTCTCGTTTCATCGTTTCAAGACTCTCTACAATTTAAATGAGGATAGATATTGTTATACTTGTAATGATTATAGTGATTTTGCCCACCTGTATCTTGACAAATATCCTGAGCGAGATTATTTATGTGCAGAAGTTCAAATTAAATTCCATTTTATCAGTTTTTTATTCTTCCTCGTCTGGAATATGCTTTGTAAAATCCAAGAGAAGAGAAGTGAAAGAAATAATGGTCTTGAATTGGTGCTGACTCGTGGTAAGGAAGATATTGAGATGATTCGTGCTCGCGCCGAGAAAGAGATTCGTGAAGCGGAACGTATTAATAATAAGGTAAAAGAAAATATGGAAAAAGCAAAACATGACCGTGAAATTAGATTAACATTGAATAAGGAGGAATAAAAAATGATTATTTGCGCGGCAATTAAAGATACTCGCACTGGGGCAGTATTTGGCGGTATTCGCCATGGGTTTATCTATTCTGCGATGCATGATGCAGGTATCACTCCTCCTCATGAAAAAGCCATTGAAGGTTTTCTTGATGAAAAAGGCAATTTCTATGACCGCTATGAAGCATATGATATTGCTATGACTAATGGCCAGATGAGCGCCACTGCTCGTCATTATAAAATGGACAAACGCGAACGAGAGCTATTTTCGGAGGATTTATATTAAAATGAAAGTTAGAGTAGAATTTGAATGTGAAATATATTCAGACAAATATACCCCATGGTTTGCAGTTAATGATGAAATTATACATACCAATTTCGAGTGTGTGGAAAATCTTAAAGTGTTTGATGCTAAAACAGGAGAAGAGCTTTAAGACGGAGGTAGAGTAATGACTGAATACATGAAACGGGAAGCTGTAATCAACCGAATTAAGGAATATGCGGCAGATGTGTATGGTGTTGATTTAGATGACCCCTTGCAATTCGCGGGACATAGCGTGAGAGAAAATTTTTGTGAAGGGCTGTATGAAGCAACAGAATTGGTTGACGCCATTCCCGCCGCTGATGTTTCACCAGTATTGCATGGGGATTGGAAAGGATATTTTCCTCATTGCTCTGTTTGTGGAGAAGAAGCACTATCTCGGGATAATGGAACTTTGCACGGGGCGTATTTTCTCACCGATTACTGTCCTAACTGCGGCGCAAAAATGGACGGAGGTACTAGTGATGAATTGTGATGATTATTTTAATCAAATTGCAAAACCTGGCAAATGCGAAGTATGTGGAGCGGAAGAGCCAGTTGTAGTTTTATCCTCTTCATTTGGACCTTGTAGTTGTGCTTATTGTAGAGAGTGCTATGATTTCAATCTTGAGCCTTATGATTTATGTGTCTCTACTGTTTGGTCTTGCGGTTGGGATAATATGTCTGAGCGAGCCAAAAATATTATTGAAAAATCTCTTATTAAAATTGGTAAGACCTTCGATGAAATGATGGAAGATGCCAAAAAGATGGATCAAGATTATCTAGATTGGTGTAATAGAACAACTGAAAATGATAGGGTAGAGGACTAATCCTCTATCCTATTTTTGATTTTTGAAAAAATTTATGATATAATATTTATATAAGTTAAAGGAGTGATAAATATGGATGCCGTTAAACAATCTCTGTATGCTCATTATAAAGAGTCTCTGGAATATTTTGATAAACGCAATATCGTGGGTCTGTTCCTTCAAGGTAGTCAGAACTATGGTCTTGCTCATGAGAACAGCGACGTTGACACTAAGTTAATTGTTTTGCCTAATTTTAATGAAATTGCGTTTAATAAAAAGCCGGTTAGCACTACTCATATCCGAGAGAATGAAGAGCATATTGATTTTAAAGATATTCGGTTATATATGCAGACTTTCAGGAAACAAAATTTGAATTTCCTTGAGATTCTTTTCACTCCGTATAAAATTGTCAATCCTGATTATGCTCCTTATTGGGACGTGTTAATTAACCATCGAGAAGATATTGCTCATTATAATCTCTATCGGGCAGTTAAGAGTATGAAAGGTATTGCTCTGGAGAAATATCATGCTCTTCAACATGAATATCCTAGCAAAGTCGATGTTCTTGCTCAATGGGGTTATGACCCTAAACAACTGCATCATCTACTTCGCGTTGAAGAATATTTAATGCGGTATATGGAAGGTGAGCCTTATGAAGATTGCCTCCAGCCAAGAGATAAAGAATATTTAATCTCTGTTAAACGGGGCTTGTATAATGTCGATGAGGCCGTTGCTAAGGCCGATGCAGCCATGAAGCATATTACTGAGCGGGCTGACGCATTTTGTGAATCTCACCCCGATGAATATAATAAAAAAACTGACGAACTTCTGGATTTTGTCCAATATCAGATTATGAAAAAATGTGTAAGCGAGGAATTGAAAAATGCTTGATGGAATAACATTGCTTGATACTGGTACTAAAGTAGTTTCATATACTTGGGGCTGGAGTTGGGGCGGATTTATTGCAGCAATATTTGCAATGTTTCTTATTGTTCTCTCTATTATATGTATGATTGATGGTACGGGAGGAGATATATTTTTTATTGCTGCAATATTTGTTGGAATGCTCAGTTTATTTATTTTTGCTCATGCCAAACCAAGTAAAACAATTAATACTTATAGTGTTATAATCGATGATTCTGTGTCAATGACAGAATTTTACGATAAATATGAAGTCCTTAATATACAAGGAAAAATTTTTACAATTACTGAAAGAGAGGATACGGATTAATGGAAATTGAATTAACTCTGTAGGATGTTGAACATCTAGAGTCTAAAATGGAAGACCTTGTCGGTTGGATGACTGCCAATATGTCATCATTTTCTGCTATTGCATTCGCAGTCACCGTTCTAAGCAACGCAATTGAAGATGCTAAAAATCAACTCACTGATAGTGAAACTGAAGATTATGCAGAAGATGTTTCTGATGAAGATTGCGAATGCGCTGTATGTGATTGTGTCGAGGGGGAAATGTAATTGGCCTCTAAAGTCCTTGATATGATTAACAAGGAAGCTAACCGCCAATACAATAATATAGAACTAATCGCTAGCGAAAATTTCGTTAGCGATGAAATTCTATATGCGGTTGGCTCCATTCTTACAAATAAATATGCCGAAGGCTATCCCGATGTAGAAGATACTGCGGGCTAGCGTGGACGATACTACGGAGGATGCCAATATGTGGACGAGATTGAAGACTATTGCCGCAAAATGTGGCAAAAAGCGTTCAATACTGATTATCATGTCAATGTTCAGCCCCATAGTGGCGCTAATGCTAATACTGCTGCTTACTTGGCTGTCTTAAAACCAGGAGACACAGTTTTATCTATGAGTCTTGAAAATGGCGGTCATTTAAGCCATGGGCTTAACGCTAATATTAGTGGTAAATTATATAATTTCATTCATTATGATGTTGATGAAAATGGACTAATTGACTATGATGACTTAGCTAAAAAAATTGATCGTTGGAATCCGCAGTTGATAATTGCTGGAGCTAGCGCTTACCCTCGTCAAATTGATTTTCAAAAAATTTATGATATTATCCAAGAGGTAAAAAAGGAGTATGATGATTCATATAATCCTTATTTTATGGTTGATATGGCGCATATCGCTGGTTTAATTATCGCGGGCGACCATCCATCTCCATTTGGCCTCGCTGATATTATCACTACAACAACTCATAAAACTTTACGTGGGCCTCGTGGTGGTTTAATTTTTTGCAAGCCTGAACTAGCTAAAAAGATTGATAGTGCTGTATTCCCCGGACTTCAAGGTGGCCCATTAGAGCATGTTATTGCTGGAAAAGCAATTTGCGCGGAAGAAGCTTGCACTCAAGAATATAAGGATTATATCCATCAAGTAGTTAAAAATTGTAAAGCGATGGCCGATCATTTTACTGAATTAGGATATGATGTAATTACTGGAGGAACGGACAATCATCTGTTTCTGTTGGACTTCTCTAGCAAGTTCCCAACTATCACTGGCTTAGCAGTATAGAACAAACTTGATGAATTTGGTATAACACTCAACAAGAATACAGTTCCTAATGAAAAACGTAGTCCAAAAATTACAAGTGGTGTCCGCATTGGCACTGCCGCAATGACTACCAAAGGCTGGAAAGAATCAGATTTTATCTGGTGTGCTGACCAAATTGATTACATTATTAAAAAAATGGCTGAAAAAGATAAGGAAATGGTTTAAACCATTTCCTTTTTTTTGATTTTTTTATAAAAATATAATATAATATATATAGAAAGTTAAGAAAGGATTGATTTAATATGTCTGAGCATGTTGGATACGTTGTTAAAGTTGAAAAGCTGCGTCCTCATACTAATGCTGACCGCCTTCAGGTAGCAACCTTCTTCGGAAATGATACCTGTGTTGGTCTGGATGTAAAGATTGGCGATATTGGCGTTTATTTCCCCACTGACCTTCAGCTTGATTATGATTTCTGTGTTCAGAATCATCTTCTGCGTAAGTTGATTGATGGGACTCCTGATAAGGGTTATATGGACCCCAATAAGCGCAATGTTTCTACTATTAAGCTGCGCGGCGAGAAGTCTGATGGTATTTATGTAAATATCTCTGATTTTGACTATTGTTTCGATGATGATGCTTCTAAGTATCTAAAGATTGGCGATACTATTAGCGTAGTTAATGGTCATTCTATTTGTCAGAAGTATATTCCTCATTCTAATAAGCGGACTGGCAATCCTACTGAGGGAAATCGCACTCGCAAGAAAAAGGTTCCTATTGCTCCTCTCTTCACTGAGCATGCTGATACTGAACAGCTGGCTTATAATCTTGGTGCATTCCAGGCGGGTGATCAGATTGAAATTACTCTGAAGATGCATGGCACTTCTCAGCGCACTGGTTATTTGCCCGTATTTAAGGGTTATAAGCGTTCTCTGTGGGATAAAATCATGAAGCGTGATGGTACTCCTATTTATGAGTGGGGTTATGTATCTGGCACTCGACGCACTGTTCTGGAGAATTTTGATGGTGGTTTTTACGGTTCTAACCTGTTCCGTGAGCGACACTCTAAGTTCTTCGAAGGTAAGCTCCATAAGGGTGAGGAAGTGTATTACGAAGTTGTTGGTTTCACTGATACTGGCGCCCCTATTATGGCATCTGCCGCGAATAAAAAGTTAAACGATAAGGCATTTATCAAGCAGTATGGCGAAACTACTACCTTCTCCTATGGTTGTTCTCCTACTGGATATAATACTTATCCTGATGGGTCTCATGATGAAGTCCCTCAGTCTGAGCTCTACGTTTATCGTATGACTATGACTAATGAGGATGGCGATGTAGTAGAGTATTCTCCTGAGTTTATGCGTTATCGTTGCGAGCAGATGGGATGTAAAACTGTACCTGTTATGTGGAAGGGCTTTATTCCCGCTGATGAAACCTTAGAAGAGTGCTATGACTGCAATGGTGAGTGGGGCACCTGGAGAGTTATCCGTAAAAACACTCCCGGCGAGTGGATTATGAATATGGCAGAGCAGTATTATGCTGGTCCTGACCCCATTGGCAAGACTCATACTCGTGAGGGCGTGGTTGTTCGTATTGTAAATAAGCCTAAGTTCTGTGCCTACAAGCATAAGAACTTTGAGTTCAAGTGTTTGGAAGGTCTTGTAAAGGCAGAAGCTGAGGCTCCTGATATGGAGGAAGCACAGGATGAAGTATGACCCTGTAAAAGTTCCGCTCGATTCAGCAATGGTCGAGCGGAACACTCGAAATGAATGTATCAATGAAATTCGCCCTCGTATTCCAGAAGCATTATGGGATAAAATTTCAGAGGATTTAGTTCGCGATCAATGCTTAAGTTTATGGACTTGTTGTATTGAATGCATCGAAGAGATGGCTGATGCTTGGGAAGAGCAAAATGGTGAAAACCTTGTGTGGGTGCCCGGCCACTATGAAGTCCAAAAGGAGAAAGATTGATGGAAAAGAATATCACTCTAAGTGAAGATAAATTTAAGCGCATTTATTGCGGTTATCTGAAATATTTGGCACTTCAAAATGGCGGCGTCGATAACTGGTCATGGTATGGAGATTCACTTGGTGATTTTTTGAAAGAGTGTTATTTAGAAAATCATCCTGATAAAACTCTTGAAGATCTTTTTGATGAAGATTATGATTTTGATACAGTTGTTGATGAAGATTTAAAAAGTGGAAATTTTTAATTATGATTAATTTACATTTTCATAAAGCAGAGCCTGTTCCATTTTATGTCAATACAGTTTTTTCTCTCTACAGATGCAGCAAATGCGACAAAGTATTGTTGGTAAACCGCTATACTGGGTATTGTAAATGGATGTCAGAGGAAAAAGCATTATACCAGGCTTATAAATCAGAAACAGGGCTATAAGCTCTGTTTTTGATTTTTTATAAAAAATATATTATAATATATATAGAAAGTTAAGAAAGGAATTGATAAATATGATGTTTATTATTTCGATCCTGTTGGTTGGTGTATTGTTTCTGGTGCCGTCTGCTGTATGCACTTGGCTTTGGGGATTGATTCTTGTCCCTATGTTTAACATTGAGCCAATCAGTTTTTGGAGCATGTATGGTTTGATTTGGATGGTGCAGCTTATGACTGGCAGCCTCTTCGAAGACATTGCTCTGTCTAATTCCTATCTTAATAATGAGTTGTTTGATAATATTAAATTTGATTCGGAAGATGAGGATAAGTAATGTTTGAAGAGCACGCATTTTATTGTATGAAGTGCGGCCATCGAGGTATTCCGTTGGCTCGACGCACAAGTCATCAACACGAACGTTTCCATCGTAAGAAATTGTATTGTCCTTATTGTAAGGAAGAAGTCAATCATATCGAATGCAAGAATGAGACTGACATTGAAGAATTTTTGAAAAATTTTAACGAAGGGGTGTATGCGAATGAAGTCGAAGACTCTGTGGCTCATTGCCGGAGTGCCTGGAAGTGGTAAATCTACTTTCCTTGCTAATAAGGTTAATAGCTCTAAAGCAAAAATTGTTTCTCGTGATGCCATTCGTTTTAAACTCCTTGGAGACGGAGACTCTTATTTTAAGAACGAAGATACTGTCTGGAATATGTATGTAGATGCTATTAAGAATAGCCTCCAGGAAAATGAGCATACTATTCTTGATGCCACTCATTTAAATGAACGTTCTCGCAATAAAATTCTTGATCGTTTAAATTTAAATGATGTTAATATCAATGTCATTTATTTTAAAGTTCCTCTAAATGTATGCATTGACCGGAATGCTCAGCGAACTGGCCGAGCCCATGTGCCGACTGATGTAATTACCAAAATGTATGCTTCTTACCGCTACCCCACTTTTAATGAAAAATACCATTATAATCGTATCCTTGAAGTCGATGAAAATGGAAATATTAATGAATGGAGTGATAAGTAATGGCGATTTTCGCTACGTCAGATATGCACTTCGGGCATGACCGGGAATTCATCTGGAAGGTTCGTGGATTTAAGTCCATCCAGGAGATGAATGATGCATACGTGAATCGTTGGAATAGCGTGGTTGGCCCTGAAGATGATGTTTATTGCCTGGGTGATTTAATGCTCGGTGACCCTTCTAATATTGAGTATATTAAGAAACTCAATGGTAAAATCCATATTGTATATGGTAATCATGATACTAATAATCGGCGTAAAATGTATGCTGAACTTCCTAATGTGGTAGAAGCATCATGGGCGATTATGTTAGATTATAGAAAATATCATTTTTTTATGACACATTTTCCTTGTATGACTGGTAATTTGGAGAAAGAAAGTTTGAAACAATGCACTTGTAATTTGTTTGGACATACCCATCAGACTACCAATTTTTATAATGATTTGCCATTTATGTATCATGTTGGAGTTGATTCTCATGATGGCTATCCTGTAAGTCTTGATATTATTATCGAGCAAATGAATGCCAAAGTAAGAGAATGTCGTTCTTACCTTGATGAAGAGGAAACAACTCCTGCTCCGGTAGAGCGCAAGACCCCTGATTTTCCCGCTCGTTTAACTCAAAAAGAAATGTTAGAGGAGCATAAAGCAACTGTTCGTTGTGATAAATGTGTATATAGTGCATGGTTCTGTGGTCAAAACCCCACTGATTGTCATGAGTATCGTCGCGACCCGCCTGATGGTGGTTATTATGGCTAATTATTAAAATATCAAATAGATACCAAAGTCTGTAAAAGGCTTGATATAAAAAATTAAATATTTAAGGAGAAACAAATGGAAATTCTAACTACTATTTTGCCTTATCTTCCCATTGTTCTGATTGTAATTGTGGCTCTGATTATCCTTAAAGCCGGATATGTCAAAGCCCCTCCTGATACAGCATTGATTATCTCTGGTATGCATAAGAAACCAAGAGTTCTCATTGGTAAGGCTGGTATCAGAATTCCCTTCTTCGAGCGAGTAGATAATCTGTCTCTCGGCGCTATCCAGATTGATGTAAAAACTGGGTCAGCCGTTCCTACTGCGGAATATATTAATGTTAGAGTTGATTCTACAGTATCTGTCCGAGTAGGTCAAAATCCTGAGATGATTGCTCTTGCTGCTCAAAACTTCCTTAATGTAGACCGTGATACAATTGCTCGAAAGATTAATGACCTTCTGGAAGGTAATATTCGTGAAATTGTTGGTCAAATGAAGCTGACTGATATGGTCAGCGATCGCAAGCTGTTTAGTGAAAAGGTTCAGGAGAATGCCGTTCCCGACCTGGCTCGCTATGGTTTGGAGTTGATTACATTTAATGTCCAGAACTTTTCTGATGACAATGATGTAATTACTAATTTGGGTATTGATAATGTTGCTCAGATTAGTAAGAACGCCGCAATCGCTAAGTCTAACGCTGAGCGTGAAATTGAAGTTGCTAAGGCTGAGAATGCTAAGCAAGCCAATGACGCTAAGGTTAAGGCGGCTGAGGATATTGCTACTCGCAATAATGATTTGGCTATTAAGCAGGCACAACTCCAGCAGGAGGCCGATACTCGTAAGGCGCAGGCAGCCGCAGCAACCGGTATCGAGGAAGAGAATCAGCGCAAGATTAAGGAAGTCGCCGCAACTAATGCTAATATTGCTAAGGCAGAGCGTGAAGCCGAGCTGAAGCAGAAGCAGATTCAGCTGAAGGAATATGAACTGGATGCTCTGGTTCGTAAGCAGGCTGAGGCTGATAAGTTCGCGGCTGAGAAGCAAGCTGAGGCCGATTTGGTTCGTCGTCAGAAGGAAGCAGAGGCTAAGGCCTATGAAGCTGTAAAGAATGCTGAAGCTAAGAAGGCTCAGGCCGATGCTGACCGATATGCCGCTGAGCAGCAAGCTGCTGGTATTCAGGCAGTTGGTGCCGCTGAGGCCGCAGCCATTGAAGCTAAGGCTGAGGCGCAGAAAAAGATGGGCGAAGCATCTATTATCGAGATGTATTTCAAGGCGTTGCCTGATGTAGTCGCAAGCGCGGCCGCTCCTCTGGCTAAGGTTGATAAGATTGTCCAGTATGGCGATGGAAATTCAACCAAGCTGGTTAAGGATGTAATGACTTCCGCAAACCAGATTATGGAAGCTATGGCAGATAGTGGCATTGACATTAAGGATATGCTGACTTCTGCTCTAAAGAAGAAAGATTAATTTTATAGACCGCTGATTAATTTCAGCGGTCTATTTTTATGCTCTTGGGTATAATCAACTAATCGCATCCGTGATTTTTTTAGATTTAATAGATATAAAAATAAAGGAGGCATTAGTATGGTAAATATAATGTCAAAAAGTGGACACACTACATATGGATTGACAGAATATGTTCTTGATGAAGAAAAAGAAGTAAATAATTTATCAGTCCTCGATGCACCTGGTTCTACTGCGTATATTATTGCTACTGGTAATAGTTATATTTTATCAGGTGGGAGTCGCGCTTGGAAAAAAATGAAATTAGTAAGTGCTGGTGGAAGTGGAAGTAATGCTGAAGCAGAAGCCCGTATTGCTGAACTAGAAACTCAAGTTGCTGAATATCAAGCAAAAGAAACTAAAGCAACTAAGTAGATTAATGAACTAACTACTACAATCCAAGAGCAGAAAAATACATTAGCTAAAAAAGAAACTCAAATTACTACCTTACAAGCGAATTTAAATAATAAAGAAACTGAACTTAATACAACTAAATCAGAGTTAGCTACAGCTAATGAAAAAGTAGAAAAATTAAGTGATGTTAAGGTTGAAGGAGATACCTTGGTATTGCCTGATGATTTGATTGATACAGTAGAGGAGGGCTAATATGAATATTTCTAAAATTAAAATCAAAGGATAGATTTATAATATCGTCGATGCTAATGCATACGTTGCAGAAGTAAATGGCAAAAGATATGCTAATTTAAATGAAGCGGTTATTGCTTGCGGAATTACTCCATCTACTATTACTCTAATTGGTAATGAAGTTATGAGTGCTCAAGTTGTAATTGGCGATGGACAAGATATCACACTTAATTTAAACGGAAAGTCATTAACCGCAAAACCCAATTGGAATTTTAATTCTGGTCTATTAGCTGTCCATCATGGTGGAACTCTAACTATTAATGGCGAAGGTGAAATTTTTGGAGTAAGTCCTGGTGGCTGTGTATATTGCGGCATTGTTTTAACAGTTGATAAGACTGATAACGATAGTTCTAAACCCGCTAGATTAATTGTTAATGGTGGACATATTGTTGGTCAATGTTATGGTATTAGTGGTAATGGTTCTAACGCTGGACGCGGAAATACTGAATGTATTATTAATGGTGGTTTAATTGAAGCATCAAGTATCATTACTGGAGAAGATAATTGTGGTTATTATCAACCTCAATTCAATAGTAGAATGACCTTCAATGATGGAGTAATTCGTGGGCGTTCAGCTATTGAAATTCGTAGCGGAGATTTTACTATGAATGGTGGTATTGCTGAAGCCTATGGTTTTGCCAATGAATGCATGGTAAAAAATGGCAGTGGTCCGACTTCAAAAGGTGTAGCAGTTGCTATTGCCCAACATTCTACTAAACAACCTATTAATGTAATTATTAATAATGGTCAATTAATTGCTGAATGTCCATTTTTCGAAGGGAATCCTATGGAAAATGATGAATTATCTATTGCTACTATAAAAGCTGAAATTAATGGCGGTTCATTCCGCACTGTTGGAGCTGGTAGTGAACCATTCCATGCCACTGATTTAACTGAATTTGTTAAAGGTGGAGAATTTGTTCATGAATTTACTGATAAAAAATATTTAGACCCTGAAAAATTTGACGTTGACAATTGGATATCAATTTAATATATCTAATGGGAGAGATTAATTTCTCTCCCATTTTTTTTATTTGTTCCCGACTTCGGCGGTAATTTCGATTCTTCGCGCCTATAGCAATTTTTTAACCAAATAGCGACTATTTGCATTTTCCTATATTTTTTGATATAATATAAATATAAATAATAATATAAGGAGAATCATATGAAAACTTCTTTTGAATATGATAATGGTCAAACACTATGTGTAATTGAATATAAAGACCATTACTTTGTAGGATAGGCTCATTGTCATCCAGATGATGAAGATTTTATGAGTGAAAAAACGGGTTGTTTTATTGCCGAATCTCGTGCTCATCAAAAATATTTAAAATTTGTAAAAAATTGTGAAATTTTACCAAAATTAGAAGCATTAAATCATCTTAAATCAACATTAGCAGTTTGGGAAAGTGATACCCCTAATTATTTTTCAAAACGATTAAATTCTGAAATTAAAAATCTTGAAGAAGATTTAATGATGTGTAAACGGGCTATTACTAATGAACAATAGTATTTACACGGCTATATCAAAGAAAAAGATAAATTATATAAACGCATTCGTCTAAAGAATGAGACACCGGACAATTCAAATTAATATTCGTATCTAAAAATTTAAATTTAGAAACGGAAGGGTGAATACTATTAAATATTTATTAGTTTTTCTCGCTGGCATAATTTTTTCCGATTATATTATCCCTTGTTTAGATGGCTTACTCAAAGTATTTTTAACTTAGCTCGAATGTGTTAAACAAACTTAGGCTGAAAAAATGTCAGAGAGTGAGGCTCGCATTAAGGCCCTTTCTAATCCTACTACAATAGTTAAAAAAATTGGTTTTACTGTTGAAGAAAAGGAAGAAGAATCTAAAACAGAAGAGGAAGATACTGAATGATAAAAACAAGACAATTCTATGATACCTGTAGCCTGCTTCTGAAAGCGGGGAATTTGTTTGATGAACCAAAAGATTTTATTATTTCTTCAATTACATTACAAGAATTAGAAAATATAAAAATATCAACTAATAAAGATGATAATGTAAAATTTTCAGCTCGTCAACTTCTCCACGATTTAGATGAGCATTTTGGTCAATATTTAATTATTAATTACCAAAATACATATGCTCAAAATATAACACAAAGAGATTTTGAACTAACTAACGATACAAAAATTCTGAGTTGTTATTTGGAATGTGTGCGATTATTTCCAGAAGAAAAAATAGTATTTATTACTAATGACTTAGCTTTAAAAAGTATCGCACGAGTATTTACTTCTAATATTCAATCGTTAGAAGAGGATAAGCCTGATGACTATACTGGGTATAAAGAAATTACTATGTCTGATGATTGTATGGGTGATTTTTATACAAATCCAAGTGAAAATGAATGGAATCTTCAAATTGGTGAATATATCCTTGTTAAAAATACAGAGGGAGAAATCGTCGATCGTTTATGTTGGAATGGCGAATATTATCGACATTTAGACTATAAATCATTTAATTCACGATGGTTCGGTGAAGTCAAACCAATCAAAGGAGATGCTTATCAATAGCTTGCCTGTGATAGCTTAGTAAATAATAGAATTACTATGTTAAAAGGTCCAGCAGGAACAGGTAAAACTTATCTCGCTCTTGGATTTTTACTTCATATGCTTGACCGGGGCCAAATTGATAAAGTTATTATTTTCTGTAATACTGTAGCAACTAAAAATTCTGCTAAATTAGGTTTTTATCCCGGCAGTCGAGATGAAAAACTTCTTGATTCTCAAATCGGTAATCTATTAATTAGTAAATTAGGAGATAGAATTGCCGTTGAAGAATTAATGAATCGCGAAAAATTAATTCTATTACCTATGTCAGATATTAGAGGTTATGATACTACTGGTATGAATGCTGGCATTTATATTTCAGAAGCTCAAAATCTTGACATTACTCTAATGAAATTAGCTTTACAGCGTATTGGTGAAGACAGCATTTGTATCATTGATGGCGATGCTTAGACCTAGGTTGATGATGTGCATTTTGCTGGCGCAAATAATGGTATGCGTAGAGCATCTAAGATATTTAGAGGTAGCGATGTATATGGTGAAGTAGAATTAAAAACAATTCATCGTAGTAAAATTGCAGAAATTGCTCAAAAAATGTAATAAGCCAATTTAGAGGCGCTCTTCGGAGCGTCTCTTTTTATATATAATTTTTTAAAGAGAGGAATGATTAAATGACTGCTATTGAAAAAGCTTGGCGTGAATACGTCGTTTATTTAGCACAGTCATATATTGGATGCAAAGAATCTGATGGTAGTCATAAAAAAATTGTAGATTTATACAATTCTCATAAACCATTAGCTCGTAGTTATACATTAAAATATACTGACTCTTGGTGTTCTGGATTTGCGTCTGCTATAGCGATTAAAGCTGGATTAACAGATATTATTCCAACAGAAGTAGGATGCGAAAAACATGTTCAATTATTCAAAAATCATCCTATTAGTAAATGGGAAGAAAATGGAACTAAAATTCCTGAACCTGGTGATTATATTTTTTATAATTGGGATAAATCTAGTCAACCCAATGATGGTTCTGCTGATCACGTTGGTATTGTAGAACGAGTAAATAATAATGTAATTACTACTATTGAAGGCAATTATAGTGATAGTGTTAAACGTAGAACTTTAATCGTTGGTGCTGGAAACATTCGTGGTTATGGACGCCCAGCATATTGGACTTTAAAAACTATGCCACCATCATATGAACGTGATACTTCTGCAACTTCTACAACCGCTTTACTTAAACGTGGAGATAGAAATGACGCTGTGCGCGCTTTACAAAATAATTTAATTTCTCTGGGTTATTCATGTGGTTCTGCGGGAGCTGATGGAGATTTTGGTTCTGGAACTGAAGCAGCAGTTCGCTCTTTCTAGTCTAAAAATGGCTTAACTGTTGATGGAATTGCTGGACCAGCTACTTTATCAGCAATTCAAACTGCATTGAAAAAAGCATCACAGCCCACAATGACCAGTAAATTAAAATATACAGATAGCAACCCTCCATTTGTTTGTATGTAGAAAAATAGCACTTGTTATAAAGGCACAAGTAAAATGCAGATTAAAGGAGTTTTATGGCATAGCACTGGTGCTAATAATACTTGGCTAAAACGTTATGTTTAGCCCTATGAAGGCGATTCTGGTTATAACGAAGCAATAGCAAGATTAGGCAAAAATGTAAATAAAAATGACTGGAATCACATTACTCGTCAAGCTGGATTAAATGCTTGGGTGGGTAAAATGGCTGATGGTACTGTTGGATGTGTTCAAACAATGCCTTGGGATTATCGCCCTTGGGGCTGTGGTAGTGGACCAAAAGGCTCTTGTAATGATGGTTGGATTCAATTCGAAATTTGTGAAGATGGTCTAACTAATGAAACCTATTTAAAGCAAGTATATGAAGAAGCCTGCCAATTAACAGCCTATTTGTGTAAAAAATATAATATTGACCCAAATAGCACAGTTAATTTTAAAGGGATGAATGTTCCTACAATTCTCTGCCACGCTGATAGTAATACTCTAGGTTTAGGATCAAATCATGGTGATATTAACCATTGGTTCCCTAAATTTGGTAAATCAATGGCAACAGTTCGTGCTGATGTGGCTAAATTGATGAATGCTACTTCTTCATCTATTCCATCAAATACTCCTAATTCATCTACCACTAAAGTTCAATTATATCGTATCCGTAAAACTTGGACCGATAGTAAAACTCAAATGGGAGCATATAGTTCATTAGAAAATGCTAAGAATGCTTGCGATAAATTGGGTGGAGATTATAAAGTATTTGATGCTGAAGGTAAAATAGTTTATATTCCAGCCAAACCATTTACCCCATATATAGTTCGTGTTAATGTTGAAAAATTAAATGTCCGCGCTCAACCAAATAATACTAGTAAAATAGTAATGGTTTTAAATAAGGGTGCTTATACTATAGTTGAAGAGAAAAATGGATTCGGTAAGCTAAAAAGTGGTGCCGGATGGATTAATCTTGCCTATACAACTAAGAAATAATTATGGCTAAAAAAGATATGCGTTAGAAGAAAAAAGAATTTTCAAAAACCTTACTAATACAAGAATCTATATTAATATGGATAACTACCATATGTTTTATTGTATTGGCATTTTATTGTGTAATAAAATAGTATTTTGGTGAATTACCTTGGCTTACCGCTATGGCAGCATTCCCTTGGAGTGCTTATGGTGTGAGTCAAGTATTTTATTATAAAAAAGCCGCGTTAGAAAATACAAAGGATGGTGTTAAATTTGAAAGTATTATACGAAGTATCGATAATGCTTATGCTAATACAACCTATCCTCATCAAGATGTTTCAACCGATGATATAATTAATGAATTTTCTGGAAATTCTCAAGATCCAGTTGGATAATCTATTTACAGGGTTAGCGAATTAATTCGCTAACCCTTATTTTTTTTATTTGCTATTTCTTAATTTATTTGTTATAATATAATTAAATTAATAAAGGAGTATGATTTTTATGAGTTTTACACCTTCTGAAATTGATTTAATTATTAAAACCAGAATAGAACATGGTGAAACTGTTTATAATTTAGCTACTGGCGACCCTAATTATCCAGTCCCGCCTCGAATTATAGGTGGATTATCATATGCTATGAATAAGGGTATTCATAATTATAGTCCAGTAGCAGGGTATCAAAGTCTACGTCAAAAAATTTATCCAAGTCATCCAACTTGTGTTATTATTGGGAATGGTGCTAAAGAACTTATCAATCTTGCTATTCAAGCAACTAAAAAAGATACTGAAAAAAACGAATATATTGTATGTGGCCCCACTTGGTCATGTTATACAGATATGATTCGTAATTCTGGTAGTATGGTTAGATATATTGATTTATCTGACTTCACTAAAATTTTACAAAAAATTTCTAATTTTGTCAATCCGAATACGCGAGCGATTGTGCTGAATAATCCGAATAATCCAACAGGAAAAATTTATGACCCGTCTACCATTCGACGTCTTGCAGATATGGCTGAAGAAAATAATTTTTATCTTATTGTAGATGAAGTTTATGAAGATTTTATTTATGATAAAGAAAAAACCAGTTATATGTCAGCCCAAATGTGGCCTAACACTATTGTAATTAAAAGTTTTTCTAAAAAGTATTCTCTAACCGGTTGGCGTTTTGGATACGCAATTTGTGGTAATAGTATGATTGCATCTAAAATGATTTATATTAAATCTAATACTATTGGACCTCCTAATTCTCTTATCCAAAAGGCAGTTGAATATAATTGGGATAATATTATTGATAATAGAATTATTGATTATAAGACGCGTAGAGATTATTTGGCGGAATCATGCGGTTGGAAGGCTCCTGACGCGGGATTGTATTTTTGTGTCCCTGTAAAGGATTTTGACAAAACATTTAAAGAATTGGCAGAACATAATATTTATATTCTCTCTGGAGAGAATTATAATATGCCTGGTTATGCGCGGATTTCATTCGCGAACACCTCGCTCGATGACTTAAAGAAAATTCAACCAATTTTAGCCACGATTTCTTGACAATTCTAAAAATTTTTGATATAATATAAATATATAAAGAAAAAGTATAAAAAAGAAATAATTGGAAGGAGATTTAATAAATGTCTGATTATGGCGTAAAAGACATAAAAACGCTTGAAGGCATTGAAGCTATCCGACTTAGACCAGGTATGTATATTGGTTCAGTTGGACCTGATGGCGTAAGACATATTACCCTTGAAATTATTTCCAATGCTGTCGATGAATATTTAAATGGTCATTGTACTGAATGTAATATTACTGTTAATAAAGACGGTGATATTGAAGTTAAAGATAATGGTCGTGGTGTTCCATTCGGTAAAGCAAAAGATGGTAGTGAAACATTAGTAAATGTTTATACGAAACTACACACTGGTGCTAAATTCGATAGTAATGGAAAAACTGGATATAATACATCTGGTGGTATGAATGGCGTCGGTGCAAAGGCAACTAACGCATTATCTGAACAATTTCAAGTTGTTTCATTTAGAGATGAAAAAAAAGCTACTGCTTCATTTAAATGTGGTAAATTAATTAACTATAAAGAAGAAAAATATAGTGATAAAAATACAGGAACTTGGGTAAAATTCCGTCCAGATGCAACTATTTTCAAGGAAGGTATAAAACTTGATTATGATGCGCTAAGAAAACAAATTCAGGAATTAGCTTATTTGTCTCCTGGAATGCTCTTTACATTAAAATTTGAAGATAAACCAGAAGAAACTATTAGCTCCAAGAATGGTATTTTAGATTATATTAAAGATTTAAATAATAAAAAAACTACTCTTACTTCTGTATTTTATACTGAAAATACAGAAGATAGAATTGGTGTAAAAATTGCACTTCAATATAATGATACTTATAGCGATACTTATAAACTCTATACCAATTCTATCCCTAATAGTGGCGGAACTCATTTGACTGGGTTTAGAACAGCCTTAACAACATCAATTAATGATTATGCTCGTGAAAAAGGGCTCTTAAAAGATAAAGATGCTAATATTACTGGCGAAGAATTGAAAGAGGGATTAACTTTAGTTCTCTCATTCATTATGCCAGACCCAGTATTTTCAGGCCAGACTAAAGATGTTCTATCAAGCAGCGAAGCACGCACAATGGTTCAACGTCTTGTTTCTAAAGATTTAAAAGTTTGGCTAATGTCAAATGAAAAAGATGCTAAAGCTATTGTTGATAAAGCATTATTGGCACGAGCCGCAAGAGAAAAAGCAAAGAAAGCTAAAGAGACAGTCCGTAAAGCTGATACAAAAAAGCGTGCTATGCTTCCCGGTATTCTAAGCGATGCCAATAGTAAAGATAGAAAAAATTGTGAAGTATTTATCGTTGAGGGTAAATCTGCTGAAGGCCCCGCAAAAAATGCTCGAAATCGTAATACACAGGCAGTTTTACCCTTAAAAGGTAAGATTATTAATACCTTAAAAGCAGATTTACATAAAGCATTAAGTAATAATGAAATTAGTGCTATGATTGATGCATTTGGATTGGAAGTTCAAAATGGCAAAGTTATTGTTGATGAATCTAAATTGCGTTATGGCAAAATTATTATTACCGCAGATGCTGATGTTGATGGTAGTCATATTCGTGTCTTATTTTTAACATTTATTTGGAAATTTGCGCCTGAGCTTCTGGGAAAAGGCTATATTTATACTGCCGTGCCTCCATTATTTAAAGCTACTTGGGGCACTAATATTAAATATTTAAAAGATGAACGAGCATTAACAGAATTTCGCAGTTCAATGAATCGTCAATTTGAATTAGGACGAATGAAAGGTCTTGGTGAAATGGACGTTCATGAGATGGAAGAAACTGTTATGAATCCAGAAACTCGTACTTTAAAGCAAATTACTATGGAAGATGCAGAACAAGTAGCAACCACATTTATTAGTTTAATGGGTGAAGCAGTCGGTCCTCGTAAGGCATTTATTGAGAAATATGCAGAAAGGGCTAATGTCGATGTGTGAGAATATTAAAGTTAATGTAGTTAATTTATATCCTGGTGATATTATTGTTGCTCATTTAGGTGAAGATGTTAATGTAGATGAAGCACGTGAAATTCATTAGGCATTAAATAAACTATTTCCAAATAATACAGTAAATGTAATTAATAATTATTTTGTTAAAGAGTTCACAATATTCTCTGACCACGACCAAAATCCATTTTTAAGAGGTGTCCTATGAGTTATATTATTTATACTGATGGTTCTTGTCGAGGAAATGGTACAAAAAATAGCTCAGGAGGATTTGGGGTTGTAATTACCAAAGATGATGAATTAATAGCCACATATCGTAAAGATTGTGAAACTACTACAACAAATAATCGTGAAGAATTAAAAGCTATTTTATATGCATTTTCTGAATATGGTAAATATAATCCAATTGTGTATAGTGATTCTGCATATTGTGTTAATGCAATTAATACTTGGATGTGGAATTGGAAAACATTTAATTGGATAAAGAAAACAGACAACAAAGCTCCAGAAAATGTTGATTTATTTAAAGCATTTGATCGTTTATATCATATTGGGTTAAAAATGGATTTAAGAAAAATTTCAGGACATTCAGGACATAAATGGAATGAATTAGCTGATAGATTGGCTACTGGAGAGGAGGAAGCTACAATTGGAAAATAATATTATTCAAACACCAATTATTCATGAAGTTGAACAATCATTTTTAGATTATAGTGTTAGTGTAATTACAGACCGTGCAATTCCTTCTGCTGAAGATGGATTAAAACCAGTAGCAAGACGAATTTTATATGATATGTTTGATAAAGGATACGCATATAATAAAAAATTCGTTAAGTGCGCGCAACCAGTAGGTGATACGATGGGTCGTTTTCATCCTCATGGTGATAGTTCTATTTATGGAGCATTGTGTATTTTAAGCCAACCTTGGACGATGCGCTATCCTCCTATTGCATTTCATGGAAATAATGGTTCTCGTGATGGCGCACAAGAAGCAGCTTATCGTTATACAGAATGTAAACTATCTCCTATTGGAGAAGAAATGCTGGCAGACATTAAAAAAAATACAGTTGATTGGCAACTTGCTTATACTGATGTAGAAGACGAACCAGTATATTTACCTGGCCGCATCCCTCATTTGATGGTAAATGGCACTACTGGTATTGCGGTTGCTATGGCTTGTTCATTTGCTCCTCATAATTTAACTGAAATTATGGATGCTATTATTTGCGACTTAGATAAGCCTGATTGTTCTATTGATGATTTGCTCCAATACGTTAAAGGGCCAGATTTCCCTACTGGAGCAACGCTAATTAATAAAGACGAATTACGTAGTGCCTATATAACTGGTAAAGGCCGCGCTCGCGTAAGGGCTGATTATACTATTGAAAGCAAAAATGGTTATGATACTATTGTATTTACTTCAATGCCATATAAAGTATCAAAAGATGATTTAATTATTGAAGTTGATAAATTATGTGAAGCAGGTAAACTTGATGGTATTGTAGCAGTTCGAGATGAAAGTAATAAAGATGGTGTTCGTTTTGTTATTGAATTAGCAAAAGGAACTGCAATCAATCCTATTATTAATAAATTATATAAATTAACTCGACTTGAAGATACATATAGTTTTAATCAAGTGGCTCTGGTTAATAAAAAGCCTAAATTATTGAATCTTAAAGAATTAATTGAGATTTATATTGACCATCAAAAAGATGTTTTACTTCGTAAAACCAAATATGATTCTGATAAAATTGCTTCTAAAATTCATATTTTAGAAGGATTGTTAATCGCATTAGAAGATATTGATAATGTAATTAAATTAATTAAACAATCTGAATCTTCTGCTGCTGCTAAAATTTCATTAGTAGAAAAATATAATCTTTCTGAAGCTCAAGCTAAAGCTATTCTTGATATGAAATTAGCACGTTTGGCAAAATTAGAGAAGGTACAAATTAATACTGAAAAAGAAGAATTAGTAGCAGAATTTAATAAATTAGCATTAATTCTTAAAGACCCAACAGATGAATTAAGAAAAATTTTTATTGAGATTAAAAATAAATATGGTGATGAACGCAGAACTGTTATTACTCAAATTGAAGCAACTCCAAAAGAAGACGAGGAAATTGCCGAAGTTGAGCCTGAAAAATGCGTTGTAGTAATGACAGAAGGTGGAACTATTAAACGTATTCCTACCGCATCATTCCGCACCCAGAAGAAAAATGGTAAAGGTATAAAATCACAAGATGATATTACTTCCTGTGTATTGCGAACCAATACTATTGATTCTCTTATGATTTTTTCTAATAAAGGTTTAATGTATCGTCTATTGGTTAATGATATTCCAGTAGGAACAAATACATCACAGGGTCTATCAATTCGCGCATTAGTGAACATGATGCCTAATGAAGAGCCTGCTACAATGTATTCAATTTATAGGGATACTGATGCTAAATTTGTATTGTTTGTAAGCAAAAATGGTTTAGTTAAAAAGACTCCCTTGGAAGAATATGTAAAAACTAAAAAGAAAACTGGTATTGCCGCTGTCTCAATTAAAGAGGGAGATAAACTCGCTTTAGTTTCTCTGATCAAAGATGAAGAGCTTCTATTAATTACTAAAAAGGGTAATGTTATTAGATTTAATTCTAATGAAATTGGACCTACTTCTCGTGCGTCTTACGGCGTAAAAGGCATTGGTCTTAATGAAGGCGATGAAATTGTTAGCGCATTGCCGATTCGTCATAATACGGATACTCTAGCCATTTTCACCGAAAGTGGTAGTGGTAAAAAAGTTAGTTTGACTGAATTCCCTGCTCAGAAGCGTGCTGGTAAAGGTATTGCGGGATATAAGGCTAGCAATATAAGTGGTGATATTGTTGGAGCAACATTAGTTGCTGATGAAGATAATGTATTGATTGTTGGAGATAAATCAACAATTTGCGTATCTGCAAAGGATATTCCTCTACAAAGTCGTTTATCTGTTGGTAATCAATTAATTCGTAATAGTCGCATTAAATCAATCACTAAAGTATAATTAAGTTGAGGAGTTTAGGCTCCTTAACTTGTTTTTTTAGAAAAAAAATTATATAATATGTATATAAGATAAAAGAAGGAGAAAATAATGAGTTTTTCACAAGAATTAATTGATAAATTTGCCCCTGAAGCGCAATGTATTCAGGCGATGAAAATCTGGAAACTTCCAGACGGGAAAGAGAATATGTTTCCGCAAGTTTGTAATAGTGGCAATTATTTTGCAGAATTAAAGAAAGATGGTTATTGGTATCAATTTGAAAAAACTGAACATCATAGCTATTTATTTAGTCGCAATATAAGCGCAAACACTGGCATTCTAACTGAAAAACTTGATAATGTTCCTCATATTGCAGTAGCATTAAATTGTCTTCCTTCTGGAACTATCTTAATCGGAGAAATCTATTATCCAGGTAAAACGTCTAAAGATGTGACTAAAATTATGGGATGTTTAGCTCCTGAAGCGATTACACGTCAGCAGTCGTCCGGTCTAATTCATTATTATCTCCATGATGTAATTAGATATAATGGAGTCGATTTACAAGATAAGGGTGCTTGGACACGCTATCAGGTTCTTAAGGCAATCTGGGATAAATTTAATTTATCTCAATATCATTTTTTAGAATTGGCTGAAGCACACACTTCCAATATCCAAGAATTTACAGCCTCCGCATTGGATAAAGGTGAAGAAGGGGTCGTTCTTAAGAAGAAAGACGCTGTTTATGTGCCAGATAAACGTCCGGCTTGGTCTTCAGTTAAAATTAAAAAAATGGATTTTATTGATTGCATTTGTATTGGGTTTGAGGATGCAACTAAATATTATGATGGCAAAGAAATTCAGAGTTGGCAATATTGGGAAGTAAAAGAACCAAGTTTTTATGATTGTTTCGAAGAAGACCATTGTTTTGCTGGCTGGGTTAATCCTCAATTATTAAATGGTAATTATTATTATAAATACACTCAAAATCATAGTAATGCAAATTAGGGACTTCAACTAATAGATGATAATGAGAGATATTATATGCCAGTTACCAAACCCTATTTTTATGGATGGAAGACATCTATGCGACTTGGAGCCTTGGATAATGAGGGTAAAATTGTAGAAATTGGAACAGTATCATCTGGACTAACTGATGATTTGAAAGCTGATTTTGCAAAAAATCCTGATAAGTATCTCAATCGTGTTGTTTCAATTCAGTGTATGGAAAAAAATAATACTGAACATACACTACGACATGGGTTCTTTAAATGTTTCAGGGATGATAAAAATTTTGAAGACTGCCTAATAGATACTATATTTTGACTTTCCGAAAAAAATTGTATATAATATGATTGTAAAAATTAAGGATGAAAATTTTTAAATGAAGCGTAAAGAACTAAAAAATCTCGCAAAAAAAATTGCTCAAGCGGAGCATATTGTTTAGACAAGTGATAATCAAGATGAAATCCAACGGGCTCAAATGGAAATTATGACTCTATCGAGCCATGTTGATAGTCTTGATGATATTACAATCATCGACGAGATGGTTCAGGAACTTCTTGCGACGTATTCTTGACAAAGAAAAAATTTTTTGATATAATATTTACACAAATTAAAAAAAATAATTATTTAATTTTAAGGAGAATTTATTATTATGGCTATGAAAGAGAATTCTAAGAAGGTTCTAAATTATTTAAAGGAGATCAATGGTCAGAACGTGACTGCTGCTGATGTGGCTGACGCTCTGGGTTTTGAGAAGCGTTCTGTTGATGGTATTTTCACTTCCGCTATTCAGCGCAAGGGTTTGGGTATCCGCACTCCCGCTGAGATTGAGTTGGAGGATGGTACTCATAAGCAGGTTAAGTTCCTGTCTCTAACTCCTGCTGGCATGAGCTTCGACCCCGATGCTCCTGATGCTGAGTAATTAATAATATAAAATAAGGGGTAGATTTTTCTACCCCTTTTAATTTTATATGCTCTATCTATTTTGTATATTATCACTCATTCTTGGTGGAGTTGTTGTTTATTTTATACTCTAGCCTAAAATTAAAAAAACACAAGAGTATAATTTAGATATTGAACGATTAAATAATAATTTAATTGGTGAAAAATGGCGACTAGAGGGTGAGACTAAACAATTACAGATTGAATTAGCTTCGCTTCAAGCGAAGAGAGACGAAGTTCAATCTAGTATTTTTTCGCTAGAGCAGCAAGCTAAAGAATCAGCCGATATATTTTATCAAAAAAATATGGAAATAGCATAGACTAATTTAGACAAATCATTAGAAAATGCTAGTAATTATTATACTACTCAAACTGAATAGTATTAGAATGATTATAAAGAAATGATGGCTGATTGCGCTCAATCTATTTCTGATTTAATTAATCAAAAGAGAATTGAATTAAAAGAATTAGATTTAGCAATTAAAGAACAATCTGAAAAAGTAAATGCTTCTGTTGAAGCGAGTAAAAGAGCCGAAGAAATTCGCTCTCAAAGTGATTTTTATAAATTAACAATTCCAAAAGAAGATTTAGATGAAATTAAAGAATTGCGCGAAGTTGAAAAACATTTACGGAATCCTGAGCCTCTTAATAAAGTTATTTGGAAATGTTATTATGAAAAACCTACTACAGATTTAATTGGTCGTGTAATTGGTTCTGGAACTCATACTGGGATTTATAAAATTACCAATTTAACTAATTAGATGTGCTATGTAGGTCAAGCGGCAAATTTGGCTGAACGTTGGAAACAACATATTAAACGTGGATTAGGTGCTGATCCAGTTACTAAGAATAAACTCTACCCAGCTATGAAAGCTATTGGTGTAGAGAATTTTTCATTTGAAGTAATAGAAGAATGTGAGCGTTCAAAATTAGATGAACGCGAAGACTATTGGCAAGATTTTTTTAAAGCCAAAGAATTTGGGTATAGTATAAAATAATGTATAGAATAATTGATAAACGTGGAACTGGAAAAACAAGTAGATTGATGCTACTGGCCAAAGAGGAAAATGCTATTATTGCTTGTTCTAATCCTGATGCTATGAGAATTAAAGCAGAAAGATATGGAATTATTGGAATTAATTTTATTTCATATTATGATTATGTAAATGGAAATTATCAAAAAGGCAGTATGGTGTTTGTTGATGAACTTGATTGTTTCGTTAAATCTCTCGGCCATAATTTGAGTGGCTATACTCTAAGTAATGAGGATTGAAATGGATTATAAAAATATTGTAAGTAATGTAGATATTTATGATTTGGAAAAAAGTATTCTAGCTTCTGGATACCCAATGAGAACTATTATTCCTGATAGAGATATTACTGAAAAAGATTTGGCTCGTTGCCAAAATTTGGTAAATGCAACGAAAACTGGTAATGGAGCTCATGCTCAATTTATGACTGGTATTCGTGTTAATTTTGATTTAACATTTAGTAATAAGGCTTGGGTTGAAGCTGAACGATATAGATTTCTTGAATTTGTAAGTTCTCAATCTACAATGCATCGTATTACTAAGTTTAATTTAGATAATCAATACAATGAATACGTTGATGAACGCATTATTGAGATTATGAAAGAAAAAGTTAAGGGTTATAATAATATAATTCAAAGTTTAGAAGATGTAAAAGATTCTACACAACGTGAACTATTAAATGATATTGCCAAAAGAAAATATCTTGAAATTCTTTATTCTAATCCTGCTGGATTTACTCTAACAGCGCGAATGACTACTAATTATCGTTGTTTAAGAAATATTTATATGCAACGAAAAGATCATCGTTTACCTGAGTGGCGAGCGTTTTGTAGATGGATAGAAACTTTGCCTTATGCTCAGGAACTATTAATTAACTAATTCTTGATTTTATTTAAAAAAAATGATATAATATTTATATAAAGTAAGAGAAAGTGAGTTAATTAAAATTAATTATGAGTAAAAAAATTGAATTTATTAAATATGTTGAGACATTGATTGAAGCTACAAAAAATAATCCAGTAGAAATGAATGAAGATGCTCACTTTTATTGGGAATCGTTTAGAAAAACTGAAGAGATTGAAAAGCCAACATTTACAGAAAATGGTAAAAAAATTATTCTGTGGATGCGGGAACATCCAGAAATGCCAATGGTTAAAGCTCGTGAAGTGGCCGAAGGATTGGTAATTTCATCTAGAGCAGTATCTGGCGCTTTCAGAAAACTTGTTTCTGATGGGTTTGTAGAAAAGGTGGGTCAAGACCCCGTAATTTATGTATTAACAGATAAAGGTAAGAATTTTGAAATTGTTGATTAATTAAGGAGAATATAATATTATGATGAAAGTAAAGAATGAGACTCACATTGAAGGAATTCTATACGAGCATGCTCTAGAGGCTAAGGTAACTGGTCCTAACTCTAAAGCTCCCGGAACTAATTTTATTTCTGGAACTATTAGTATTGCAACTGATGATGCTATGACTAATATTGTTCCTGTTCATTTTACTTATGTGACTGAGAAGACTTCAAAGGGTGGTGTGAATGCGACCTACTCTTTGCTTCAGAATATTATTGATGGTGTAGTGGGAACATATATGCAGGATGGCGCTGATAAGGCTGCTAAACTTCGTGTTGACTCTGCTATTGGTTTGAATGAGTTCTATACCGATCGTAATGGTAAGGAAGAGCTTGTTAGTGTAAAAACTAATGAGGGTGGATTCGTTCATACTACCAATGTTCTTACTGAAGATGAAACTCAGCGCAATACATTTAAGTGTGATATGGTTATTACTCAGGTAACTCATATTGACGCCGATGATGAGCGTAAGACTCCTGAGAAGGTAGTCGTTAAGGGTGTTGTATTTAACTTCCGTAATGAAATTTTGCCTGTTGAGTTTACTGCTACTAATGCTGGCGCCATGGCTTATTTTGAGGATTTGGGTGCTACTGCTTCTAATCCTGTATTTACTAAGGTTTGGGGCCGTCAGGTATCTGAGGTTATTAAGCGTGAAATTCGTGAAGAGTCTGCGTTTGGTGAAGATTCTGTGCGTGAAGTCCAGAGTACTCGTAAGGATTTCGTAATTACTGGTGCAGCTAAAGAGCCTTATGAGTGGGATAGTGAAGATACTATTCTTGCTTCTGAATTGACTACAGCGATTGCGAATCGTGAAACTTATTTGGCAACTATGAAACAGCGTCGTGATGAGTATAAGGCTTCTAAGGGCCAGACTACTCCAGCGGCTGCAGCTTCTTCTAAGGCAGAATTTAATTTTTAATAATGAGCCATTTAGATAACGAGGCCCCAATTCGGGGCCATCGTTCAGAAATGCCCCTTTATTATGATGATGAATTTTATATTGACTAGAAATTATTAGATGAAGTTTTAAAATCATTTGAACAAAATAAAAATATTAAGGAGAAAAAATAATGGGTATTGATTTGATGGCTCTACAGCCTCATAAGGTTAGTCGTGACCTGTCTGGTTACATTACATATGTTTATGGCGCTGAGAAAAGTGGTAAAACCACATTTGCTTCTCATATGCCATCCCCTCTAATTCTGGCATTTGAGCGTGGTTATAATGCTTTGCCTGGTGTTATCGCTCAGGATATTACCACTTGGGGTGAAATGAAGCAAACTCTCCGCGAATTAAAAAAGCCAGAAGTAAAAGAGAGATTTAAGTCTATCGCCGTTGATACGGTTGATATCGCCGGTGCTCTCTGTGAAAAGTATATTTGCTCTCAGAATGGCGTCGATGCTCTGTCTGGTATTCCTTATGGACAGGGTTGGAATATGGTGAAAAAGGAATTTGAGGAAGTATTCCGCACTATTACTCAGCTGGGATATGCTGTAGTATTTATTTCTCATAGTAAGGATAAGACATTTAAGACTAAGGCTGGTGTTGAATATAATCAGATTATTCCTACTTGTCCTAGTTCTTATAATAATATCGCTAAGGATATGGCTGATATTTATGCCTATGCTGAGAAGTATACTGAAAATGGTGAGGCTAAGGTTCGTTTGGTTCTACGCTCTCCTGATAACAGTGCTGAGACTGGATGTCGTTTCCGTTATATTGAGCCTGTAATTGAATTTACTTATGAGAATTTGGTAAATGCTCTGAATAAGGCTATTGATAAAGAAGCGGGAATGCATGATAATAAATTTGTTACTGATGCTCGTGATGTAGTATCTATCGCAAAAACTTATGATTATGATGCTCTACGTGAAGAGTTCCAGGATTTGGTTGGTACTTTAATGGCTAAGAATCAGGCATATTACACTCCCCGTGTTACTCAGATTGTTGATAAATATTTGGGTAAGGGTAAGAAAGTTAATGATGCGACAATTGATCAGGCTGAATTAATTGATTTGATTGTAACTGAAATCAAAGAAGATTTGATGCCAACAATTGAAGCAAAAACCATTACTGAATAATTAATATTGACCTGAGGCGAACTCAAATCCGCCTCAGGTTGATTTTTATCCATTTTTATGATATAATATTTATATAAGGAAATATTGAAAGGAGTGATTGAAAATAGCACATAAAGTAAAATGTTTTTATTGTGGATAGATTTTCGATAGAGATAAATTTCCATATGTTCAAGTTGGAACTCGTCGTTATGCTCATCCTCAATGTGCTGGTGTCACTTCTGAAGAAGAAATTGTTAAACCTCCAGAAGAGAATAAGGAAAAGGCTGAATTAGAACAATATATAATGAAATTACTTGGAGAAAATTATATTAATCCTCGTGTGCGAAAACAATTAAATCAATATGTAGAGGAATACAATTATACTTATTCAGGTATGTTAAAAGCCCTTATATATTTTTATGAAGTTAAAGGAAATTCTGTCGAAAAAGCAAATGGTGGAGTTGGTATAATTCCTTGGATATATAAAGATGCTTATAATTATTACTATAACTTATGGATGATAAAACAAAGAAATGAAGATAAAAATATCTCATTATATGTTCCACAAGTTCAAGAAATAACTATACCAATACCTCAACGGAAACCCTATAAGAAAAATTTATTTTCATTTTTAGACGAAGAGGAGGGTGTGAATGGCATCTAAATATGTCGACCCAACTGCAATAATGCAAGTGATTGGGTGTGTTTATAATTCGCCACAATTACTTGATTTTACTGATAAGTATTCAATAACCGAAGAAGATTTTCCAGACCCATTCCACAGAGTTGTGTTTGGGGCTATTTATAAAATTCATGAATTAGGTGCTGAAAAGGTTACCTTAGAAAATATTAATGATTTCTTAGCCTCTCGTCCAAAATATCAAGGTATATATAAAGCAAATAAAGGCGAAGAATGGCTTTTAAATATTACAGATACAGCAAAACCATTATCATTTGATTACTATTATAGCCGTTTAAAGAAAATGTCTCTATTAAGAGCATATGATAATTATGGTATAGATGTATCATTTATTTATGACCCTGATAATATTTTAGATGTCGAGAAAAAACAATTACAAGAAGATAATTTAGATAATTCATCATTAGAAAATATCGCAAAATTAGTTGATGATAGAATTGAAACGATTAAATATGAATATGTAAATAATATAGAAGGTGTAGCAGTTCAAGCAGGTCATGGAATTTTTGATTTGCTCGATTCTCTAAAGGAACATCCAGAAATTGGTTCACCATTATACGGGCCACTTGTTAATATAGTGACGCGTGGAGCCAGATTAAAGAAATTTTATTTGCGTTCAGCCCCTTCTGGTATTGGAAAAACTCGTTCAATGATTGCCGATGCTTGTAATCTTGGGTGTAATAAAATTTATGATGAAACATTTGGTTGGATTAAAAATGGTATTTGTGAACCAGTTTTATATATTACCACAGAGCAAGAAATTAGTGAAATTCAAACTATGATGTTAGCATTTTTATCAAATGTTAATGAAGAACATATTTTGAATACAAAATTATATGTTGGCGATGAAGAGGAGCGAGTATTAGAGGCTGGTAAAATTATTGCTTCTAGTCCTATTTACATTCGTGAATTACCTGATTTTTCTCTGATGGATGTTGAGAATGAAATTAAAAAAGGTATTCGCGACCATGAAGTAAAATATGTATTTCATGATTATATTCATACAAGTTTAAAAATTCTTGAAGAAATTACTCGTCGTAGTGGTGGTGTTAAATTACGCGAAGATAATATCTTATTTATGTTATCAACTAAATTAAAAGATATTTGTAATCAATATGGCGTATTTATTATGTCTGCTACTCAGTTAAATGGTGCATATCAAGATGCTGAAACACCAGACCAAAATCTATTACGAGGAGCAAAAGCTATCGCTGATAAAATTGACTATGGTTCAATTTTATTACCAGTAAAAGATGATGATTTAGTAGCATTAAATGATATTTTGCAAACAAATATTTTTGAAATTCCAACAATAAAAATGTCGGTCTATAAAAATAGACGTGGAAGATATAAAGGTGTATATTTGTGGTGCAAAGCAGATTTAGGAACTTGTAGAATTAAACCTATGTTTTGTACTACTTATGGATATGAGTTAGTTCCAATAGATGATATAAAAATTAATTTTGATGAAGAGAGCGCGTTTTGAGCGGACAAAATTCATTAAAATGCTCTCTATTTCTCTTAAAAATAAGAGAAGGAGATGAAAAAAGATGGTTGATTTAACAGGTCAAGTTTTTAATAAATTAACTGTATTAAAATTAGACACAGAACGAAAATCAAAAAATAAATATTGGATTTGTCAATGCTCTTGTGGAAATATTAAAAGTATTTAGCATAGTAATTTAATATCAGGATTAACTCAGTCTTGTGGATGTTTACATAAAGAAAAAATTTCACATACCTTAATTGGTTAGAAATTTGGTAAATTAACAGTTATAAAAGATACTGGAAAACGAACCAATAATAGAGGTATTATTTGGGAATGCCAATGTGATTGTGGAAAAATAACTGAAGTATCTACAAATAATTTAAAATAGAATAATACTATGTCTTGCGGTTGTATGAAGCAATCTCACGGCGAATATCTTATTGAGACTATTCTTAAAACAAATAATATTAAATATAAAAAAGAATATGTTTTTCTTGATTTATTATCTCCTAAAAATGGATACTTAAGATTTGATTTTGCTATTTTAGATGATTAGGATAATGTAAAAAAATTAATTGAGTATGATGGAGAAACACATTCAATAAATTATATGGGTGGATGGAATACAAAAGAAAAAATTAAATATCAATAGTTATGTGATACATTAAAAGATAATTATTGTGATACTCATAATATCCCATTAATTAGAGTTTCATATTTAAATAAAAGCAATGAATTAGAAAAATTAATTCTATAAGGAGAATAATTATGGAAAAAGCTGGTCAGATCGAGTATAAAATGTCTAAGCGTCAAGCTACAGAGCTGATTAAAAATTACAAGGGACCTCGTAAGAATCCACAGGATATTCTGATTGAATATGTAAATACTAATCTAAATCTTCTGCGTAAATGCGTGAAAGTGATTGTTGATTAATGGTTGTATTCGACAAGTCAGAAATCCGGGAAAAACTTACTACCGATAATATTTATGACTTGTTGTTAGAATGGGGAGGCGATCCTGAGTATAATGAAACTGGGATCGTCTCTTCAACTATTTGTCATAATATGCCTGGCGAAGGTAGTAAAAAACTTTACTATTATGAAAATACGGGATTGTTTAAATGTTATACCGGATGCGACGCCACATTTGATGTATTTGAATTATGCACGAAAGTAATGCGTATTCAACATGAGCGAGAATTTGATTTAAATTCAGCAGTTTTATGGGTAGCTCATCGTTTTGGTTTAGGTGGAACAATTCAAGAATTAGATGAAGCCAAAACTCTTGAAGATTGGAAAATTTTTAATGAATATAGTCGTATTCAAAGTATTGAGAAGAAAACCAATCAAATAACATTAAAAACTTATGATGAAAAAATTTTAACAAGATTCAATTATAAAGTTCAATTAACACCTTGGTTAGATGAAGGTATCTCACAAGAAGCATTAAATGCTGCTAAAATTGGTTTTTATCCAGGAGGCGATCAAATAACAATTCCACATTATGATATTGATGGACGATTTATTGGTTTGCGTGGGCGATCATTATGTAAAGAAGAGTGTGAATTATATGGAAAATATCGACCCATTCATTTAAATAATCAATGGTATAGCCATCCTCTTGGTATGAATTTATATAACTTAAATCTGAGTAAAAATGCTATAAAGACATTTAAAAAAGCAATAGTATTTGAAGGGGAAAAATCTGTTTTAAAGTATAAAACTTATTTTGGTCTTAATAATGATATATCTGTGGCCTGTTGCGGTAGTAATTTATCTAGTCATCAAGTTCAATTATTATTAGATTGTGGAGTTGAAGAAATTATTATTGCATTCGATAGGCAGTTTAAAGAACTCGGTGATGATGAATTTAAACATCTTAAATTAAATTTATTAAAAGCAAGAAGTAAATTTAAAAATTATGCTACAATATCATTTATGTTTGATAAAACAGGATTACTTGGCTATAAGGATTCACCAATCGATGATGGTAAAGATATTTTCTTGAAATTATTTAAAGAAAGGATTATAATATAATGAGCGAATTACATTGGAATAAATATAATGCAGCCGCAGATTTAGATCCATTTCCAGATATAAGATATCAATGTCCATTATGTTATAAAAGTTTTAAAGAAGAATATGATAAATGTCCCAACTGTGGAAAAGTAATAAAAGGAGAATCACAATATGAAAGGTATCGTTTGGGGTAATCGTTGGATTTCAGCAGTAAATAAATTAGATTAGATAGCACTAAAATACGAATATCTCCATATTAGCCCTATTCAAATAGTTAAAACTAAAAATGAATATATAATTACTTATGAAAATGGAGATAATTGGCGAGCTATACGAGGTAATACTAATAGTCGAGGATATAAATGTAATATTTCTTATATTGATTGTGAAATTGCTGATGATATTGTTGATACTATTATTAAACCTTGTACCACTGATTTTCCTTATCATGGGTTTGAGTATTATTATCCAGAAAAGGACTGATATAAATAATAAATTTAATAAAAAAATTAAAATATATAGGTAGTGATTTAATGAAAGGAGGGTGACTATTCTATGGAATACCGCCTAAGAGCACCCGAGTTCCCGATATATACACCGGTAGAACAAGTGCTAGTAAATCGTGGAATACCCTACGATTAGATTAATCATTATTTAAACACTACTGATAATGACATTTTAGACCCTCGGTTAATACCGCACTTGGATGAAGGTGCTAAAATGCTTATTAAACATATTTCACAAAATGACAAAGTTCTGATATAGGTAGATAGTGATTGCGATGGATATACTTCTGCTGCATTACTAATGAATTATCTATATTGTCTATTTCCCAGTTTTGTGAATAATAACATTTCTTATCGTGTCCATATGGGAAAACAGCACGGCATCATTCCAGATACAATTCCGGAAGATGTTAAATTAGTAATCGCTCCAGATTCAAGTTCAAATGATTATGAAGCCCATGAATATTTAAATTTGAGCGGAGTTGACGTGCTGGTAATAGACCACCATGAAGCTGATCACATTTCTGAATATGCTTGTATAATTAATAATTAGTTATGTGATTATCCTACTAAATCATTATCTGGTGTAGCAATGGTCTGGAAATTTTGTTGCTATATTGATATGTTATTAAAAACTGACCATGCATAGAAGTTTTTAGATTTAGTGGCTCTTGGATTGGTGGCCGACATGATGGATGTGCGAGATTTTGAAACAAGAAGATTAATAGATAAAGGACTTCAACAAATCCGCAATCCTTACTTCAGAGGTGCGATTGATAAAGACCAATTTCATTTTACAAATGAGATTACACCTATTGGAGTAGCTTTTTATATTGCTCCATTAATTAACGCGACAACTCGCGTCGGAACGCAAGAAGAAAAGCTCATGCTATTTGAATCAATGCTTGATTTTCGGGGATACGAACTTGTCCCATCAACGAAACGTGGATGTAAAGGTCAAGCAGAGACGAGAGTAGAACAAGCTTGTCGAAATTGTACCAATATTAAAAGTAGACAAACCAAAATTCGAGACAATAGCTTGGAAAGAATTGAATAGATAATCGTAAATCAAAATTTATTGAGTAATAAAATCTTAATCGTTCAATTAGATGATTTGATTACTGACCGCAACCTAACTGGATTAATAGCAAATCAATTAATGAGTGAATATCAAAGACCTGTTTTAATCTTAAATAAAATTGAAAATGAAGATGGTACAATAACTTGGGAAGGGTCTGGTAGAGGATACGACAAATCTCGATTGAAAGATTTTAGAGGATTTTTAGAAAATAATAAATACGTTATATATGCTGAAGGTCATGCTAATGCATTTGGTATTGGTATTAAAGATGAAGATATTAGCGCATTTATTGCATCTACAAATTCTGCTCTAGATGGTTTTGATTTCACCCCAATCTATAATGTAGATTTTATCTACAAATCAGATGAGCTGACTCCTGATGAAGTTATTGACATCGCAGGAATGAAAAGCTTATGGGGCCAAGGAGTAGAAGAAGCTGAAATTGCTGTAGAAGGTATTAAAGTCCACAAGGATAATATACGTATTCTATCGCCAGATAAAAATCCTACTCTAAAGATAATGTTGCCTAACGGCATCAATTTTATGAAGTTTAGGTCGTCTGAAGAGGAATATGATAAACTATATTCTGAATTAGGTTATGTGACAATTAATATCGTTGGTGAATGCGAACGAAATATTTGGAATAATAAAATTAGTCCTCAAGTTATGATTAAAGATTACGAAATTGTAGATAGGGCAAATTATTATTTTTAATAATTGACACTTACGACTAATAGACCAAAAACCTATTAGGAGGAATTACAATTATGAAAAATACTATTTTGAATAAATGGCTGATTGCATTAAGCTGTGTATTAATTATTGGATGCAGCGTTAAAATCGTTGAAGCGTCAGCTATTACTCGAAATGCACTTTCGGAAGCTTACATCCCTTCTGAAATGTCTTCTGTGGTAGATCTTACTACTACTATTGAGTATAAACAAATTAGAAATATATCTAAAACAGAAGATACACAAGAATTAAGAACACTAATCCAAGAGTGTAAAACATTAAAAGAATCCGCTGAACAAATGCTAGTATTGGCTGATAATTTAGGATATACTGACAAACATCCAGTAGTTAAAACAACAACTGCTGAAATTGATCAATTAAATAAATTGATTACAATTTATGAAAATCGGTTAGAACAAAAACGTTGGGAAATTCGAATTGAGAAATACCCAACTGCTTCTAGTATTTGGCTATATTTAAGTGATCAAGGATATAGCGATGAAATATGCGCTGGTATCCTTGGTAATATAATGGCTGAAGTTGGTGGGCATACTTTAGATATTGAACATACTACCAATACCCATCCAGGATATTACGGCATATGCCAATGGAGTTTAAAATATAGTAATACTAAAGGTATGAATTTATCTGAACAATGTCAATATTTAGTTGAAACTATTGAAAATGAATTTAATTCATTCGGTAGTGAATATAAATCAGGATTTGATTATGATGATTTTATTGAAATGACTGATATTGAAGAAATTGCATTAGCATTTGCTAAATGTTATGAACGCTGTGGATCAGGTTCTTATGATGTGAGACAATCAAATGCTTTAATCGCTTTTGAATATTTTACATCTTAATTATATATGGTTATATGGAGAGGTATTTCTCCATATAACCCTTATTTTCATTTATGGAGATAATATGACAGAATTTAAATCAGCTTGGGATATCACTCAAGACTTACATAATTTACTATATAATACAGAAAAATCTAATAATGAGATATATAATGAAGTATTTGAAATTAGTAAAATTTTCGCAGAGACATTCCTTACAACGCCAGAAGATTTCGCTCAGTCGTTTATGGCTCTGAGAACCGAAATCCAAAATGAAAAAGTGATTTAAAAATTTTTATACCAAAATGGTGATATAAATGATTTTAACGAATAAACAAGAACAAGGATTAAAAATAGCAGTAGAACGATATAAAAATAAAGAACGATATACAGTAATAGCAGGTTATGCTGGAAGTGGTAAATCAACTCTAATTAAATTTATTATCTCTGCTTTGGGAGTAAATCCAGAAGAAGAAGTTTGTTATGTGGCATTTACTGGTAAAGCAGCTACAGTTCTCTAGACTAAAGGTTGTCCAAATGCGACTACTGCTCATTAGTTATTATATAAAGCACGGATTACGCCGAATGGAACATATAAATTTTTCCCAAGACCAAGAGAAGAAATAGTACACTATAAAGTAATTGTAGTAGACGAAGTTTCAATGCTCCCTAAAGCTATGTGGGAATTGCTTTTATCTCATGGCATCTATATTTTAGCTACTGGAGACCCAGGTCAATTACCGCCAATAGTCGATGAAGATAATAATCATGTGCTCGACAATCCGCATGTTTTCCTTGATGAAATTATGCGTCAAGCTCAAGATAGTGAAATTATTAGATTTTCAATGTGGATTCGTGATAACAAACCAATCTCTTCATATAAGGGTACTGAGGAACAAGTTTTAATTCGATTTAAATGGGATGAAATGCTTCCTTAGATGTATAATTGGGCAGACCAAATTATTTGCTCAACAAATGAAAAACGAAATGATATTAATCGTATAGTCCGAACTCAAAAAGGATATGACCCAGACCGGCCTTGTATTGGAGATAAATTAATTGGATTACATAACCAATGGGATTTTATGTCTTCTAATCATACATGGGCGTTAACTAATGGGACTATTGGAACATTAGAAGATTTTTATGTCGAAGATATACGATTTCCATATTGGATTTATAAAAATCCTGTACCATTTATGTATGCTCAATTAAGACTTGATGATGATGATACATTTTGTGGAGTCCCTATTGATTATAATCAATTATTAACTGGCAAAAAAACATTTGAAGGAAAACAAATTTATCAAATTAAAAAGAATAAAAATTGTCCTGACCCTCCATTTGATTTTTCATATGCCTATGCTATTACTTGTTGGAAGGCCCAAGGTAGTGAATATAATAAAGTATTAGGATTTGAAGAAGCTCCTCCCTATGATAGAGAAACTCATAAAAAATATCTATATACTTTAGCCACAAGAGCTAAAGAGCGTTTAGTTCTTATTAGAAAATAATTCAATTGATTTATAATAAATTATATGATATAATATTATTATAAATAAAATAAATGAGAAAGAGGTGGATTATGCGACCATATTTTGGCGTACACAACCATACTCACTATTCAAATCTGCGTTTATTAGATTCTATTAATAGACCAGAAGAGTTGATTAAAACAGCAGAAAAATTAGGATTAAGTGGTATAGCAATTACTGACCATGACTGTTTATCTGCTCATATGGAAGTTAATCAATTTGCAAAAGATTTTTTAAAAGAGCATCCTGATTTTACTATTGCGCTAGGTAATGAAATTTATTTAACTGATACAAGAGATTGTGGTCAAAAGTATTATCATTTTATTCTATTGGCAAAAGATGAAATTGGTTATAAAGCATTAAAAGAATTAAGTTCAATTGCTTGGATTAATTCTTATACTGATAGAAAAATGGAACGTGTGCCAACATTAAAGTCTGAATTAAAAAATGTAATGGCACAATACAAAGGACATATTATCGCAACAACAGCTTGCATTGGTGGAGAATTAGGTTCTAATTTATATCCAATGTATGAGGCTGAAGTAGTAGGCGATATGCAAACTAAAAGCATTTATTATAATAATGTTGTTAAATTCATTGAATTTTGTATAAATGTTTTTGGTAAAGATGATTTTTATTTGGAGTGCGCTCCATCTACCATGAAAGACCAACTTGTAGTAAATCAAAAGATTTATCAAGTAGCAAAAGCATATGATTTAAAAATGGTAATTGGAACCGATGCTCATTATTTAACAAAGAAAGATAGACCAATTCATAAAGCTTATTTAAATTCTAAAGATGGCGAGCGTGAAGTTGATTCATTCTATGAGTTTGCTTATGTAATGGATAGTGATGAAGTAGAAGAATTAATGCTACCATATATGGATACTTGGGATAAAGATAAAACTCCTCAAGAGATTATGAATTGGATTTTTGACAATACATTAGAAATTCAAAAGAAAATAAAATTTTATTCTCTGGAACGTAAACAACAAATTCCAAGAGTAGAAGTAATTGATTATAAAAAAGGATTTATTCCAGCAGATTGGCTTGAGAAATATCCTGTTATTTGTTCATTAATTAATAGTGATGATATTCAAGAACGATATTGGATAAATGAATGTATTAAAGCCTTGCAAGAAAAACAATTATATGAGAATGAAATATATATATCTCGTCTTGAAACTGAAGCTAATGTAATTAAAAATATTGGCGAAAAACTTGAAGACTGTTTGTTTGCTTATTTTAATACATTTAAACATTATATTGATTTGTTTTGGGAGTGCGGGAGTATTGTTGGTCCTGGTCGAGGTTCAGCAACTGGTTTCTTATCTAATTATTTATTAGGAATTACTCAGCTAGATCCAATTCGTTGGGGATTACCATATTGGCGTTTCTTAAATTTAGAGCGCGCGGAATTGCCTGATATTGATATCGATCTTGCGCCAAGTAAACGCCCTGCAATTTTTAGTGCTATTCGTAAAGAACGTGGAACATTAGGTTTAATTCAAGTTGCAACATTTGGAACTGAAGGAACAAAGCAAGCAATCTTAACTGCTTGTCGTGGCTATAGAAGTGATGATTATCCCAATGGTATTGATGTAGATGAAGCTCAATTTATGTCTTCATTAATCCCGCAGGAACGTGGAATTTTATGGCCGATGAAAGATGTGGTAAATGGTAATCCTGATAAAGATAGAAAGCCAGTTACTACATTTATCCAAAAGGTAAATCAATATCCTGGTTTATTGGATATTATTGTATATATTGAAGGAATTATTAATAAACGTTCTTCTCATGCTTCTGGTGTTATTTTATATGGTGAAGACCCATTTGAAACTGCATCATTTATGAAAACTCCTAGTGGTGATTTAATTACTTGTTGGGACTTACATAAAGCCGAAGCCGCCGGAGATACTAAATATGACTTCCTGGTAACAGAAGCTTGCGATAAAATTATTCAATGCTATAATTTATTAAAAGAAGATAATCAAATCCCTGATATTGGTCTACGTGATTTTTATAATAAATATCTTCATCCAGAAGTAATAGATACTTCTGATAAACGCATTTGGGAACACTTGGCGGCGGGAGATATTCTTGACGTATTCCAATTCTCTACTGGTGTAGGTTTAGCTATTGCTAAAAAATTGAAACCAAAAGATCCTATGGAAATGACCGCTGCAAACGCTATGATGCGTCTAATGAGTGAAAAGGGCAAAGAAAGTCAGCAAGATAGATATTATCGAATCCAAAAAGCTGGTATTCAAGTTTTTGATAAAGAAATGAAAGATAATCATTTGCCAGAAGAAATGATTGAAAAAATGCACAAGCATTGTGATAGATATTATGGATGTTGTCCACTTCAAGAGCAAATGATGGAAATCCTTATGGATGTCGCTGGATTTACATTAGGCGAAGCAAATAGCGCGCGTAAAGTTGTTGCTAAAAAGCAAATGGCAAAAATTCCTCAATTAAAAGAGCAAGTATTTAGTAAATTTACTAATGAACATAATGCTGAATATTTTTGGGAAAATGCGATCGCTCCTCAGTTAGGATATGCGTTTAGCTTAAATCACTCTCTTCCTTATTCATTTGTTGCAATTCAAATGATTTATTTGGCAATTAATTTCAATCCTATTTATTGGAATTGCGCTTGTTTAATTGTAAACAGTGGAGCGTTAGAAAATAAACCAGAAGAAATAACTGATGAAGATTATGATTATTCCGGTGAAGAATATTGTGGTGCGTCTCCAGAAGATATAATGGAGAATAAATCAAAAAATAAAAAAGTAGCTAGCACTGATTATGGTAAAATCGCAAAAGCTATTGGAGATATACAGTCAGCTGGTATTAAAGTAAGTTTGGCTGATATTAATAAAGCTAGATTTGGATTTGCGCCTGATGTTGAAAATAACCAAATTTTATTTGGCTTAAAAGGATTGTTGAACGTTGGCGATGATTTGATTAATAATATTATTGCAAATCGTCCGTATATATCAGTGAAAGATTTTTATTATCGTATTAAACCAAGTAAGCAAGCAATGATTTCATTGATTAAAAGCGGTGCATTTGATGAAATGATGGACCGTAAAGATTTAATGATTTGGTATATTTGGGAAACGTGTGATAAAAAATCTCGTTTAACATTACAAAATTTAGCAACTCTAATTCGTTATAATTTATTACCAGAAGATAAAGATGAATATGTAATGGCAAGACGAGTTTATGAATTTAATAGATATTTAAAAGCTGTTTGTAAAGATGGTAATATCTATAAAGTTGATGAACGAGCGATTAATTTTTTAATTGAAATTGGTTGCGATGATTTAATTGGTAGTTGTTATTTATTAGATTCTAAAGCTTGGGATAAAGTATATCAAAAATATATGGATATATTCCGAACTTGGATTGCAGAAAATAAAGATATTATTTTAAATAAATTAAATAATAAAATATTTAAAGAAGATTGGGATAAATATGCATCTAAATCTATTTCAGCGTGGGAAATGGAAGTCTTATGTTTCTATTATCATGAGCATGAATTAGCCCATGTAAATAATAGTAAATATGGATTTGTTGATTTCTTCCATCTGCCAGAAGAGCCCATTATTGATAAAACATTTTCTAAAGGCAATAAAACAATTACTATGTATAAATTACATAAGATTTGCGGAACTTGTATTGCTAAAAATAAAACTAAATCTACAGTTACATTACTTACTACTTCTGGAGTTGTCGAAGTTAAATTTAGAAAAGAATATTTCTCATTATTTGATAAACAGATTTCAGAAAAACAAATTGATGGCACTAAAAAAGTAATGGAAAAAAGTTGGTTTAATCGTGGTAATATGATTGCTGTTCAAGGCATTCGTCAAGGCGATAATTTTATAGCAAAAAAGTATGCTAGTTCTGGCGGTCACCAGTTGTATAAAATTGATAAAATTTTAGATAATGGTGATATTGAATTAAAAGATGAAAGATACAATGGAGGAGCTAATTAATGTATAATATATTAGCATTAATTGGTGAAGCGGGGAGTGGTAAAGATACCATTCTCCGTAAACTAATTGATGATACAAAACATTATTATAATGGTAAATTACCTCTACATGAAATTATAAGTTATACTTCAAGACCTCCAAGAGAAAAAGAAGTGGATGGTATTAACTACCATTTTATCTCAGCAGAAAAATTTGCTGAAATGATTTTATAGAATCAAATGTTTGAAGCTACTGTTTTTAATGAATGGTGCTATGGCACAGGAATTGAATCAGTCAAAGAAGGCGCTATCAATGTAGGAGTATTTAATCCAGAAGGCGCAGAGATTTTATTACATGATAAACGAGTAAATTTAATTATCGTTTATATTCACGCAGATGATAAAATTCGATTAATTAGATAGCTAAATCGAGAGGCTAACCCGGATATTGATGAAATTATTCGTCGATATAAAACAGATAAACTTGATTTTGAAGATGCTGATGATTTATGTAATTGGTTATATATAAATAATACTCCTGCGGAATTAGAATGTATATATAAAGATTTAGCATTATTCCTGTCTCGGTGGCCGGAGCATCTGGACATAACTTATTAATTTATTTACAACAAACACTAAATATAGTGGATATCCTAATTTTTTCCACTATATTTAGTGCGGAGGTTATAAATGTTTTATATAATTAAACGTAATGGCGATGTAATGCCATTTAACAAACAAAAAATTATTGATGCTATTACTAAAGCATTTATTGCTGTAGATAAAAATATTTTTGAATCAGATAGTATTAATAGCATCGCTGATGAAGTAGAATATAGAGCGAGTCATTTCCCCGATGGAAGTGTTAATGTTGAAGACATCCAAAATTGGATTGAAGAAGCGTTAATGGCATCAGAGCGTCCTGATATTGCTCGTGCTTATATTCGCTATAGATATAAAAAAGAAGTCGCTCGCACTCATTCAACTGAATTTATTACTGCGATTGGTGAAAAAATTCGTGGAGCTAATATTCAAAATCAAAATGCTAATGTTGATGAAGCATCATTTGGTGGGCGTATGGGGGAAGCCAATAGTCTCTTAATGAAACAATATGCCCTTGATTATATCGTATCTCCTCGCACAAAACGTAATCATGAAGAGAATATGATTTACACTCACGACCTTGACCATTATGCTGTGGGCGACCATAACTGTTTATCAATTCCATTTGATGATTTACTTGCTAATGGATTTAATACTCGTCAAACAGATGTGCGTCCAGCGGGTTCAGTAAATACGGCATTCCAATTAGTTGCAGTTATTTTTCAATTACAATCTCTTCAACAGTTTGGTGGAGTTAGTGCTACTCATCTTGATTGGACTATGGTTCCTTATGTTAAAAAGAGTTTTAGAAAACATTTTAAAGCCTATTTAACTGATGTTGATGATTATAGTGAAGGTATGGCTCTACAAATTATGAGTGATTGTGAGCCTATTGAAATTTCTAATAAAGAATTGCAAAGTCAATTTGGTCATCAAAATGCTTATAATTATGCTCTAAAACAGACAGAAAAAGAAATCCATCAAGCAGTTGAAGGTATGTATCATAATTTAAATACTCTTCAAAGTCGTAGTGGTAACCAACTTCCATTTACTTCTATTAACTATGGAACTTGTACTCTTCCAGAAGGAAGAATGATTACAAAAGCCCTATTAGAAGTGTCTCTTGAAGGATTAGGTAAATTACATAAAACTTCTATTTTCCCTTGTGGAATTTTCCAATGCATGAAGGGTGTTAATAGAGAACCAGGTGACCCGAATTATGATTTATTTAAACTTGCGTTAAAATCTACTGCTAAAAGATTATATCCTAATTATGCGAATGTTGATTGGTCTGGAAATGCTGGCTATGATATTAATGACCCACGCACCTATTTTAGCACAATGGGATGCCGAACCGCTAATGGATATGATATTAACGGCTTAGGTCAATTAAAAGATGGCCGTGGAAATATTTGTCCAGTAACCATTATTATGCCTACATTAGCTATGCTGGCAAAAGAAGCCGCTGAAAACAGTGATTTCCAATTAACTCCAAAAGCTGCTAGAATTAGAAGTTTTATGACTTTACTTGATGAAAAAATTCATGAAGCAAAAGATCAATTAATTGAACGTTTTAATTGGATTTGCTCTCAAAGCCCGGCTTCAGCCAAATTCATGTATGAAAATAATTTGATGGCAGGCTATATCCCAGAAGAAGGAATTAGAAGCGCGCTTAAACATGGAACACTGGCTCTAGGTCAGTTAGGACTAGCAGAAACTCTACAAATTCTTATTGGCGTTGACCATACTACTTCAGAGGGAATGGAATTAGCAAAAAAAATTGAATCCTTATTTAAACAGCGTTGTGCGGAATTTAAGGAACAATATAAATTAAACTTCGGTGTTTATTACACTCCCGCGGAAAATCTCTGCTATACTGCAATGAAGAAATTTAAGGCTAAGTATGGCGAAATTCCTAATGTAAGTGATAAAGAATTTTTTACTAATTCAATTCATGTTCCTGTATGGAAAGAAATGAGCCCATTTGACAAAATTGATATTGAGAGTCAATTAACTGGATATAGTAATGCCGGTTGTATTACTTATGTTGAGTTAGACTCTACAGTATCTAATAATTTAACTGCTCTTGAACAAATTGTAAATTATGCTATGGACAAAGATATTCCTTATTTTGCTGTAAATGTTCCTAATGATACTTGTCTCAAGTGTGGATATACTGGTGAATTTAATGATAAATGTCCAGAATGTGGTAGTAAAGAAATCCAGCAACTTCGTCGTGTGACTGGCTATTTAACTGGTAATTATAAAACTGCATTTAATTTAGGAAAGCAAGATGAAGTTGAACATCGAGTCAAACACGTAGGAGTGATGGAATGAGATACGCAGGAATAATTAAAAATGATATTGCTGGAGCTCCTGGAGTGTGTGTCTCATTTTTCACTCAAGGATGCGCCAGACATTGCGAAGGTTGTTAGAATCCAGAAACTTGGGATTTTAATGGCGGAAAAGAATTTACTACAGATACATTAGATGATATAGTAAATGCTCTTACTGCTAATGGTATACATCGTGATTTTTGTATTATGGGCGGAGAGCCTCTCGCCCCAGAAAATCTATTCCTTGTAGATTTAATTATTGAACATATTAAAGAAGCTCTTCCCAAAACAAAAATTTTTTTATGGACTGGATATACAATGGATGAATTGGCTACGCGCAGAGAGCCACATCTAAAAAATATTGTTGATAATATTGACTGTATTATTGATGGCCCATTTAAAATTGAACAACGAGATATTACTTTACCTATGCGCGGCTCACGCAATCAAAAAGTTTATTATGCTCCATTTGACTTATGGGAAAAAATGTGATATAATATAGAAAATGGAGGATAATAAATGACTAATGGATTAAAATGTATTGGTGTAAAAACCATTGATGAATTAAAATATTCTCCTCAAGTATTTGAAAATGGGGCAGTAGCATATACTGATGATAAAAAAGTATATTGTTATATAGATAATAAATGGGAAGAAGTATCAAATTATGGTACTGTCGACAAAATTGATGATACTAAAGCTAATTTAAACTTAAATTTATATGATTTAAATAAATCTTTAGTGCGTTCATTACCAGACCCCGATACAGATACATTAGGAGATTATCAACAAAAAATTAATAGTTATCATCGAAAAGTGAATAATAATTATTATCTTATGTTATGTAGAGATTATAATTATTATACTGTATTCCATTATGAACCAACAATTATTGCTGATTCATTCGGTAAATCTGTATTAGATTGCCTCGCTGATGTTGGTAAAATTAAAACATTAGATTGGAATGAAGAACAAGGCGCTATTGAAATTTGGATGTCTATTGATGATAATATTTATATGTTCTATTTATTTGGATATGATGCAGGGGTGGTGGATTTTTCGTGAATCGTTTATTTTGTAGCTTATAGCCATTTGATATGGTTCAACAAATTTATGCAGTAGATAATAATGGCAATATCATAGATACATTTAGTTGTACGTTCGATGATATGATTGAAGCTGTTCCATCCTACTGCAAAAATAATAATATTAATGTAATTCATTTGTTAGGTATTACTGATTACACATTTGAAATGAAACAAAGAATGATGGAATTTTGTAAAACTAATTATGCATATGAAAATTTAAATCTAATTATTGATTGTGGAGAAGGAAAATAATGGAATACCTAGTAAGTACAACTGAAGTATATAGAGTTGATGATGAAGCTAGTGCTGCTTCTTTAATTGAGAAGGCTAAGCATGATAGTATGTATGAATTAGCTAAGTATAGTTCTGTAAAAAAGGAAAAGAAATAGAAGGGAGAAATCATTGATGAATGGTATCAAGTTTCATTGACCAAGAAATTCAATGATGAAAAAGATCCTATTTCTGTTGTTAATATTAAATATGGGGAGCAAATTGATTTCTAATGATTAAATTTGAAAAAGTTTCTAAATACCCTGATGCAGTAATTCCCACTCGTAGTACAGTGAATTCCGCTGGATACGATTTTACTGTGGCTAATGATATTGTAATCCCATCTTATTCTAACCAAATGAGCGAAATGGTCCGATGGGGTAGAACAGGCCATACTTATACTCTAACTGAAATGGCTAGTTTTACCAAAGAATTAAAAATAAAACCTACTCTTATTCCTACTGGAATTAAATGTTGTCTTGATGCGGATACATATCTTGAATTATCAGTACGTAGTTCTACTCCACTAAAGCATTGGATTATTCTTGCTAATGGAGTGGGTATTATTGATGCTGATTATTATAATAATCCCGATAATGAAGGACATATTTATTTTCAAGTAATTAATCTTACTCCATTTGATATTCAACTTAAAAAGGGAGATAAAATTGGCCAAGGTATTATTAAACCTTATCTAACAGCAGATGATGATAATGCTTTTGGCCAACGGCTTGGTGGGTTTGGTTCTACTACAAGTAGTCCAGAAGCTAATCAAGCTAGTCTAACTTAATGAATATATTATTTTTAGATTTATCATCTAAATCTACTGGATGGTGCTTATCTTCTGAAAAAGGGGAAATGCTCAAATGGGGATTAATTCCTATTTCAGGAGATAATACTCTTGAACGTATTAAACAAATGACTGATAAAATTGTAGATTTGATAAAAGAAAATAGTGTTGGTAAAATAGTCGCAGAAGATGTGCATCCAGAAGCATATGGGAATAAGTCTCATACTGAACGTGTTTTAATGTGGCTTCAAGGATCTGTGGCATTAGGTGCTCATAGTATTGATACTAGCATTGATTATGATTTTATTGAATTTATGAATTCATCATCATGGCGAAAATTACTTGGAATGAAACTTGGTCCAAAAGTAAAACGAGTAGCACTTAAACAAGCAGATATTGAGTTTGTAAAAAATAAATATGGTATAGTGGCTAATGATGATGTATGTGATGCTATATGTTTATATACTGCATATTTCACTAAATCTCAAGAAGAGTATAATTGGGAATAAGGCCAAAATACAAAAAAAAATAACTCCTTATTTGTAAGAACAAATGGATAGAGATTCTTACGGAAAGGAGTTTTTTAAATGCTTGATTTTATCGCCAAATATTGGCTTGAGTTTTTATTTGGTATAATCGCATTAGGACTTACGGGTTTAGCTAAATACTTTTATAATTTATATAAAAAAGAAAAATAGCGTTTAGAAGATGAAGCTCATGAAAAAATTATTAAAGAATTAAAAAGTAAAATTAGCGATGAACATAAAACTACAGCTAATTTATTGCAAACTGAGCGAAATTTATCTAAACAAGAAAACGATAGTTTAAAACAAGAAATTTATAATGTAAATGATAAAATAGATGTTGTAAGAGATGGTATTTTATCTATTTAGGGAAAACAATTTAAAAATGATTGTCGAAAATTATTAAATCCAGACCATGAAATCACTCTCGATGAATTTGAAGAAATTGAGAGCGACCATGAGACATATAATAAAATGAATGGAAATCATACAGGAGATAAACTATTCCAAATGGTAGAATAGAAATTTAGAAATAGTTTATCTACCTACAAAGAATAAAAAATAGCCGAGAATTAAATAAAACTTAATTCTCGGCTTATAATAATTTATTCTTCTATTTTATAATAATATTTTAAAAATTCAGGGCTAAAATCGTAAGCTAACCCTTCTGTAATTAATCCTTCAATTTCACAAATTTCTGCGGAAACATTTTTAATTAATTTTTTAGCTATTTTTAATTCATGGAATGCCATATTTTCTTTGAAGTGCATAGCGGCCTCTTTATAGATGCTCACTGTTTCCTTCTCCCAATCGAGCCAATGGTAGAGACTCTCTTTACTTAATGATTTAATAGCTCCTTTGGTAACATCCATAGATGTTTTACTATACCATTCTGCTGGAATTAATGTTGTGTTTTCCATTTCAAATTGTGGAATTGAAAAATATATTTTTGCATAACAATCTTTAATACATTGAAGAGTTTCTAATTCTTCCTAAGATTGATGACAATGGATTTCTTTTAAACCATCTAAACATAAAAAACGGTAATAGTCAGTCATATTTTCATGATAAACTACTCCCTCTGTTTGGCGTTTAATTATAGAAATCATATATTCTTGACAATCCATTCAACTCACCCAACCTTTACGATATCGACTTCAACAGTTGAATAGGTTGTTGCACCAGTGTTAACAAATGTCAAATTGGCATTGTTATTTATAGAACGACATGATGGTAGTACTTTTACTAATGTAGTAAAATGAACTGTGCCAGTGTCAACTAGACTTGCAATTGCGGTTGGAATGGCAGTTCCATTATTGTAAGCCTAGACTGAAAATGTGTTGCCAGAGCCAGCATCACCAGTTGCAGTAATTGCAACTAAATAAGTGCCGGTTCGAGTTAAACTAATCGCAGTACTGCCTGCAATATGAGAAATACCACAGCCACTTTGGAATATATTATTTTGGAGTGGAATGGGATTACCCGTAGCAAGAGTCTAGCTAGTTGTAGAGGTAGTCTTTAAAATTGGGTTAGAGCAATTTGAACAAGTACTCATTCGTATGAACTCCTTTCTTAGTTAGAATAGAGGGAGGATATTTCCTCCCTCAATAAATTAATTACCGCAAGCTCCGCATCCACTAAATGCATTATAAATATTACTTGAAGTATAAGGACTGCAAGTAATATATGCAGGAGTAGGATATGGACGTAAGACATTTAATAAATCAGAAGTCTGATTCATGTTCTGAATTGTTAAGTTGGCAGACTGCAATTCAGTACGCAGACCTTCAATTTTATCGGTAGTTAAATAATCAAGAATACGCTGGACACCAGCATTTTGATTAGTTAAAATATCACGAGTATTTAAGTTGCTAGTATTTACAATATCGCAAGTATTTTTAGCATTCTCATATCTCACAGCGTCAATATTGCGATTAGTTGTGCAACAACATTCTTGCTGGGCGAAACGATTATCATTTAACCCTTTCATTACTTCGTATTGGATATTACCCCAACGGTTAGTAGCATCACGTTCAAATGCGCTTACTTCGGTAAGGATCATATCTTGATTGCGGAACATATCTTGACGACCTAGGCCATCAGCTAATTCAGCGCGAGTTAAAGCGCCTTGAGTAGAACCGCCGCCAAATAATCCGCCGCCTCCCCAAGCCAGTAGGAAGAATAAGAAGAATACCCAAGTCCAAGTGCCGCCAAAACCATTATTGTTATTGTCGCCTTGGGTCATTGCCATGATATCAGCAGGAGATAATCCGTTTTCAGTTAAAGCCATAATTTTTACATTCCTTTCTAATTATATTGAGATTGGAAGATAGAATAAGCTTCATCAAAATTGATTCCCTTTTCTCGGCAGATATTACGTGCAATTTGAATAATCTCTGCTTCTGATTTTCCTTGAGCCATTCTTTGTGCCTATTGGAATAAGGGATTAGAATTTAAATTCTGTAGCATCGCCATTGGATTCATCATTTGGTTTGGATTCATCTGCGTTAGCTCCTTTCAGTTTATTAATTTCATTAACTAGAATTGTGACTGTTTTCTCGAATTCTTCTTTGCTTACATAAGAAGCGTCAGATGGTGTTGCTTCTGGCTATGCTGTTGGAGGAGGAGTAGCTTTTAATTCATACATATTTAATGAAGCTGTTCCATCTAAATTGATTTGTTTTGTGTAGATACGTCGATTTGCTAGGTCTGGAAAATAGAAAACCGACCCGTCAAAATCAATACCTGTTGCTCGAACTTCTTCAAGACTAGAGACCGGCCGACCTTTTAATCCTTGAAGTTGTTGAGTATATTGGTTAGTAGGCATATAACGATTCAGGTAGGGATTTTGAGATTGAGGATAATAGTTATAACTGTTTGGATACATTTTCTAGAAAATACCTCGCTTTCCAAATTTTTTACAGCGGAGTAAAAAATTTTACAATGGTGTAAAAAATTTTACTAAGCTCCTCCATTATATAATGTAAATTAAGATGGACCAATTAATGATTTTGCCTGGTTATTTTCGAGAAAACTATCTAGAATATTTTTCATATTAAATAGGAATTGACATTTATTGACTTTTCCAAAAATTTATTTTATAATACAGAAAATAGAATAGGAGGAAATAATTTATGGATTGGCTAGAAATGCTACAACAAATTTTCAATATTCTTATTGTTCCAGTACTAACAGCTGTCTCTTTATTCTTGGTTCGTTTTATTCAGTCTAAAACCAATGAATTGAAGGCTAAAACCAATGATGAAACTCTTCAAAAATATATGGACATGCTTAATAAAACAATTACTGATTGTGTATTAGCAACAAATCAAACATATGTTGAAAGTCTGAAGGGGCAAAATGCATTTGATAAAAATGCTCAATTGGAAGCATTCAAAAAGACTTATGACGCCGTAATGGGTATTCTGACTGAAGATGCTAAAGAGTATCTTAATGAAGCCCTTGGTGATTTGAGTGGATATATTACCACTAAAATCGAGTCTGAGGTTAATACAAATAAAGCTCAGCCTAAAAAGGTCGAAGATTAATTGATTATTTGTTTGTGCGGAAGCACTAAATTCAAAGAGTCCTTCGAGAAGTTAGGAGCAATCCTATCTCTCGAAGGACATATTGTTTTATCTCCTAAAGTATTTGCTCATGCAGATAATATTATATTACCATCAGACACAGAAACTAGATTGTTAAACTCTAGTAAAAATAAAATTAATATGGCTGATGCCGTTTATTTTATTACTGGAGAAAATGAATATATTGGGCCGACTGGTTATCAAGAAATCTGCTATGCTAGGAAATTAGATAAACCAATTACATATTTCTCAAATGAAAAAATAAATCATTATATTGATAATTCTAAGCAACGATTAGAAAATAATAAAATGGGAAGTGATTCTAAATGATTCACTTCCCATTTTTTTTATTTTAAATCAACTAGTCTATTTGTCCAAGTTCCATTATTATAAATTAATGGAGTCATTTTTACCCATTTTCCATTTGTATAAATAAACGGGACATAATTGTAAGCTTCTCTCTACCATTGAGCATATAACGTCTATGGTGATTTAATCTATTCAGTAGAGCCTTTAGGATAAGTCCCTCCACTACCATTTGCTGCGGTATTCCATCCTGTAAAAATATATTTAGACCGAGTAGGAATTGGTAATAGATTAATAGTATTATTATTATAAGATATTGTCTAATTCCATTGGGCATAAAGTATTGTACTTTCATTAAATGTAGCAGTTGAATTTATATCATAAGCTGTGCCCTTCCCATCATACTAACTATTCCATCCAGTAAAAGTATAAGAAATAGTCTAATTGCCAGTTAATGAAGTGTTATTTATGCCACCATTACAATTTCCTTTAATAGTAAAAGAAGTAGTAGAATTAGCTCGGGTAGGATGGGGAATAGTTTTAATTTGATTATTAGCACTATAACTATAACTAACATTCCATTTTGCATATAAAGTAACAGGATCAATTGATCCTGATGATGAGATAGATGCTCCTGCATTATAATTAGTCCCAGTTCCTTGAGCATTAGTATTCCATCCAGCAAATGTATAATTAGCGGTCTTTAGCCCAGTAGCTGTTACATCTGTACCACCTGCACCGTAACAAAGAGTAGTAAAATTAACTCCCTTACTTGCTCGATTAATAGCAGAAGGTAGTGTTTTAGTCGTTCCCCAATTTACAGTAATTGAAGCGGGAGTAGAAGCGCCTCCATTAGCATTGAAAGTATAAGTAGTTTTCGCTGTTGTAGTTAATATAGTAATACGAGCATATCCATTGCCAGTATGCCCTGTTTCATTTCCTCCCGCAGGTTTTACAAATGAAACAGTACCATTTTTTGTAGAAGCATTAGCTAAATAATAATTACTATTTAATAAACATCCAGATGGATAATTAGCAGCAGTACTAGTGGTATAAATATACCCACTACCTCCGCCTCCACTTCTTCCGTCAGAGTCAGAATCATTATCATAAGCGCCGCCGCCGCCATACCAGCCGCTGCCGCCTCCACCACAACTATATCCAGTTTTACCTGCACCACCAGCTCCACCTTTTCCAAAAGTTCCAACAGCTTCAGGATAAGTAGTAGCACTTATAGAGTAAGGATGGCCTCCTTGAGTTTGAGTGCCTCCACCGCCACTTCTATTACTTCCAGCAATAGTTGTTTCATTATTATATCCTCCGAGGCCCTATGTACCTCCGCCAGCTCCTTTTAAAGTAACTGAATAACAAGCTCCTCCTCCGCCGCCAGCAACAATTACTCTAGCATATAAACTATCTTTAGCGATGCGGATATCAGAAGCTCCACCTCCTCCATATCCAGAGTTATAACCAGCTCCACCGCCATTGAATCCTCCAACTTTTACTGCTGTTGGTTGCCCTCCACTATAAATATAAAGCGTTGTTTTAGTAGTTAATGTTAAAGTACCTACTGAATAACCTCCTGGACCACCTTGATTGTTAGTATTTCTACTACCTCCCTAAGCGCCCCACACTTCTAATTTATAAGTACCAGCTGGAAGATCAATACTTTTTTTTGCTCCACTATATGAACAATTTATAATATCTCCGGCTCGTAAAGAAGTAAAACTTGGAGATGTTGTTGCTAAATCATAAGTTGCCATATATTAATTCACTCTCCTTTATCACACTTTAATCCATACGCGCCCATTAACTTTAACTTTTCCAGTTCCCCATTCTTCATAATCAGGAACTGCTGAAATCGTGCCAATCGCACAATAACCTTTATTTCTATATTCTTCATCAGTCATAATAGAAACTGTCCCATTAGGGCCGGAACATACTGGACGTCCAACATTCTTTTTAAACTCTTCACGAGATTCATATGGATAAGCCAAAACACGTCCGCTTACTGCTATTGGAGTTTTAGCTTGTTCAGTCTCACCAATAGCAAAACCAAATGTATCAGATGTAATATTCGCACCCGGCATCAAACGTTCAGTCGAAGTAATAAGAGTATCATCACCAACTTCAACTACACAACGACCAGCATCAATAGTATCTCCTTCACGGAATTCAGCATAGTCATTCCACACTGCACCATATAGCGCGTAAGAAGTTGAAGCTTTTGTACCATCTGTATAAATTAACCATTTACTCTTAGTATAATCATATAGACCACAATTGGTAGAAGATAATAATCCGATAGATCCTTTTGAATTAGTAACACGAACAGTAGCATCATTTGTATCTGAACGAGAAATAGTAAGATTTCCTGTTAAAGTACCACCAGATAATGGTAAATAATTTAATGCAGGTAAACTCTTCCAACTAGCATCGCTATCATTAGAACTATTTTTAACTAAATACTATCCAGCTGTTCCTCCAGCAGGTAATGTTAAAGAACCATCATTCTCTTGGAAGAAAATTTGTCCTTCTACTGGATTGCTAGGCTTTGTAGTTCCATACATTTTATTAGTAATTAATAATTTTTCATTAAGAGTTAGATTACCACTTAATGTGCCACCTGTTAATGGCAAATAATCTGAATCACTAGTATCTTGGGCAAAGAATAATTGGCCAGCTGTGCCACTGGTAGGAGCGCTGGTTCCATAAGTCTATCCATTTTTTAAAACTATAAGATTATTTGCTATTAATTTTTTATTAAGAGTTAAATCCCCGGTCATTGTGTCACCGGCTTTTTTAACATAAGTAGATGAAATTGGATTGCCATCAGAATCATTTGATGCAGTAAACGCTCCATCTGACCAGCCGTGGAATTTAGCAAGAGTTCCATTACTTTCTAAAATCCATTGTCCCATTAAATGGTCATATAATCCATATTGGGGTTCTCCCATATTACTTCGTTCTAATCCAAGCCAAATATTAGAAGAAGAAGCACCAATTTTAAATCCATACATTTTATCAGTAATTAATAAATCACCAGATAATGTTCCGCCAGTTAATTTTAAATATCTATCATCATGAGTGTGTCCGACTACGCTATAGCTGCCATCTGGACCTAAACGTTCCCATTTTCCTTCTAATGTCCAAACGTATTCATATGAATTATTTTTATCAATAATTACATCACCGGCAGTTTTAGTCGTATAGCCAGTGATTTTAGGATCAACTGTGCTGCCGTCTGTAATATCAACTGTCGCTTTGCCAATAAAATGCATAGCAGTTGAAAGACCCATATCTTGTCTTGCTTGTGCTGCTGTTCGTTTATAAATCCAACCAGAGCTATCAATAGTAGCAAAATCTCCAGCTTTATTTCCAACATTTGTTGTTTGAAGCCACGTACCAGTAATATATCCTGTAATAGCTCCAATAGTAGCAGTTATTGAAGTTGTACCATCACTATTAGTTTTCTAGAATTTAAGATCGCCAGTCATGGTATCTCCAGATTTTTTAACATAACTAGAATCATGATTATGAGAACTTGAAGCCGCTCCAATATTAGCTGGAGTTATATTAATATTTTTAGTAGCACTACCATTATAAGTAAATTGGTTTGTTCCTTCAGTAGTTCCACTGTTTAGCTTAATAACTAAATTATTATTAACTTTATCGGCACTGGTTGCGTTACCGTTTAAATTGCCATGAAACCCATCAGGCTTAATGGAAGCAACTAATTTTCCATCAGCCGCAGTTCCTTTAGTATTTTCATAGAAATTCCAAATTCCACCATATTCATGAAAATCAACTTGATTATGTCCACTATATCCAAAATCAATAGCATGATAATATGTATCAGCATTGCCTTCACCACGGAATTTTCTACTTTGAAAATAATGAGTTTTATCAGTGCCTGTAACAATATAAGGAGCAGTAAATAATCCAGTATCATTAATAGTAACTGCTGAATTATTTTTAATGACTTTACCTGTTGCATCAGCAAATGTGGGAACAGCATTTACAGTAGAAGAATTAGGTCCGGTCACCGAATTTGTGCCTGCATCATCACGCCAACCAGGATTACCTTTTTCATCAGTTTTCCATACTTTATTAGCCACAGCACCAGGTGCAGTAACATAACCATTAGCATCTTTAGTATTTGCTTGCCAAGTATTGTCATTTTTAGATGTAATAGTAATATTACCATAACCATCCGATGTAACTGTTGTTGCACCAGCACCACTAATTTTATGCGCGCTTTTTACTACACTCTCTTCTAAATGATTTAAATAAACATTGCCATTAGTCGCAGTCGCATTTGCTGTAGCAGTAGCAGAATCTCCAATTATATTTTTACTAGTATAATGAGTATTAGTATTAGGATTAGCAGGCATTTTAATTGAATCAACAGTAACACCTGTTACATGGCCTTTAGCATCACGTTGTAAATTAACACCAGTAACTAGATTTGTTGTGTCCCAAATGGCAGCTGTAGTACTAGAAGCATCAATAGATAAAGCTGCATTTGGATCTGCTTTTGGAGTATAGTGATTTTCTACCGCAGTAACTTTAGTATCAGTATTTGTTGCAGCAATAGTAATTTTATCATTATCTACATCAGGAGTTAATGTTACATTACTTCCTGCTACTAATGTTAATGTATCAGTAGCACTATCAGCACTAATAGTTTTCTTATCAATAGTTATATTACTAAATGTATTTTGATTTTTTTGAGCTCCAGTTTCGATACCATCTAACTTCTATTTATAAGCATTAGTAAAATCATTAGTTGATAAACCCTTGTCAGCGGTCTAATCAACTTTATTGTCTACTTTATACTCTAATTTTCCAATTGCTGTGTTAAGAGTATCATTAATTGTAATAGGTGCCTTTGCCGTGCCTTTAGCATATCCGGTCATTGAATTTATATCTGCGCTAGAATGTTTATGGTCAGATATTGCATAACTTCCATTTGGACCAAGTAATTCCCAATGGTATACTGGATTATTATTAGCATCTGTTTTAATAATTAAAACATATTCTTGATCTCCATCTTTAGAAATAATAACATCACCAGTTTGAGCATTAGTAAAACCATAATTAGCAATACCTGGATCAAAATTATCTGCAATTGGACCTTTAGTGGCAATACCAATAAAATGCATTGCTGTAGATAATCCTAAATCGCTAGCAGTAATTGTAAATATTTTATCTTCACTACCATTAAATGTCTATGTATTCTTTCCAGCTTTTAATGTTAATGTACCCTTAGTTGAATTTGCTGGACCGCCGGCCCTAGCTGAGCCAGCATAATTATGAGTATGATTACCCGCCGCTGCATCATTTTCACCTTTACCAATAGTAAGAGAACTAGTGCCAGCACCAATATTCGCTCTAGCATTAGACTTCTAATCCTCAGTTAAATTTTGATCAGCTACAGTAGAAACAGCTAAGAAATTACCAACCTTACTTAAACCTACATCACTCTTAGTAAGAACACTACCTAAAACTACATGACCATGTTCATCATTTCCTACTTTAACTGCTGCTGCCTCATGCTTAGCAGTTGTTGGATGCGAATAATTATTAGCATTTAATGCAATACCATCTAACTTTTTCTTATCTTGCGCAGACATTAATCCAGAAGACTCAGTAGAGGCATTACTATATTTCGTATCTGTAGCACTAATAATAATTGTATCAGTCTCAATATCACCAGTAATCTAAATATTATCGCCACTTTTTAGTATCATAGTATCAGTGGCATTATCTGCTTTAATAATATTTTTTGTATCAGAATTTAATTGAATATTACTAAATGCATTTTGGTTCTTTTCAGCATTTGCAGGAGCATGTGTTGATTGAGAATGTGTATATGCAGCATCCCACTTAATACGCTCATCATCCGTAATATGCATAGTCATATTACCTGTATGAGAATTAAATGTAGTAGTATTAACTTTTTTACTTAGAGCATCATTTACTGTTTTATTCTAAACTGGTTTGGTACTTGAAGCACTTAAGGTAGTATCAATTGTTTCGGCTGTAGCAACGATTTTACCATCAACTTGTTTAATCGCCTGAATATATTTACCCTCGCCACCGGTTTCATCAACGTCCAAATTATCAATGGCAGTTTTAATATTAGGATCGATACCCCATTTACCAGCTCCAGTATTATCACCAGCACATAATAATACATCGCCTACTTTTCCTCCCGCTGGTAAATGTATATTACCAGGAGTGGTAGGATGACTATAAACAGTGTCTTTAGATGTAATCGTAAGAACTCCATCATCATCACTTGAAACTTTTGTACTACCAGCCCCTACTATTTTATGAGTACTACGAACTACACCGTTTTCAATATGATTTAAATAAGTCTTACCATTTTCCGAGGCTTTATTTGTTGTCCCTGCTGTATTATCTGTAATAACTGTACTACTTTGATGATGAGTATCATTAGGAAGAGTAATTGTTAATGTCTATTCAGTTAATCCAGTAGTATGACCATATGCATCTACAGTTACTTTTGGAATTACAATTGAACCTGATTTACCCGCTCCACTAATTGATACATCTTCAGCAGGACCTTTTACTGTATTAGCAGCAGTGTTTGGCCCCTTCTTTGCATGAGTAGCCTCATAAGTAACGGCATTAGTGCCACTTGTTCCTGTTAATACTACAACACCATCATTTTTAGCAGTTGCTGTAATAATGTGATCGTGTTTACTTGGAGCAAAATCACTTAATTTTTTACCACTGTCTTTTATTGATTTACCAGTAGCTCCATTAAATAAAACAATATTATCACCAGTAGCATTAACAGGTCCAATTACTGCCCCATCGATATTTGTTTGTGCGACAGTCCAATGAGGCGTGCTTGTAGATAATGCATCAGCAATACAAATAATTAAATCGCCTTGTTCACATTTCTAACCTGCATATGTACCAGCTTCATTAACTCTATATGTATGACCTACTTCATAATTAGCAGTAGGTAAGGGATTTTTTCCGTCAATAGTACCTTTAAATACTAAGGCATCATTAGCTCCTAATAACGCCCCAATTTTATCATTAATCGCTTTTAATTTATCATTTATCTCATTTTCAGTATAATATCTGTCATCATGAGCATGAGCAAAATCTGTAATATCTGATTTAGTATGGGTATGTTTTTTTGCAGCTGCACCAATTTCATCTAATGACCAGTTAACATCAGCACTACCATCAACATCTTTTCCCGTGGAACCAATTGTTAGTTTTCTAATCGTTTTCCATTTATCAGCTGTATCAGCATTACCTTTAAACTAAATAGCTTTAACATTGCCATCTACCTCTAATTTCTCTGTTGGCTAAGTAATTCCAATACCTACATTACCAGAACCATTTGCATTAGCATTTAATACTAATGGTCTAGCCTTATTGCCATTTCCACCTCCAATAGTAGAGGCATATAAATCAACATAATCAGTACCACTGCTAACACTTACAGTATTAGCGTTAAACTAAGCATTTCCGCTATCAGTTTTTAGATCAAAGCCTTTAGAAAAATGAGTTTTATTATTTAATGTTTTTTCTCCGGCAAATGTTTGAGTCCCAGTAGATACAACACCAGATTGACTAGCTGAAGCATCTCTTACTGTTTTTTTAGTAGCAGTAATTTTACCCTAAGTATCCTATGATACTGTATCAATAAATGAAATATCTGTATTAGATGCTTTAGGACTAGGTACTGCTGTTTGAATTTTTTTATAGGTTGCATCATGATTATGTCCGGTATTTGATTTATTAGCTAATTTATTATCAACATACTATTTAGTAGTTAATTCTAAATTTTCAGTTGGATCTTGTGCAACTTTAATACCTTTACCATTAAGAATTTCAATAGCATTGTTAGTACCTTTATTATCAATAACAATACCACGACCAAGACCCTCATTAGAAATAAGGATTTCATCTTTATCTTCAACGCTTGGAATAACAAGAGTGCCATTTTTAATACCAATTTGACTATATTTAGCTTCAACTAAATTCTTAGTAGAATCAGTTATATTAAATGCTAAAATAGGATATACTTTACTATCATCAGTTGCCATTGCTGTAGCTTGAATCATTGTAGCTATATCAGCTTTAGCAGCATTTAATGGTATACGATTGACATTAATTTCAGCTTTAGTAGTAGTACCATCACCATCAATATCAATGTAAAATTTACCATCATCTTTAGTAAAATATGCAAAGCCTTCTTTGGCATAAGGCATATTCTTTGCTAAGTTTGTTGCTAAACCTTTATTAATTTTAAATAAAGCCATTAACTAAACTCCCTTCTCTGAAAAAAAGTTTAAAAATAAAAAAAATAAAATGGGAAAGCCTATAGTAAGACTTTCCCATAAAAATAAATAAAATTATAATATTTTGAAAGGTATCTTACTCTTTCATATATATTTTTGAAAGAGTTAATTATCTATTTGATTTATTTTGTCCTTCTATTTTTGAATTAATTCTAACAACATATTATATTCATTTTCATTAATAAATTTTAAACACTCTTCTTTTGGAAGATTTAACTCAAATACTTTATCTTGATTTTTAATCTTATAAAGCTTGTTCCAATAATAAACATTTGCTAAGACACGAGCTTTATGCATTGGGCAAATATAAGTACAGCGTTTATTGGGTGTGCCGTATAACTAATAATTCCACCCAGAACACCAAGCGCATCCAGCAGCAATTGGACAAGTTAAGCATTCTTCTGTAGATTGAGATTGTCGAGTAATTTTTTTTAAATTTTCTAAATTCTTTAAATATTTTTCATTATTATCATTTGTATTAATAGAACCAATTATAATAGGCTCTCTTTCTTTCCCCAATGATGATTCCATATATCGAATACAAGGGTAAATTTTCCCTTTATAATCAAAACTCATCATTGCGCCAGTACCACCGCACCAATTTAAAGTATCAGTATCCTCTAATGGGTATCCAATATTATCAGCAAATACTATATTATTAATTAATTCATTTGATTGATTAACATTTAACATTTTATCTGCTATTTTTTTTAATTCCTAATAATAAATAGAAGCTTCTTCATTAGTCCACTCTGCTTCAAATACAGGATTCATAAAAATATCAGTAGCGCCAGCTTCATTTATAAAGAAATCAATTAATTTATTTATCTCTAATAAATTTTCTGGAGCAATAGTGACTTTGGTGGTTCTAATCTAATTATAATGCTGATTATGGTATTTTAATGCTGCAAAAGCATCTTTAAAATTACCTGTTCCATCAAAATATTTACGACATTTGTCGTGTATATCTTCTGGGCCATCTAAAGTAATACCAAAAGAAATAAAATTATGAAAACGTTTTAAAAAATCTTGAACTTTTGAATCAAAATAATATTTTCCATTAGAGATCATTGAAATTCTAAAAGTTCGTAGCCAAGGATGATTATGAATTAAACAATAATTTAAAAAATGAGTACAAGCCGCATCAATAGCATCAATATTCATCAATGGTTCTCCACCAATAAATTCTAATATAATACCTGCTGTATTTTTATTAATCAAATTATTAATATCATTTTTCTCATATAGATCAAATAAATAATCAACAATTTGTATAGCAGTTTCAGGAGTCATATAATGTTTATTTTTATTTCCTTGATAACAATAGCTACAGTTACAACAACAATCGTCCGTTACTTGAAATGTAATTGAAGGACATAAAATATTATTAGCGTTAGGATATAACTCTTTATATAAATTATGAATTATTTCTGAATGTTCTTGAATTTTATTTCTTTTAATCATTTTTATTATATTGAATTAAACTATTATCAAAATCAAAAATATATTGACAATTAAAATCAAAGGGGTTATATAAATCTGCTATTTTTTGTTTATACATTTCACATTCAGTAAATCGAATTTTAGTATCCTAATTATATTCTGCTAATAATTCTTTATTAATATCATTCTAAGTCATTAAATAACCTAAAATATTTAAATTAGATTGATATTCAAACCATAATCGTTGAACCTCTAAAATAATTTCTTGAGGAATTTGAACTTTTTTAATCATTTATAATAAAATCTCCTTTTACTCTTTTTTATATTAATGCATAGAGCCCTATGTACCACCATTACATATATCCGTACAAGTGCTACGACCACAGTTGCCAGAGCATGTGTTATTACAATCATTTCTGCAAGCATACCCAGAGCATCCTCCACGGCATCCACCGTGACAAGTAGTTGTGCAAGCAATATTACAGCTTCCCGTGCAATTTCCAGTACAAGGACACCCACCGCCGCCTCCTCCACTAGGGGGTGGTGTAGGATCAGGGTTTGGAGTGGAGCCTCCTGAACCTGCATCACAACCACTTTGGCAAGTTCGACCTTCACAGTCTCCAGAACAACTACTAGCACAACGTGCAGTACATCCAGTAGCACATAAGTTAACGCACATGCCAGTACATTGATTTAAACAATTACTCTTACTAATATCTAATTTATTTTGATTTTTTTCAGCTTGGCAAATCTAAAAAAATGAAATTAATTCTTTTAAATTTGGAATAGCTTCATCCTATTTGAAAAGAGTTGTTTTTTTAGAGGTGGCATCATATTTTTCGTTAAATCCTAATTTAGTAGGATTAATGGCTTGCATAGGCTCTAAAATCTTATTAAAATAATCATTAATAATCTCTTCATCTTGAAGTGTTAAATCTTTCTAAGAATCAGTATAATCATATAAACTAGAACCATATTGTGAAATATTAATATTATACATACGTTTTAATATCATTTCACGTATTTCTTGTTTTAACTAAATTAAATCTGCTTTTTTTATTTTTTCTCCAGCAAATAAAGAAGAAAAATCAGTTGCTGCCATTCGCAAATCTCCTTTCATATAATTTAAGTATACCATAAAAAATTATAAATGTCAAATTATAATTAAAATTGGACAGATATAAATAATTTTTTATTTATATTTTTTATTTTTATAAAGAGAATGGAGGAAATATAATATGAATAATTATTATTGGACCGATGAAAGCATTAAAGCTTTGTGGCAAGAAATTTTAAATAAAATTAATAATTTAAATTTTGATGATATCAATGCTTAGGATATTATTGACTTATAGAATAAAATAGCAAATTTATAGCAAACTGTTGAATCATTAGAAACTCTTAAAAATACTATTGATAATTTATCAACTTAGCAAGAAAAATTAAATGACAGAATAAACTCTAATAAAAGTGATATTGGCACTCTTATTACCACAACAGGTATAAATGCCAATAAAATTGAATCAATTGAAAATAATCTAAAAGATTCATTACCATTACCTACTGCTCAAGAAATTGCAGAATTAAATTTAAATTTAAAAACAGCTTTGTTTAATTTACAGAATGAAAATTTAGGTAAATATCGTTATTTAGCTTTGGAAGAAGTTCAACAGTATTTTAATAATTCTAATTATGATAATATTGTTTATATTACCAGTCAAGAAACGAATTTTTATCCCGTAGACCCTAAACAAAGTTATAATGAAAATGTTTATTATTTTACTAAAGCAGATACTGATTTCATTGATATAAATTGTAAAACTGTAGAAGAATTAACTTATTATAAAGAAAATTATGAGGATAGAATATATAAACGCTCTGGGTCTGAATTAGTTAAACTTTCAACAGAAGAAGTAAATGCTTTAGAAATAAATTCAATTTTTTATATTTGGCTTAGTAAAGGATATTATTCTCTTTATTTTACAGATGACAATCATACTATCCAAAATGCAACAGAATTTGAGACAGCAAAAAATAATACAACATTATATTATGCTTTTCTTTTAAATTTTAATAAAATAACACTACCAATAACAATACCTTTTGCCATATATTTTGAAAATACTCATAATACTGTAGTAACAAAATGGGAATATGATAATAATAAAGTAATTTATGTTAATATGGATACAATGCCTCAAGTTTGGACAGGTAATTATTAGTATTTTGGAGATGTAAATACTTCTACTTTTACTATTAATCACCGTGAAACACCAGCAAATTTATTATATTTAATTGCAATAAATTATTTTGATAATATAAAATTTAATAAAATAAAATTTAAAGATACAATTTGGTCAATAATTAATGTAGGACAACATATATATGATAAAGATATTGATTATTATTATGTAAATTTTGAGGCACTTATTCCTAATGACTATACTAATTTAAATGATAATTTTACATTAAAAAGAATTATTGTTTCAGGGGTATATGATATAAATAATCAAATTAGTTATTTTAAAAATATATCAACTGAATTATAAAAAATAGCAGATAACATTTCAGTTATCTGCTATTTTTTTTTATTTTATTTTAATCCAAATTCTATTATTTATTTTAATATTATCAGTTCCCCAAGTATCATAATAAGGAATTTCACTTACATACCCAATTATTGCATCAGGCCATTCTTTAATTTCTTCACGAGTCATTAATGACACAGTTCCATTTGGACCACTGCACACAGCCGCTCCTGGCTTATATAATTCTTTATTTTCATCAGGATAAGCTAATACTCTACCACAAACAGCAATAGGAGTTTGTGCTTTATCTGTTTCGCCAATAGAGAAACCAAATGTATCTGAAATAATATTGCCGCCCAATTGTAAACGTTTAGTTGACAATTCTAAATCTCCATAACCAGTTTCAATTACACAACGGCCAGGCTCTTTAATATAAGATTCTCTATACTCAGCATAATCATTAAATACTGCACCACGCACTTTTTTCCCTGTGATAATAGCACTTGAAGTAATATTACCAGTGGCCGTAATAGCTCCAGTAGATTCAATTATAGCAGATTGAATTTTTTTTCCTGGTAAAATTAAATTTCCTTGGCTGTCAAATCCTTTAATAGGAACTACAATAGGATTTTTATAATCTTTATTTTTAATAAGAATAAAAGAGCCATATTGATTAGCTTTTATGTCTTTTCCTTTAAGGCCAGATGATAATTCACTTGTATAAAAATCTAATAATGAACCAGCCTAAATATATTGTTTATTATTTTTGCTAGCTGAAGTATCCCAAATGCAAATACATCCTGGATGCTTTTCTTTTTCTTCAGCCGTTCCATCACTTAAGACTGAATAAATTTTTATAGCATTCTATATTTGAATATGCTAATCATCTGGAGTAGGAACCAAAGTAATACCAGTACCATCTCCCGCAATAGGATAACATTTTGTCATACGCATTAATAAATTTAATGCATCATCTTGTAAAATAACTGTATTTGTATAAGGAGAAATATACTGTTTAAATTCTAAAGGTAAAAATTGAGTTAAATCAATAGTAAATATTGGATGAACTGTACCTATATAAGTAGCAGTTCCTTGCATACTTACTAATCCAGTAGAACCATCAATAAATCCAACTTTTGTAGAATCATTGGCAGAACTAGAAGACAGCCACATCATTTCAGAGTTGCCCTTATCTTGATCCCAAAACATTTTCCAAATATTTTTACTAGAAAATATACCCTCAGGATCGACTCTTAAATCTTTATCTGCAAAATAATCTAAAATATCTTGGACTCCTGGGATGCGAATATATTTAGGTCCAATAGTAGAAAATATACCAGCATTACTAATTTGATAACTACCATTACTATAAACGCCATTATATTTAGGAGAACCATTGTGTAAATAACCGTTAATAGTAAAATACCAAACATCTTGATTAAATAACTATGGCTAAATTGCTGATTTTGCTTTATTGGATAAATGATCATTATACCATTCATTATTTATAAATTGATCAATTTCATTGTTATTATAATTTTGGAAAGTAATATTACCAATTGTAATTGTGTGAGATACATCTTTAGTGTAAGGTATTACTTGTCCATAATTTAAATCAAATAAACCTAAAACTTCAGCTATAGGGCCATCTATTTTTAAAATACGATATTTTCTATTACCATATCCATCACCTAAGTCAAGAGTAATTATATCGCCTTTTTTAAGCATTTTATAACTCCTTTCCTCTTTGTAAATTATATACATTTATTATAAAAATTTACATCAAAATATTATTTATATTTACCCAAAAAAAATAAGGGAAGACTAATTTAAAGTCTTCCCTTTATTTTCATTTTATTAAAAATTATCAATCCACTCTAAAGCAAATGTACCTTTCTGATGTGCTTGCTCTAAATCATGAACTGCCTAAATAAATGCTTTATCAAAAACAAATTCTTCTTGAGAGATATTATCTAAATCCCAATTCTAACCTTGTTCTACAATAGCTTCAGCAACTAATGTATTTAATTCATATATTAAATGTCCTGCAGCATTCAATTTAAAAAATTTAATAGCAAATTTTACAGTACCAGCATATTTAGTAGCGGCATTTTGAATTACCCAAGGCATAATAATTTTTTGATTTACATTATCAGTAGTAATATCCATATAAGGTACTACATAATAATAAGCTTCACCTTTTGCATTTTGGAATTGAATGATACAGCAAGTATTAGATAAATCCATGCCATCAAAATATCGATCAAATGTAAAGTATAAAGTCTCAGCCGAATGGTCCTGAGAGACGATAATGAAGGACTTAGGCACTTTTATTTTACGTTCATTTAAATCGATAGGGATTAATTCTTCTTTAGGTGGAGTTGGAAGGAGAATGGCTTTGGAAGTTCGCATCTATTTATCAATGGACCAAAGCTTATTCTCATAATCTTGATAATTAGTAATCATGATTATTCATTCTCCTTTCTTTTAATTTATTAGTTAATATTAATATAAAATGTATCGCTATCTACTGAATAAGCGCTTCCATTATATTTATTAGTCAAACGAATGAAATAATTTCCTTCTTTATTATCAATTGCTCCAGAACTTAAAGTAATGTGTTTACCACCTTCAATATCTTTAACAACGATTTTTACTCCAGAAGCAGAAGTAACTGGGCTAATAGTAGATGAACCTTCATCTTCACCATCTTCACGAACAAATAAAGTACAAATAACTTCATCACTATAATTACCATTAAGAGTGTATGTAATATTAAATTCTTTAGTAGCATTTCTATCAGAATCACCAGTATATCTATTTAAATTAATCCAATATTGACCATTTTTACGAGTTAATCCACTAAATGTAATATCATTATTAATTTTAGATGCTAATGGAGATACAATATAAGGATTAGATTTTACTTCATCCACACTAGTATGACCATTTAAGAAAGATTTAATACCAACAGTATATTTACCTTCCTCAGAAATTTCAAGTGAACCTTCTACATTAGAACGTACCCACTTAGATGTAGAAATAGGCTGTTCAGAACCTTCTTTATACCAAGTGTATTGAATTAATGCTTTTGGTTCAATACCTTCAGCGGGCGCTTCATAAGCATCTTTATTATCATACCCAGAAGCTTTAGCTACTAAAACTACAGCCCCATCAGTTAAAAACGCTGTAGAATCTGCAAATTCTAAATCAATAGAATATCCTGTACCAGTTAAATCAGCATGGTCAGAACTAATAGAAATAGTGTCTGGAGCATCAGGCTCAGGACAAATAACGAATGGAGTTGTTTCTAATGGCCCTTGACCGATTTTACGTTTTATTACATGTCCTTCTTTATCTTTCTCGGTTTCAAATACTACTCCTTGAGCATTTACATAATACTCTCCTGCCTTTTCTACCATAATAGTAGTATAGCGAGCATAAATTTCACTTTTATTAGGAGAAATAATATCAGGATTATTCCAAGTTAAAATATCATCTGCTTCGGCTAATTGATAAGCAGTACCATCACTAGTTTTTACGTAATAAATTCCATCTTCTGCTAACTTAATACGATTTCCATCATCATCTTTTTTAGATACAAGAATATATTCATCAACAGGATCATCTCGTTCTGCAGGAGTACTATATTTAATATCAGCTGCGCCTGCTTGCGCACGAGCATATAATTTTACAGGGACAGAAGACAACTTTTGAGTATCCAATCCAGCATCAGTAGCATTACCAGCTAAATTAATAACTTTAAATGTTACAGTATCTTCAGGGGATAACACTAAACCATTAGTTAACCATTTTAAGTCAGGGACTTCTGCATCTCCCTCACCAAATGCACTATTTTGAAGCATATTCAGAATATCGTCATTAACATTAATTACGGTAGGCTCAATTAATGCTAAACCTTCTTTAATATTAATGGTAGAAATTAGAGTATTTAAACTATATGTAACATTACCATTATGCTCATTATAAAATTCAACAGCAAAACTAAGTGTACCACTTTTGCCAGTTAAATCCTTAGCTACGGGCCAGCCAAAAATAATTTTACCAGGCTCAGTATCTGTGCTTTTGGAGAAATTGATAGATTGGCCAGAAGCCTCACCAATTTTCCAATTAATACGAATATTACAAGTATTTAAATCTTTATAATCAAAATATCTATCAATACTAAAGAAAACAGTTTCAGCTAAATGATCGCCTTGAACTGATAACCCATTAGTAGCAAAATTTGAAGGAACTGTAATTTTACGACTATCAGCATCAATTTCAAATAAAGGCTCATCCAAAGGAAGTCTTAAAAACTTTTCATCTAACTTACTAATTTCTTGTATGTTACCAAAAAAGCTCTCAAGGTTATCAATTTGGATTTCCCCATTACTAGCTTTATTAATGTCTTCATACAATTTCTAATAAGCTAATTTAACAGAGTCTTTATACTTTGTAATCATAGACTAGAAAACCTTCCTTTCTAAAATAATTTTCCCTTATAGAGAGAAGAGAATTAATCTCTTCTCTCTATTTTTCAAAAAAGTTATATATTAGATAATTGGAACTACCCAATTAAACCTCTTTCCACTAATCTAATTCTTCTTCTGGAATAACTATTGCTTGACAATAATCTTTATCATTTTTTGTCAAACGTTTATTCACATCAGCAATTAAACGTAGTTTTCTGATATAATATATATCTTCTAAATGAACGGGAGAAAGAATAGTTCCATTTGTGCCTAAGTATTCATACATCACAATTTTAGTCATTTTCTTTTCTCCTCCTTATAAATAATTTACCGTACTGGTATCAATACCGCTACCAAAGACTGAAATAGTATCATCACGAGATAATGTAGTATACCAATCAATACTATTAATCTTACGATCAGCATTGGTTCTATATCCTCTAATTCCTGTTGAACCATAATCGAGCTTTTTCTAAGTATATAATTTAGATTTTTCTTCTGGAGTACCAATAATAATTTTATTAATACCACCAGTTAATCCTTTATTCAAGTCTGAATTAGACCAGAAATCAATACCTTGAACATCAATATAGCTCACAGAAGGACCAATAATTAATGCCTCAACTTTAGGACTAAAACTATTTTTAAATCCGCTCTAACCTATTTCAGTAATTGTTCCACTAATATTAGCATTTTCTAAAGAACCAACTAATTTTTTATCACGATCGCCATTTAAAGCAAAACAGTAAGCATCAATTACTCGTAAGCCTTCAGGGAATTCTACCCATTTTAAACCATAAGAATGAGAGAATGTAGCGATATTAAATTTTCTAATATTACATTTCTAATTACCATCATTATCAGTATACTTCTCGAAGAACACATGAGTTAAATCTTCTCCATAACAAGTTGCTACAATAGTATTACCACCAATCGTTTTAGCATTTGGCGTTGCTTGGTTACTATTAGTAACATCACCAGGAGAACTAAATGAAGCATCAATACCAATAACTTTTAATTTTTTACCATTGTATTCATAAAATGCAGGAACTGTCAATTTACCTTTAACTTTTTTACATAAACCTAAAACGATACCATCACTCATTACAGACCATTTACTATTAAAACCTTCTGTTGGATCGCTAAATATCCAAGAAGATGGAGAAGATAGTGAATTATATTCCTGAGTAGTAGGCTCAAAATATTCAGGATGGATATCATCATAAACGCTTATAGGATTAGAATCAAATACGGCATAGAAAGTAGTATCTTCAGTAATCATATATTCTTCTAATTTCATAACTGTATTAGAAGTAGTAGAACGATTATATCCTAAGAATTTATAGGTCTATTCCAATGGTAAATCACTATCATCTTTCCAAGGAATAATAGTAGACATTACAGCATAATTACCATGAGGGATTTTTTTCTCTTCAATTAATGTACTATCTTTATAATAATATTTAACACTCCATTTGTGAATAGGACAAATAGCATAGAATGTATAAGTATGAATATTATTATCAAGAGTTTGTTCATTCCATTTATTGATACTTTTATCAATATTAATAAGGATATCAGCGCTAGCAGAATTTGTCAATGCCCAACCATAGAAATCATGATTCGGCTTTTTCTCACTAACATCACCAAATGTATCAATAGGATCAGCAAACCAAGTTTCACCATCTTTTAAAGTCATAGAGCCAATTAACTGATAACAACCGTCATTACCTTCATCTTCATCCATAATTACAAATCTAGCAGTATATCCCTATTCAACGTTTGCACAGAAAATTGTTAAATTAGGATAAGCGACTTGAATAATATTACGTAATTCAGATTCTTTAATAACTTCTGTATTATTAATATAAATAATACCAGAGATATCAGGAATATTTTTACTAGAATTTTTAACCCATTTTTTATCACTAATAAATTCTTTAAACATAGCTAAATCAGTAATTTGATTTATTTTATCTTCTGGAATTGTTTCATCCTTACGATAAATTTCACCATTTTCAACTTTAATAGTCCATGCATCAAAATTAGTATAAGTATAAGGTTCTAGTCCATAATGTCCATTATCCACATAATAAGTAGTAGATGGATTACGTTCATCATCAACAGTCATCTAAACATATGGACACCAATTAACATCGGTCATAGAAATTTGAGAAGTATTAGTCTATTGACTGCGAATAGCATAATATTGTTTTAATAGTTTATAACTATCATAGCCTAAGCCGCCACCAGCAATATTTAGAGAAGCAATTACTGTATCGCCCTTATCTCCAGTTGAGGTTTTATCAAAGAAACCTTGGAGATATAAACCAGGATTAGCATGTAAATTACCTTCATCATCACGGGTAGGATTCTCATATTCATCTTCAGTAATTACATTCTTTAATAAATTAGCTTCAACTAATTCAAGATTTGTAATACTAGTAGGTAAATATACAGTATTTAATGCGACGCCTTTAGCAAACTAGACATTAATTAAATTAGAACCAGTAGCACGGAAATTCTCTAATTTTTCACAACTGGTTAAATCTAATATAGGAGAAGCAGCATTAAATTGAATATTACTCATATTTACTTCTTTTAATAAGGGCATGCCTTTACTATCAGAAGAGCTGGCAGGAATACTGAATTGGTTAACATTGTCATTATGCCAACGCTCTCCATTTTCATCCAAACCATCATATCCTAATTTCAAACTAGTTAATTTAGTAGCATCACCAGAAATTTCAAACTCTTGCCAATATAGATTACTCATATCGCCAAGGTCTTTCATTTGGTTAATACCATAAACATATAGCAATTGTTCAGGATAATTTTCACTCTTACGGACACCATTTTCAATAGAATCAATATTAAATCTTAGTGCATGAACACCATCGTATTTACGAGAAGGATAGGCTTCATTATCATCACCAAGAGTAACATAAGAAGAGTGGGCTGGAGTTAATGTCATCCAATATTCAGCATCAAATAAATGATTTTTAGTTAAAGTACTTTCATCCTTAAAATAAGGATCACTAGCAGTTTCAATCCACTTATCTGAAGTTTTATTTTTATTGTTCGCAGCAACACGACCACGAATGCGGTTTGCACCACCACGTTGATAGTTACCTTCATTTAACCAAGAGTCAATATACTCTAAACGGTTAGATAGGAACTGTTGACGAGATAGACTTCTATTTCCTTGTAAAGCATAGAAATAAGTACCATTAGTATCAACAGTATATACACCAGTTGTATCACTACTAATATGTCCAGTAGTACCATCTAAGTAAGAAGCATCATTCGTAATAGTAATATATTTATAATATTCATCTAAGTTAACTGCTACTAATGGACGTGTGCCCAAGTCAGCTAAGTTATTTGTTATATTATAATCAGTTAAATAATATGACTCAATACGATCAACAGTTTTTAAAGGTGGTTGTTTTAAATTAGAATCAAATACATCAGTAGTAATACCACGTAAATGTCTATATTTAGGGATAATTAAGCCAGTTTTAAAATATTTATAGAAATTATTCCATAAAACACTATCAGAAGTAGAATAGTTACCATCTTCAGTAGCATCAACATTATATTCAAATGAAGGGATACCAGTATTATTAATACCTAATTGAGTATCAATATCATAGAAAATTGGATACCAAATATAGTCTCCGCCTTTCTTTTGAGGACCCCAAGAAGCCATCATGCAGTTTTTACCACGAGAGTCATAACATTCAAAAATTTCTGTCATAACAAAATATGTAGCCATATATTCTTTATCGAAATGGTCACTTAATTCATAAGTAAATTTATCACCACGATACTCTTGTGTATCATATTTATAAGAGCGGTCACCATAAGTAATAATGGTTCCAATATAATATTTATTTGGCTCATAAGTTTCAGCAGTTACAGTAGCTTTAGTCACTGCTTTACCGCATTTAGCATTTCCATCATAATTATAATATGTTTTACTTGCATCAAATGTTTCATCTTTACATAAAACAACTAATCTATCAGCCTTTGTATCTAACTCTTCATCGCTATAAGATTCCAAAGTATAATAACGTTTATCGGGGTTAAATGTATCAGTACTATAGCAAGGAACATAAGTAATATTATTATTTTTATCAATTTCACCAGTATATAATTTAGTTTTAATAGCACTAAATAATACTGTTCCAACATAAGCAACAATATATTCATAACTATTTTCTTGATTAGGATTATAGTCAGGATTCTTTTTATAATAAGTAGTGCCTTCTATATATTCTTCAGCTAAGGTATAAATCTATTCAGAAGTTAATGGATTAGTTGTCATAATATAATGTTTATTACTATCAAATAACTCTTCACCAACATCACAGATTTTATAAGTACCATTTGATACAACTTTTTCAGTGCAAGTACTCCAAACCCAAGCTACAGCACGTTCCCAATTAGAATAATCTTTCAATAAATGCTGAGCGCGATTTTCTTGATTTAATGTAATATCATCCTTAGAGAATGTTAATGTTGGGTCTTTCTTACATTCTCCATCAGGAGCCATAATATAATCAAGAATATCTTCGTCATTATGATAACGATATTCAAATGAGTCTGCTACCACAGGGGCAGATTGAACTGCATTTAATACACGAGAACCATCAGCATTAAATACATCAAATTTCAAATCTTTGCGGTCTTGTGGGTCACGATATGAGCAGAAGGTACGGCTATTGTTTTCAAACTCCCAGCATTCTGCTACTTTAGGCATACTCTTAGTACCATCGCCTATAAATTTAGCTTTTGGATCTTTGCCAGTAGTACTGTCAAGTGCGAATCCATATACTTCATCAGAACCTTTATCTAAAAGCATATTATATATACCAATAAATTGATAAATAGGCTCTGTGCTACCATCGACTGGTTTCTTTTTATGGAATGCAAGTACACGGAACCCTCGTACAGAAGTGCGATAATCATCAGTATTTTCAACTTTAAAATCACTGTATCCAGGTTTCATAATATACCATTTATTATATTTAGGATTACTTGAATCAGCTACTTTTAATTTTGAATAAACAGTTGGATTTTCAGCCATTAATTTTTGATATAATGCGTATGGGCCTAAATCAAAATCTTCTTTGCTGGTAATCACAATATTATCTTCTAAAACTTCATTACTTGCTGTTTTCGGATTGCCTTTATGATTATAATAAGTATAAGTAGTTCCAGGAACATACTCAGTTGTTTCAGTCTCAACAGTTTTGTCAGGGTCTAAAACCTAAAATGCTTTTGCATTATTATAATCATCTAATGGATGTTTAGAATAAGCATTTTTAACCATATTTGCGAATCCCATATTATAAGTTCCAGAAGATTCCATGTAGTCAATCTTCATAGTAAATTTATGGGTTCCACAAGTATAATTATTAAAATACCAATATTTTTGACGAGTTTTTTCTTCTCCTCGTTTTACATAAGCAGTATTTTCAATATAAAAAGTATTAGGTTTATAAGGATTAGTCTCACTAAATGTAACTTCCTTTTCACCATTTTCATCTTCATAATATTTAATTTTTAATTGACCAGTAGCAGAATCAACTAGAGGCCCCAATGTTGTACTTAAAATATAAGGTTTCTGAGTAGAACCTAATACATCAGCATTATACTATTCTCTGAATGGACCGCGGTTTAAGAAAATATTAACGCGCTTTTCGCCATCAACCGCATCGTTATTTTTAGTTTTAACTTTATAATTTCTACGAGGATAGAATTCAGATGAAGTTCCTTGAACGCTCATTGATGCGCTATCACTAATAAATGAAGGACAATGATATTTATAATAAGTTTCAACAGCTTTTTGTTTTTCAGCTGCTGTCGCACCATCACCAAATAATTTATCAGCCTTAGCCAATTCTTCCAATTTACCTTTATTATAATACATTTCAAGTGGAGTGTTAACAAATTCAACTCCAATGTTTAATTTAACCTTTTTAGAATAAGGAAGTTTATTTTCACTATCTTCTAATTTAGTAGTATCAAAAATAATATAAGGCATTAATGGAGCATCAGGATGTTCATTGTTATACTTTATCATATTAGGATAACTAAACTGGAATTCATCAATAGCGGTATTTTCTTCTGCTAATTTATTTTGATCGTAAATATTTACATTCTCAAAGTCAGCAGCATAATTCATGACAATATCATTAACATTTAAATCAGTGCGATATACTCGGACTTTATATAAATCAATATCACAATAATTACTGTTAAATTCAATTTTATCATTTTCTACAACAAATCCATTTTCTTGAGTGTTTCTAACAACACTAGTTAATACACCATTTAAATAAATATAAATTAGATTTTGAATTTTTTCTTTACTATATTTACAAACAACAGATAAAGTAATAATTTTATTTTCTACATAAGATACGTTTACTGTGTCAGTACCATTAGAGAAAAATGCATCCTATGGTCCTAAACATAAACCAGTAACGGCTTTAGTATTACCAGAAGAGTAACTACCTATGACATTACTTAAATTAATTTGCTTGGCAATATGACTAAACTCTAAATCATCATATTCCATTCTACGCTTATTACCTTTTTTATCAACAAATTCAACTTCATAAGTTTTTAAATACCAAGCTAAAAATGCATCATAGTTGGTGTATGTAGTATTAAATTTACCAGTTTCTTCATCATAAAATGCTTTATATAATTTTTCATCATTTTTATAACGAGTAATAGTACGAATTAAATTTGAATAATCCTAAACATTACGAATTTTGAAAGTTAATTCAATACTATGAGACTGTTCAGTAGCTTGAGAGCCGCTAGGATTTGAAAATACAGTACGACCAATAGGAATAGATAATTTAGCACCATTACTAATACGTAAACAAGTTTTATTATCTTCATCCGTAGTCCAACCATTATTATACCAATTAAAATTAGTAAACGTCGCCGCGCAAGGCTCAGCCCCTAAAGCAGTAGAAGAATTTATTAAAGTAGTACGTTTAGCTAACGTTTCAGAATTAGAACGTCCACTACCTACTGTATTTAATAAATAAGTCAAAAATCCCTATTTCTAAATACCAAAGTCTGTTCTTGTTGGGTCATTTACAACACGAATTTCAATCTTACGAGTAGTTTCACGAGTTCCATCACCACAAGTAATAGTGTAGTGATTAATTACATTTAATTCAGGATTAGCGATTTCAAAAATAGCAAATTTCTTAGAATCTGTAATTGTTTGAGGAGAATAAGAAAGTTCAATGTTATTACGTTTAAAATGTACTACTGGGTTTTCGGCCTATGGGTCAAAAACACGGAAAGGAATTTGAATAGTGTCATAATTATAATATTCATCTTTATAATCTCCTAACCAAATAATTGGAGGAGCTTGAGGGTCTAGACCATCATAAACAGCTATTTCAAAAATTAAAGGATTAACTTCAATCCCTTTTTTGCCATTAATTGATTGGAATAAACGAATCCAAACTTTATGATAACCATTAACTACAGGGATATATTGTGAAACATTAACAGTCTATAACGTAGTTGAATTAGCAGCTAAAGGTACACTTAAAAATGGTTCATCTTCATTGTCAAAATAATATTCAACAATTTTATCCATCGCACCATTAACATTACATTGTAATACTAATTTACTAGGCTCAAAATAACTTAAATTAGAAAAACTACTTGATTCTTGTAACTCTAATTTAGAAGTTTTAAATGTTATCAAACGAGTAACTGTACTTGGATGATTGGTTTGGCTAGCCACTAATACCAATCTTGAAGAAGCATCATCTTTAGCCAATTTACCAAATTCAAAAGCATATTTCTCACCATCAGGTACTTGGAATGTTCCTGAATTGTATTGATTATAATTGGTGCCATCATCAGTATATTCTAATTTCCAATTAATTGTTAGAATAGAGTCATAAGAATTACCCTTTTTATTTTTTGCTGATGTCGCAACAAATGTTATTTCTTGAGAACGCCCATTAATTAAATTAACAGTAGGTAATGAGTCTACGGTTAATTCAATATCAGAAGCCAATGAACTAGGGTCATCTCCTCCGCCTCCACCAGCAACAGTTAAACGACGACATAGCACATTTTGAAATGCTCGCTGAACTTTTATTACACGATAAAAACAATTATCACCTAAATTGATAATTAAATCATCTTCTTCAGGGTACTCTCCACCTTCAATAGCTCCGATTGGAATATTGATTTCATCTTCTAATTTTTCAGCATCAGTCGGAGTATAATTGGCATAATAAATACCAGAATTACTTCCTGAGCCACCACCACTACCGCTTCCTAAAAGCTTTCGTGATACCATTGTACCATCAGCTTGAGTATAGTCTATGAAAATTTTACCAGTATCAACTGCAAAATAAACATACCCATCATTAAAACCCATTAAATCTAATTTAGCTTCAGTACCACGAACAGGGATGAATCGTTTATTGCTCATGCAAGTATCTCCTTTCTATCTTAAATTTTATATAAAACAAAATTATATATAAAAAAAATGGGAGAGGAATTTTTCCTCTCCCAAATTCCTTCGTTGATTTTTAAAAAAACCACGAATATAATTATTATAGATTGTCCTTAAATTAAAACTCGCCCCATAGTAATTCAACAGATGCTGTTGCAGAACTTGCTGCAGTGACAGATAGAGTTGTTGAAGTTAAATTGAAGTAAGCATTGTCATCAGTCACTGCCTCATCGCCAGCGTTAAGACTATAACTAAATTTAACCCCTTTGTCGATGGCATCAACAGCTCCAGGGCCAGGTGTATAAGTAATTGGATTTACAGTCTCAGTCTCAATGGCAGTAACATGTCCATTTTTATTAACAGTAATATTTTTAATAGCATTAAAAGTATTATTAGCTTGGGTTAAATTAGCAGTATTCTTACTAATATTCTTAGTTGCATCAAATAGAGCTGCGTGAGCAATAGTAGTTAAGAGTTGATTTTTATCCCCGCCACCAGTAGAAGTATCATTGGTAGTAGTAGATAGTGTAATATCAGAGCCTGCTAATAATTGAATCTTACCGACATTATTCTCAGTACCATTTAAACTACTATAAATAGTCATAGTATTGGTACTCTTATCAACGGTAAATGTATACTGAGTATCTAGTGCCTATTCATCACCAGAAGGAATAAAATTCCAGGTAATTGGATGAGTATCATCAAATACGCCATCATTATTTTCAGTACCGCTAGCAATTAAAATATCGCCAGATTTTGCCGTTTTACCTGTTCCGTATTTAGCAGAACCGCTGACTAAGAACATATCACCAGAGCTAACATCAGTTAAGCCATCAACTAAATTAAAATCAGTAGTAATGTCATGTTGACCAGAAGAACCTAATGTACCTCTATAACGCATAGGATTTAGAGTCTTAAATTTATCATCAACTTGATTCTTGGTGTATACAGGCCATTGAGATTTAGTTTCTTCAGTATTGCCACCAATGGCGTGGAATCCATCATCTAAATAAGCTCCAAGAGTTACATTAGTAGAAGGATTATTGCCAGCAGTGTCAGAGAACTCAATGGTCAATTTACCAGTATTATCAATAGAACTTACTCCTTCAGATAGAGTAGTATCTGTAGCAGCAATATTAATAGTATTGTCAGCAGTTCCTTTACTTACGGTAACATTATTACCACCAACTAAGTGTACTTTACTCGGTGCTTGTCCTAGTGAACTTGTTAAGTCAATGTCAACATCATTGGTTTTATCAGCATTGACTGTCATAGTATAAGTATCGCCAGTTACTTTAATATTATTGCCATCAACTCTTTCAACTTTTGCTCCATTAGCGCCAGTAACAGTAAAAGCATCAGATTTAACAATACTACCAACTGTAACTTCAGTTGTTACTTTTGCGCCTTTGGTAGCATCTTCTACATTAACAAGAACTGACTGTAATTGATCATTATGGTCAGGATTAATTTGAGTCCAACCAGTACCATTAAAATAGGCAAGAATATTTTTACCAGAGATATAAGCAAGATCATCTTTATGGGATAGTGCGTCAGTACCCCAACTAGCAGTTAATGATTCTAAACCAGCTTCAGTTTCAACAACTTGAACGCTTTTATTTAATAACTTTAGACCAGTAGCTTGACCAATATATAGACGGTCACTATCTTTAGTTAAATAAAATGTACCAACATTATAACCAGTTTTGTCAGCTATCATTTTATCAATCTTGGCTTGAGTACCAAGTTTGAACATTACTTTATCATTTAAAGCCATTATAATAGACCTCCCTAAAAAATTTTATTAACTAACTGTTTCAATTTCTTTCCACACTAATCTATCATAAATGTTATTAATTTCATTTACAATAGTAGTACCTTCAGTGTAATTATTTAATTCATCTAAATTACCAACTGTTGTATTAAACGCAGTTTTTGTAATATAATTCTAAAATTTCCCATCAACAGCTTGCAACTACTCAGTAGTAACATAACCACTTAAATCACCATTATTGAATGTCCCTAAATGTTCAACTTTAGAATCAATAAACATATACTCAGTATATGCATCATTTTCTGAGCCTTCTTTTGGAACTAAATAAATGGTATTAGTTTCTTTAATCTCATCTAAACTAGAGACTTTTTTATAAGTTAAGTGATTAGCTTGAGCAATTTTATTAGCAATTACAGTGTCTAAACCTGCAATAGTAGTTTGTAAATTACCAACTTCCTAAGCAATAACATCAAAATCTTTATCTGGTTTTATCCATTTAAGTTTTCCATCATCGCCTACTTTAGCATAAGAACCATTTGTAGCAGAATTAAATCCTAATAAATTTAATTCAGGATTCTAACCACTTACTTCAACGAATTCAAATGTATTAGTATTTACATTAATTTGTAATTGATTAGCGATTAAAGAGGCAACATCAGTTAATGTAGTTGCTTCCCACTTGCCCTCTGCATTACATACTAAAAATGAGCCATTTTCAGCAGTAGTAGCTATAACATCTTTTAATTCAGATAATTTAGTGACAGAAGTTCCAGAGCCAACTCCACTAATTAACTTTTTACCTAAATATAATTGGCCAGAAGTTGCCGCGGCAGATTCATAAACAAAATATAAAGTATTATTATCAATCAAGTTTCTATTAACTTGTGAATTATAAGCTTTTAATGTACCACGCTAAAACTTAACATAATTAATATTTGGCATAATTTTCTCCTTTCTTTTAATTATTTATTTATAATTATAAAGAAAATCTTTTTCCTTATCGCTAAAATATGAGAAATGCTAGTCCATAATTATCTATTATGGACCAGCATAATTATTTATTCAGATTCTACAATATTAATTAATTCTGCTAATCTCTTTGGAGTTAATTCTTCTAAAGTAATAGTTTGAGTATCAGTTGTGCCAGAATTAGGATTATAATTAACTATTTTTCCAGTATTCTACCGATTTACTTTTATTCCAGACCATCTTGTTCCAATAGAGTAATCACTTAAATTAACATCAATTGGTTTAGTAATTTTAAAATATGTATATTTATTATTGTATTTACTATCTTTAGATACTTTAATATATACAGTTTTTATAGTCTCATCAATTTTTATCTACTCTTGATAATAAATATTTCCAATCTCTTTAAATTTTTCATCAGTTAAATATTCAGCTAAACTTTCATCTGAATTAATATCTTCAATGATTTCATAGACAAAATCTAATTTATTATCATAATCTCCATATTTATCTGTCCAATCTAAATCACTAAAAATAATTTTTGGACGATTTACTATATGAGTAGGAGAGCCTGGATTATCTTTAATCCAATCTGCTTGATATTCATCACGATTTTTTTGGAATTCATTTAATAATGCCCATAAACTATTCATATTTCGATAGTATTGAGTAGTAGAATTAAATATTTCCGCTTTTTTATATTCAATCTATGGAATATAATATTCTAACTCTGGATTAAATTGTTCAAATGAATCATTAATTCGTTCATAGATATTATTTTTAATTTGTAAATAATACTATAATCCTTTTTTAACTCCTTGTGATTTATCAACTATTATCCAATTTGTACATTTACGATTAACTCGATAATAATAAGTTTGTCCTGGCTCAAACTCATTTATTATGCCTTCTGAACCAGCTAAAATATAATTATTAGTATTTGAATCATAAATATAATACCGATAACTAGAATTCGGTTCTATTTCAGTATTTGCCTATATTTGAATAATATAGTCTTTAGTTGAACAAATTTCATATAACGGCCCAAATGCAGCATTATTTAATTCTTTAAACCAATCTCCACTTAAATATCCAAACACTAAGTCTCTAGCATTACCATAACTAAAAACTGGTCGACTAGGAAAACCAGATACAGTACTTGGGTGAGATTTTATTGGTATAAAATTATCTGTATCATAAATATCTTTATAATTACCTAATAAATCTCTTAAACCATTCCACATTCCCCAAATGGTATTTTCAGAAAAATTATCTAAATAATCATTATCAGATTCTAACCCTAATAATCTATATACATATCTTATTGCTTCTCCAAAAGTTTTAGGATAGCCTTCTGGATAAGCTTCAGGATATTTTGCAGTACTTTTTGGATCGCGGTCATTGCCAATAAACATATAACGAGTTTTTACTGGAGTACCGTCTTCATTTTCTCTAACAAAAATATAATAAGTCTATCTACTATCTAAAGGCTCATTTTTGCCGATTAATGTATATTGTTCTTTAGTTTCATCTTCTTTATAATATAAATGTCCTGCGGTATATTCTTTATCATCATAAGTAATTGAGCCTTTTGTCGGATATTTAATAAATTTACCTCTTGGATAAACGATATCCCATATTTGAGATGCCATATTACCTAATTCAGGTAAATCAATATAAAATGTCTATTGATCTAATTGCTCTGCATATTGTAATTCATTATTAATATAATATCCAGCTTCTGGAATATTAACTTCAGTGGCAATTTCGCCTTTTATTGTTCCAGACTCTGTATTTTTAGTATATAACTTACGACCAAATTCATCCATATGAACTGGGTATAATGAATTAGAACTTGTTTTCTATAAATGAATTTGATTTTCTCCATTCGTTTCATGCTATTCGGTAGGAGAGAATCCTTTTTTATTATATTTAAATTCTGGAATTGGATTAAATTTCCAATTACGAGGAATATGTAATTTATAATTTAAATCTGTACTTCTTAATGGATCAATATGAGGCCCATGTTTAAGACTTACTTTTCTATAATATTTTGTATCAGAATCATATTCATCTATTGATTTAACCTAAACTATAGCATCAGTTTGTGTATCATAATAATATAATGACTAAGATGTATTAAATAATCTAGCAAATAAATCTTCAGAAATATACCCTGGATCTTTAGTAGTTTTATGACAATACCGGACAACAGAATTATCACTATCTGTTTCTTCAAATTTTGAACCAACAGGCACAGGGGTATAAGTAATAACATTATTTCTTTCTATTTTTTTATAAATATTACCAACAGAATTTAAATAAATATCTAACATTTCTTTGCCAGTAATGATTTGATTTCCATTTTTTTGTAATGGAACATATTCTATAATATCACTTAAAATTTCTTTATACTAAAATGATGCTTCTCCTTGATAAATATTTTTATCTGAATTAGCAGGAAAATCTATTTTTTCTTTCTCAATCCCTTTATTCCACTAATTAATACAATTTAAATCTAATGATTCATATTTATTAGTTTTTGTATTTAGAGTATAATATATTCCAAGTGGTGTAATTGGAATTCGAGTTCCATCACTCTGAATATGATTTATTACTTCATATCCATCATCACTAGCTGGAGCATCAATAATTACTTCAAATCTAGGGGCCTTAGCGTCAAGGCTGGCTACCATAATATATTTTTCAGTAATTGTAGAGCTTGTTCCAACAGAACACCAAATTTTTTGCCAAACAGTATGGTCATAGCTACTTTGATATTCATTTTCATCAATCTCTCTATTAATTGCATATTCGCAATTTTCATCAATACCATCAGGAGATATTATATTACCTCCAGCAAGCTTATCAGTGGCGATATAATATCTATTATTTGGTTCGTATTCAACTATACCACTATCAATTTCTTTATATACACCATAGGGTCGAGTTTTAAGATCTACATTCAATGATTTATTAGTTGTTAAAGTGTTTGTCCCTATTTGATAAATAAATAATCTAGGACGTTCAGAAATTGATTTAAAATATTTTTTACCATTTTCCACAGTATACCAAGAAGACTAAATTTCTGCTAAATGGTAAGATGAATATCTACGTTCACCATAATTAATAAAAACGTATCTAGTATTATAAACACCATCGCCATTTATATTACCAGTAGAAGAACCATCTAAATTATTCTTCTAAATAGCCTCTTCCATAGTTTTTCTATTAGGATAAGTTTTATCAAACACTAATGAAATCTATGGATTTACCTTAATATCTCCATAGAAAGAACTCATTTAGATCCCTCCTATTCATATAATATATCAACCAACAAATAAGCATCTTCATTCTCATCTATATTAGTTAATGACATTTCATCAAAATTAATAGAAGTCACTGAACCTGATCCTTGAGTCATATCTAATTCATATAAACCAATACTACCAATCATAATATAATCTTGATTTGCATTTAATCTAAATTTAGTACCAGGAAGCGCTTGAATGCCTAATCTAATAATTGGAGTATATCCATCAAATACAACTCCAGACATTAATTTAGTCTTAGTAATTGTAGGTGGATAGTTTTTTTCATTTAATTCGCCAAAATATCTAAACTAAATAATTTTTTTTGCCACGACTCCTTCTCCTCTCTTATAATAATCTTGGAGGCGCTTTTGTCGCTGTAATTGTCATTATACCATTATGCGTTAGCTATAATGATATTTTATTAATGACATATTCTCCATGAATATTACTATTATTATCATCGACTGTAATAATATTATTTGGCTCTAAATAATATATTGGAATAGTTTTTATATTAATTTTTTCATTCATATAAGCATACTAATATAATAAATCATTAAGTTCAGAATAAGCACTTTTACCTTTGGTAGTAATTGAAAATTTACTCTCATAAATATTTGGTAAAGGTAAATAATCATATCCATCTTGTAATAAATTCTACTATTTTTGCAGTTCATACTTTTCTGGAGTAATATAAATTATATTAGGAATATCTCTATAAATAATAGCTCTAATAGCATCATTATTAACAATTTTCGGCCTATCTCCAATTGCTCGAACAGAATATTTACCTATAGTACTTTCACTATCTTCGACAAAATCAATCCAAAAATTTAAAAGAGTTGGATCATTTATAACATTTCTATTCCAGCCGTAATAAACTTTTTCTTTATCAGTCAACATATTCCCTACAAAAAAATTTTTAGAATCTTCTGACTTTGGATTATATATACTACGCCATCCGTCTTCAGCTAAAAAATCTGCATAATAACTTTCATAACCTGTTCTGCCATTAGGATATTCTGGATTTAACTAAGCTAATTTTACTGCATAATTATCATTATGGCCATATAATTGATAATCTAATGCCATTTGATAAATTAGCTCTCGCCAATTCTATTTAGCATAATATACTGTATTTTTATCTTGTCCTGGCATTAATGGTTTATATACATATGCTTTACCACCCTTTTGGTATAAAGGATCAAACCATTCATCCCAATAGTGAGTGCAATAAGGACCATGTCCTACATAACCAATAGTATTATCAGGTAATAAATCAAAAACATATAATTTTTCATCTTGCCAATTATTTATCCATCTGCCAAAATAATTTCCAATAGAACGACCATAGACTTTTTGCATTAATTCTTCATTTGTGGCTGATTTATATAATGAATTTAAATCAATAAAAACACCATCTTTGTCTGAATAATAGGCACTTAACATTCGATTTGGATATTCTCCAATAAACATTCGATATAATTCCGCCCAATCTTTCACATCCCACCAATTTTCATCAAGAGGCTCTCCAAGCAATGTATCTGGTGGATTCGGAGTTTTAACAAATTCACCCGTCTCTAAAGGGTCATAAGTGCGATAAGTTTTTCCTTCAAAAGTGGTATAAGTCTTAGGCTTTTCATCAATCGCGTACCGCAAACGAATTGGTGTACCTTCGCTGTTAGTCGATGCTGGTTTACGTTTACCCCAAATAGTAAAATTATTTTTAATTTTAGAAAAATCAGGCATATTCTAAAATGATGAAATTAAAATATTATTAGAAAAATTATAAATACTTTTAGAGGCTAGCATCGCGGCTTCTTCATATAATTGACTATATTTATATTCTCCTTTAATTTCTTTATAAATATTATCAATATCCTAATCTAAATCTGGATTTGCACTATTTTCTGTCTTTACAATATTATCCCAAGACTAATTTATATAAGTCTATTTTTTCTAAAAAACAAACTATCCCTATACATTATAAAAATATTCATATTCACCAAACGTTGAACAAATTTTATCTAATACAGAAGTAATTGTATCGCCTGCATTTACAACTAAACCATCATTAGAAGGCCAATATAATTCGACTGAACGATAACCTGCAGCGTCAGTGCCATTAATTTTATTCACATAATAATAATCAGTATCACTAATATTATTTTTTATTTTTGTCCGTAGATTATCAGGGGTAGAAAAATCTCCATCAGTTAAATCGCTCAATTTAATTGGAACATTTGTATCAGCTTTATATCTAGTTAATGTATCAATAAATTCTAGATGAGTATATTTTCCAGTTTTATCTAAAAACGCATAAAAATCACCCTCTGAATATTTTAATAATTCTAAACCTTTATTATCTACATCTTTAATTAAAATATTATGGAATGGTTCATTTCCATAATGATGAATCATTTCTCTAATAATATATCCAATTGATTTTTTTACTTTTTTATATTTACTAACTTTATTTCCAACTTTTACATCAATTATTTCTGCAACAGATTCTTCATTAGTAAGTTCATTTATATAAGAAATACCTAATGTAGTTAAATATCGTTTTCCTTCATTTTCTTTCCAATGTAAATTTTCTACTAAATTATATTTAGTAATCATAGCATCAACTGTTAATGTTTTAGAATTATATTCTACTAATTCAATAGCAAAATCAATTGGATTAGGAAAATTACCACTAATTTCACCATTTAATAAACAAATTTTATCTTTACCTGAAATAGAAATTTTATATCCATTAGTAGTGACATCTGTTTTAAATGATGTAATTAGATAAATACCTTGTGGGAACCAAATAATTTTTTCATATTCTTTATTAATATTATTGCTTAATCCAATTTGTAATGAAAATTTAGTAGTTAATCCCCAATATACATCAGTAATATTAACTCCTTCAGCAACCAATGAAATTGAACAAGTTCGTCTAACTGCGGAGGATCCATCAATATTAATGGATCCTCCTGTTGCACGGCCTTCGATACTTTCAATAGGTTCTTCATTTTGATTTAGACTAATAATTTTAATAAATATTTCTTTCTAATTTTCTAAATCTAACTGTTTTAAAAAATTTGTATCTAACAATGGGTTATTTTTCATTGGTACATACCCGCCTCTATCTCTTTTTTGAATCCTTTATCAAGAGTTAAAATAAAATCATACCATAGATTTTTGACTTCTTCAATTAACTTTTTCATTTGTTCATTTTTATTAAATATATCAGATGAGTTATAATATTTCCAATATTCCTTATATTCAGGAGCCATAAATGCTGTAAAAATCTATAAATATTCTTTATATTTAGCCTCATATAATGCCTATTTCTCTTTATAGTTTGTCTATTTGTTTGTATAAAAAATATTTAATAATTCCGCCTATTCCAATGCATCATTATAATCATTTATAGCTTTATTTAAAACATATTCTAAATACCAATATACAATACCATGAGCAGTTATAGAAGGATAGTTCTCAGAAGCTTCAGACCATGGTTTTGGTAAATTAGTATATAATTCAGCTAAGCGAATATTTAAATCATATTCAACAAACAACTAAGTGTTGCACCAATAGAACAAATTAATAAATTTAGATAAATATTTAATTAATAATAGATGTTTAAATTTTCCTACTGCTGTTGTATCTGATGCAGTTAATATACTTATATTTATTTTAGACAAATCTAATGCATTAAGAGCATTATTTCCCTCATCTGTAAAAACAATAGGGGTATTGCCTAATTTTGAATAAGTTGAATATAATTTATTTACGATACCATTTTTCTTTATTAAATTATTATAATTAGTTAAAATTGCATTAATTGAATTATTATGACTTGATAATGCATTATCTCCACCAGTGATATTTTTCGCTAAGAATGTATCTTTGGACTTTTTATCATAACTAATAGCTGAATCAAATGTTTGTCGTTCAAATTTCGTAACATTATTATAAACAAAATTATTACACTCTTGATAATTTTCTTTAGTGATAACAGTAGGAACAAAACCATTTGAATTATATAATTGCATTTTTCCTAATTCAAATTCTGCTTTTTTAGTATTCTAAGAATTTAAAACACTATAAATCAATTCAGTTGTAATATTCTAATAATCTTTTGCTACCATTAATGCATTATAATATTCAAAATGAGTTTTTACTAAATAATCTTTTAATTTTAAATAATAAATAGCAGTATTTGAATAAACAGTCTATAACTAATAATTATCATCTTTTAAAATATAGTAAACTTTAGAAGGATTGAAAAAATCAAAATCAGTTTTACTAATTTGTCCAATTTTAATAAACTAAGTATCTAATTCATTACTTTTTATTAATTCATCTTGAATAGAATTTATAGTCTAATTATAATTTGTAAGTATTGTAATTAAATCTTTATCGCCAGAAACTCCATATAATGTTTTAAAACAAGTTTCTCCAAGCCCATTCGTATTTTTATTCATATATGAAATTAAATCACTTAAACTATCTAATACACTACGATAATCTGTTGCCTCTTTAAATGTCTCAATAATACTTAACAATTTTTGAATTTTAATTTTTTGAATAGCTTTCTATTCAGCTGAGTCCATCTATCCATCAAATTCAAAACTTGTATAAATATCTAAATCATCAGTATTAATATTATCTTCACTAATATCTAAAATAATTTTACGATTAACTTGACTGCGTATTTCATTCTATTGATTTGAACTCATAGTAGATATATAAGCAGGAGCTTCTCCTCCAAAATTATTATCTTTCCAATAACTAAATGATTTTAAAATTCTTGATCTAAATTCAATTTCATAAGTGTAATTTTTTATATCTATATCTTTTGAATTTAAATCCCATAATTGATATGGCAATCTATCAAATACAATAAAATGAGAATAATTATAATGCTACCATTCTAAAGCTTTACCACCTTTATAAACATATTCCATATAATCAATTTTTTGGACATATTCTTTTACTTGAGTGGCATGACTATCTAAAAATCCTAAAACATTATTTTTAGAATAAATTAATTTCTAATTTAATGAATTAAAATAAGAAACATTATCTTTAGAAAAATTATACTATGAAAATAAATCTGCTAATGTTAAATTGTCTTTATTATTAATGACTTCAATTTTTAAAGTATTAATTTTTTGTTTAACTTTACTGAGAGCCAAATCAGCATTTTCATTAATTCCAATATATTTTTTAAATATATCTGTATCTTCATCCTAAGCCTTACCATTCAATAATTCATTTATATTTTTACGAGCCTATATCATTACAGAATATTGATAAAAAATATCTAATAAACAATTCATTAATTGTTTTATTAATAATTCATCTAATGCAGTATCTCCTTCTTTTTCATTTATAATTGATTTATAAGTAAAAATTTCAGAATAATTTTTCTAAATACTTCCGTAAGCATTTAAATAATAATTTTTCTATTTTATTAATTCCGCTTCATTAGATGCATTCTCACTTTTATTTTCTATTATTTTATTATAATGATTTTTTATTTCAGCTAAAATGTTAGAAATTGAAATGTTAGCTTCCATTTTATCTAATGTATCTTCAGTTAATAATTTTTCATCATAATTATCTGTATCAATATATATTAATTTAGCAATTTTTTGATAAATTAAACAATACAACCATAAATGAGCTTTATAATTATAGATTGCGTTATTATAAGAATTAACTGCAAAATCTATATTTTTTAATTTCTAAGCATAATCAGAAGCTATATTCTAGTTATTCATAATAGTAGTATTTTTATTAGAACTTAATAATTCATATAGTTCATTTAATTTAGCTAATTTATCATTTATACCTTCTTTAGTAGGATTTTTAATTAAATCAAATAAATCATTTTCTTCAGTATCTTGTAAAACTAATTCTTCTTTCATACGTTTATTTATTTGCATTTTATTTATCGTAGTTTTAATATCATTCTTGATTTTATTTTTCTTTTCAACTGAAGAATTATCTGCTGTCCATAAATCAGCAATTTCAGTATTTTTTAAATCTATGTCTTTATCGGTATTTAAAATTTCATTTACAATAGTTCTATCCTGATAATTCAATGGTGAATTTAAATTAGACTAATATGTATTTTTATCTTCATAAGGAGTATTATTGCTATCAGTTAATCCTTTTAATAACGTATTATAAAAACGACTCAATGTTAAAAATCTCTAAAAATTATTATCAGCATCTCCTAAAATTTCATAATTTCGATAAAAATTCTTTAAGATTTCAGATCGCTCTAAATATCTATTTTTAGCTAAAAATGTACTATCATCATTCTTTTCTGTAAAATAGTCTAATACTTCTAACTAAAATGTAGCTTCAGCGATTAATCCAGTCCCAATTTTTATTACTTTTGGAGAACCTAAATTTGTATAATACTATGTATCTCCTTGATTTAATTGAATCGCATTATCTATTCTCAAATAAAATGGTTTAATTTCAGAAGCTTTTACTATTGATTTAGCAATATTATTTTCATCAATAGTTCTAGTAGTTAAATTATACCCAGGAACAGGGTTATAATCATCTTTATTTTTCCAACGAACAGCTTCATTTAAATAACTATTATCTTGGATGCGAGAATCATTATTAGTAATAATAGTATAATATCCATCTTCATCTGTTGGGAATAAATATACTTCTTTTAATAATTTATACTCTCCGTTTATTTCAACATACAAATTAAATTCATCTGATAAATAATATTTTTTATTTTGAATTATAATATAATATCGTTGTGTTTCTTCATCCCGTTGGATATCGACTATCTATTCATAACGATATTTTTCTCCAATATAATATGATGTATCATACTCTTTAAGAACAGATTGCCAATAACAATCATAATATTGTCCAGTAGCAATATTAAAAACATTATTTCGACAAGTCGGCATCCAAGTTTGATATTCTTTTGAATATTCAAACATCTAAAATACACAAAATTCATCATTAATATCAAAATAATCTTTGACTAATGGAGTTAATGCATCAATAGGATAAGGCTTACCAAAAGGTGTTACTGAATATAATAAATTCTAACTAGGAAATAAATTTTCATAATCACTACGACTAAATCTTTTTTCTTTTTTATCCTTATAACAACTCGTAGTCATACCATTAGAATTCCAATAAACAACAGAGTCTGGTAATTTATCCCATCCTTCTTGAGTAATATAATCATAAGGAACTGCATAAATAGGAATTAATTCTCTAACTCTAATTTTTAACTATTCTAAATTCAATATTTTAACTTTGTCTTTCTCATAGTTATAAAATGATGAATTAATATGCTAAACAATATCTCCTGGCTCAAATCCTCGTTCAACCAGTTTTTCTCGCAAGTCTGAATAGGATAAATTATCATTTAATAAAATTCGATCATTTAAAGCTTTTAAAGCTTTTATAAATAATTGTTTAGCATAATCAGAGGGATCGGTAGTAAATGCTTTAATATTTTCTAATATTGGATCAACACCAACATATTGATTACTTACTATAGTTTTTAAATTAACTGAAGTAATTGCATCAAAATCAGAATATCTTAAACCTTGATATTGGCACTCTAATATTCCTACTGGATGATTATATATACTATTAGGTATTCTAATTTTTGAAATAATTCGTGAAGAATTTTCATATCGATAGGCTCCAGTAATACCTATTATGATTTCATCTTCAGTCCGATCGATTGTATCTCCATAAGTTAAAAATATACTACTACCAGGTTTTAAATCTTCTACAGCAAAATAATTAATACCTGAGTCAAATAATAATTCGATATCTTTACCAGGCTTATATTCATTTAAATAATAAGTTTTCCATAAAGAAACATATTTACTAACAATATCTGCTTTAATAAATCCATAACGTAATAAATTATTATAATTAAACTCAGCTATTTCTGCACACTGACCAGTAAATGAATGTAACATACGGCCTAAACTATCGGTAGGAGATAATGATACATTCATAATACAAACAATAAAGTTGCCTTCAGGCCCTGATTTAAATAATTTAGGTTTACCATTATTTAACCAGTTTAATACTTCAATTTTAAAATCTCTTTCTTTATGGATATTCTCTTCTACTAAATCACAAGGATTTATTAAAATCTAATCCATTTTATTAAGAAATTCTTTTTGTTTTTCAATACGTTCTTTTAGTTCCAACGATTTAAAATCAAGAGTATAATTACGAATATATTCTTCAATTTCACGATTATAAAATAATAATTCATTATCCATCTAATATGAAATTAATCCACTAATTGGAAATTCTTTATAATTTACGTTTCCATTTCTAAAAATAAATGGATATTTATTTCCAATCGTATTTGTTTTCTATTCTAAAATGGTAGATTTAAATGAAGATACCTTAGGATTAAACTTTATTTTTAACACCCGTTCTCCATCATATAGAAAAATATCTTCAAAATCAACAGAAATTGGTTCACTCTCAATTCTTGCAGAATAAATACCAAATAAATTATATTGAATAATCCCATATATATATTTAACACCTTGTTTTACTGTATAATCGACATAATTAATTGTAGAAGGTCGTATATTTTCTAATTTAAAACGTTTTAATTCTAACCAAGAGCGATAATCATCTTCTTCACTTGCGCGCACAAGAATATATTGTCCAAAATAAGTATCTTCAGATTTCTCTTCAGTGGCAACAATACTAGCTGCATACCCTAAAATACTCATATATTCTATAGCCAATTCTTCAGATAATCCAGCTAATGTAATAACACTTTGAGCCAAATTAATTAAATTCTAATCTGTTACTATTTCATCAAAATCTGTTTCATCAGTAGCAATACTACTAAATAAATATCCTACATAAGAGTTTAAGCGAACCTATAATATTGTATTTAAATTTTTATAGTCTCCTGTTGTAGTAAGAATGTAATTTGTAGTATTCTTTAAAAATTGATCATTAATCTTCTAAAAATCTTTTTCAACCATTGTAGGTTTTGTAATTGATATAATATATTGACTTAACACTTTAGTATAGTCTGCTGATATATCAACTAATGACATTAACAAACCAGGAGAGACTCCACAAAGTTCACTTATTAATCCCGCATTATCTCTTAATAATTTTTGTAATGCAACAAAAAATCGAGTCATTTCATCATTTGAACTTATCTTTAATAAATATTCTAAATTAGTTATCTATTCTCCCTAATATTCATAGTCAGGATTGATTTTCTATTTAATCTAAGAAATTAATGATTTACTATAATTATAATATACTTCCTTGCGTTTTAATTCCTTAATTGTATTTTTAATTTTAACAGTTTTTTCTAAACCTTTAAAATTAATTTTAATACTACCAGTTTCTGAATCCGCTCTTGGTAAAATATTTAAATTTTTACTAGGAGCTAATAATGTTTCCGCAGTTACTCTATAAGTCGGACTAGACACTACCAATCCATTAATTGTAGTAACTGTATAAATTAATTTATATATTTCACTAGTTTTTATAAAACTACTTAAAACTACTGAATCAATAGATAAACCATATTCATTATCATTAGCATTGTTATGCAATAGTTCTCCAGTGGAGTAATATAAATCCCCATCTTCTAAATAGAATGAAAAATTATAAGAATAAACTTTTTCAGTCTAATCTAAATTTGAAGATAACTCATAAACACCAAATAATTCATTATTAAATAAATTAATACTATCTATTGAATAACCCTAAATAGAAACTTTAGGCTCTTGGACACATTTTATAATTCCAATAGTAGAATAATAACCAGTTAATTTTTTCATTACACTATTAGTAATTATATTTCCATCATTGTCAATATCAGTAGTTTCACTCTCAACGTATTGAGACACATAAGCTATTTGGACCTTGTAATATTGTCCTTCATTTAATAATGCACTCTAATCAGCGGTTAATGTGAATGTAACCGTAGAATTTTTACTATCATAATTTTTTGAATATATTGGCGGAAATAAATATGTATTTGTAGAAGAGGTTTTCAAACGTAAATAAAAACCTATAAAATCCGCCGAACTAACTAGCGCACTTGAAGTAAACGGGATAGTGATTGAACTTTCCTTTAACACTCCAGTAGCACTATCATAAGATTTGTAAAATGCCGGTAATGTTCCTGCTATTTGAGGAGGATATAATCTTGTAGGCATACATCATTCTCCTTTTACTCTCATTTTTTTTTCTCCAATGCTATAATTCTATTTGTTAAACTCTAAATAGTCTATTGCAAATTACTTATAGTATTTTCTAATGTTGAAATTTTATTATTAATATTTGTTAAATTAATATCTATCTATTTAGGAACTCCCTAATCAAAATATACAGGCTAAGTTTTGCTACCTACTGAATATGGAGTACTATTTTCGTCTTTATTTGATAAACAATATGCTTTTTCAGACTACTAAATATAAGCCTCACCATTATCTGTAATTTTAAATACAATATTTTTATCACTAAAAGCATATAACCCATATTCTTGTTTTTTATTATTATTATTAATGAAAGTCCCCATTAATACTCCATTTGCTTGTTTAGCATCTAATTGTCCAACAGTTGCAGAAAATAATTGAAGTTCATTGTTATTAAAATTAATTTCATTTCCACGCATATCATTCCACATGGCTGTTGGATAAGTATTATTTATCATTAAAATTGGCTATATCCAAACAATTGAACTATTTAGACTCGCCGTTATATATGAAGATTTATTTTGTGGGGAATAAATTGTTGGTGGAGTAATAATTTTAATTTTAGAGTTAGGCCCACTAGGATCAATAGAATTAAATTTTAATAATCCACTTTCATCTATTAAATTCCACTCTATATCATCTATAATCTATAAATCTAACGAATCAGAATATTGATATAATCTATAAGGAGTTTTTTCATAAATTGGTTTTTTGCCTGTTATATCATATGTAATAATAGAACAGCCATCAATACAAGCACATAAAGGATTAAAACTTACTGGTATTGTGATATATCCTTTTAATTCAATTCCTTGATAAGTGCCAGTCATCTAAACTATTAATTTAGAAGCAATTCCATCTTCTGCGACTAAATCTTGTAATAAAGTAATAACTCCCGTTTTATTATCTAATTTTATTTTAGAATTATTGTTTAATGCTGAATTATACCATGTAAATGAAATATTTTTTAAATTATTATTAGGAATTGAATTCCAAGCATAATCATATAAATAATACTAAATTTTATACACGGGCTAATTAGTTGCTTTATAAAAAATAGATTTTACCTTCTAATTAGAAGCACTATCCTATAATTCTAACTATAAAACATAATTAGCACCTGAAGAACCACTAACACCGAACAATAAATCTAAGTTTTGAGTATAAATCTAATCATTAATTTCTACATCACAAATAATTGTATTATTTTTAAATAATGGATTATATAAATTAGCAATTTTAAATGGGATGTAAAAAATATTTGATTGTAAATCATCGCTTGTTAATTTTTTATTAAATGTATAATACTCCTATTGATTTTTTTTATTAATTTCTCGTCTAGAATCAACAGGTAAAATCATAGTATTCTTTACTGGTAAATAATAAGTTAAATTGACTCCTGGGACTAATGTAGTATTTCCAGTTGTATCTTTTGACGAAAATGATACAGCAATTCTCTATAGTTTTTCGCTATCAGATCGAGCTAATAACTAATTATCTTGTCCATAAGAGTAGAAAACATTACTATTGTTATTAGGAGTTAATGTAATTCCCGCTAATAATGAAATATTTTCATTAGAAGTCTAATTAGTAAATGTTAATTTATTTGAAACGGCATAAACATTTGGTATATTATTAACATTAAAACTAATTTTAACACAATAAATCGCTTTTGTAATCTAATCGCCAGATTGCAATTTAAAACTTAATGTAGTATTTTTCTAAATTACATTATTAATCAAATCCCAGCCTATTCCAACTCCTGACGTATTGATAGTATTGCTGTCATTATATCTATATAACTAAATATTAGTAATAGGATAGGTAATAATAGTACCAGTAACTTTATTTACTGGACGAAATGCTGTTGTAACATCTAATTCATTAGTATTACTTTTATACTATATACCATTAAGAGAATAAAAATAAATTGCAATATCACTATTACTGTCATTGTCTAAATCCTTTTTTAAATACCCAGTAGTTAATGTGAAATTTTTTAATTTAACATATAAATCATCTTTTTGGGTAATTTTATTATTATCACTGTCATAAAATTTTCCATTGTGGTATGCAATAATTTTTATATTAGTAATAATTTTATCAGTAATCGTAATATTGAAATTTTGTGCCGTATATCCACCTGAACGATATTTATTCATTAATAACATATTATCACAAGTCATATTATATATTAAGTCTTGTTTTAAATTATTATCATTAGTATTAACAGTATTCTAATCAATTGCTGTTAAAATAACTCTTACTCCATATATTCCCTAATCAACAATTTTTTCATTATTGTATAAATCCGCGGCAATATTATAAGCTAACTATAAGGTTGTATAACCAATAATAGGAGAATCATTTAATGCAACTTCATAAATTAATTTTGTTGATTCTGAATTACTATTTTCAACAATTAAACTATATTCTTGCTCAGGCGAAACCCAATGGCTAAATGATGGCAGATAATTATTTTCATTTCTTTTTTCATCAGCCTAATAATCACTTATAACTCTACCTGTAATAAGTTTTTTAGCTGAAAAATCTCCACCAGGAATTAATACATATACTTCTTCATTTATTGCATATTTTTTATCAGTATCATTTACAAATACTGTTAATTTTGCACCTTTATAATTTACTATGTATTTTTGCGCTTCTGATTTTTCAGGTACACTTTCTACCACACCGATTATTGTCTAGTCAAATGGTAAATTCTATAATCGAGCAGATACAATTGTGTCTACTGATCGGAATATTTTTTCATTTAATTCATTAGACATAATTTGCTCTCCTTTTTCTCATATTCTAATAATTTTTAAGAAAAAATCTTATTTTATTATTTATATTTGACCAATAAAAAAATGGCGAGGTAATTAAACCTCGCCATTTAAATTAAATAGTCTTTCGACTAGCGTATTGACTTGCTTCATTCTCCATCATTTCAAATGCTTCCATAATTTCATTACTATCAGTCACATTCGGGAAATCAGCATTAATAGAGACTTGCTGCATCAATTCTTGTGCAATTCTATCAATACCAAGAGAAGAAGGAGTTAAATTAGATAAATAATTTACAATAGTCTAAACATTTAATCCTATACTTTGTAAAATACTTGATACATCTAAGCTATCAATTAATGCAGTATCAATTGTTAATTCATTACTCTACATCCATTCATCTATCTATTTACTCATATCTAATCTATCAAATATATCATAAGTTAAGGGGAAAGATTGTTCTGCAATATAATCAGTACTGTTAAAGCTTTTAGAATTATGTTGAGTGCTAATTATATTATTATCTGTCGCGGTAGCGCGAGAATCTATTTTCTTTCCATACTTACTATAATCGATGCTATCTATTCCAGATAATAATGCAACCATTTTATTAAGACTAACCACGAGAGCTTCATTCCGATCAATGGCACTATTAATTTTTTCACTATAAATTTTTTCCCATTTACCTGCTGCTTCAATAACGTCTTTGAAGGAATCGGTAGCGTTCTTAACTATCCCATCCATATCAGCTAATGCCTTATCAGAATCACCAGTAATCTTAATAGACCAACCAGAGGCCTCATTAGCAAAACTACCTTCAATACCAGCAGTTTGATTTATTTCATCCTATTTTTTACTAAGATCATCTAATAGTTTCATTGAATTATCTAATACATTGTCATGACTTTCCCAGAATCGTTTGAACATTGCGTCTAATGATTCATATCCACCTTTAATAGCTAAAGTAGTTTTCTCAAATGTATTTTTAATATTATCAGTATTAGTCTAATAATATGAAGTGAATTTTTCTGTTGCGTCTTGACTATTTTCAAATAACTTTTTATATTCGCCTTCAAGATATTGCATCTTATTTAAATACCAATCGTTCAAATTAGCAATTCTAGCTTCAGCCTCTTCTTTTGTTATTTCTCCGTCAGCCAATCCTAACTCTATTTCTTTAAGTTTTTCTTTATAGTCCGCCTACACTTGGAGAATATTGCTTTCAAGAGTTTTTAAATATTCTTCATTTGCTTTTTGGTAAGCATTTAATTTATCTTCATAAGCCTATTCGGCTTCAGCAATTTTATCTTCATCGGCACTATATACATATCCCCAATTACCATTATTATCACGAGTCAAGCGTACAACTTCACTATTATTTTGAGTATCTTCTAATTTTTGACGTGCTAATTCTAATTCATATTTAGATTGTAAAATTTTCAAATCATATTCACTAATCTAAGAACCATCTTTTAATTTTTTATTTAACTCATCTTGCAATTTATTCAATGCTTGTTTATGGGCGATAATATCAGTATCTTCTATAGAACCTTCAATCTAACGTCTTAATTTATTTAATTCATAAGTTTTATCAGTATCACTTAAATATTGTGCATCAATTTCATTAGCTTGGTCAATGGCTTCTTGTAATGCATCAATGGTGCCTTGAATAGGAGCAATTCCTTTTTCAAATTCTTGAATAATATTATCCATTTCTTCATTAAAGATGTCTTTTGCTCTCTATAATGCTTCTTGCCAACTATCTAAAAAGCTTTCTTCTGCGCCATTAATTTTATCATCAATTTCTTGTAAGGTTTTATCCCATTTCTTAATAGCTTGTTCATCTCCGTTAGCTGCCACTTTATCACGCTCAGCCTAAGCGTCTGCGCGCATCTATTTCAATGCTTCTAATTCTTTTTTAGTTCCAGCTAAGTTATTAATACTATTATTCATTAATGAACGATTTAAATTGCGAATTACTATTTTAGACTGTTCTCCCAACTACATTCCTAATAATGATGTAATATCTTTAACACCTTCTAAAATATTTTGATAATGATCAAATAATTCAATTTGATGCTCGATATCTTCACTAAATTGATTGAAACTATCTAATACTTTTTCTTGAATTGTATTACGCATTTCAAGTAATTCTTGATTACTAGATAATAATTCTGAACGCCAGTCTCTTAATTGCTCAATTTCTTTAGCAGTAAATCCTTTAGCTTTTAAATCAGCTTCAGACATTCCCTCTAATTCTTCTATTGAATCAATACCATGATTATTTAATAACTCTATTAATCCTTTTTGATAAGTAGTAATTTTATCAAGAGTATTCTAAGTTTTATCACCAATTAAAGCTATAGCCTCAGCCGCCGAATAAGCATCATCTTCAATTTTACTTAATAAATAATCAAGGTATTCTAATTCATCATCTTTAACAGCAATCTTAATTTCAATTTTATACTAAGTCTTTTCAAAAATTACATCAGCTAATTCAGTTTGTAAATCATATAATTTTTCCAATTCGTCTTGGCGTAAATTATTAGTTTCTTCATACTATTCTAAAGCTTTAATAAAATCATCATAAGCATCTTCAGCCGCATCATCAGCCTCTTCATTTCTACCAATAGATGAATTATATTTATCAATCTGGCGCTTCATAATTTCATCATAATTAGTAATAGCACCAGTTTCATCAAATTCAGCGCCATAAGATGCAATTAAAGCTCTATCTTCATCCCAATATTTATTAATTTCATCAAGATATTGATTCTATAAATCAATCATTTCATCATATTTCTCAATTTCTTGATCCATTAATTCTAATTTAGAAGTGCCAAATGCCCGCTCTTTAGCTTTTGCTAAATGTTCCATTACTTCTTCTAAATCTTCAATTTTTTGTTTAATTACATGATAACGCTCAATTTCATCTTTATATTCTTTTGGAGGAGGAGGAGTATATGAGCTTCCACCGCCACCTCCACTACTACCACCGCTACCATTTCCTCCAGTGGCTCCAGAAGGTTTTGTGCCTCCAGTGACTTCACCGCCCATTTCTAAGCCGCCACCAGTTACAGCCTTAACTGCTGCGGGGTATTCAATAGTATCGGTAGCTTCATAAGACACTACCTCAGGGTCACCTTTTTTATGATGGTTTGAATCAACAGCATCAGGGACATCTGAAGCTTCTAATACTTCATAATGTTTTTTAGTAACCTAAGGAGTGACTGGATTTAATTCTAAATTAAATCCCATTTTAGCAAATTCTTTTTGTGCTTGTTCAGATGTCCATCCACTAGCGGCAATTATTTTATTACAAGCATCAATAAATCCAGCATCATTGACTTCTGCTCCGACTTCAATCGGATTGTTTTCTATATAATTAGAAATATAATCAAAAGCATTTTGAACATCTGATTCAACTGTTCCAGCCGCAGCATCAGCAGAGTCCTCTAATTGAGCCATTGCTGAACGGGCTTTAGTGTTATTAACATCTAAAACAATTTGACGCTATGCTTCTACTCTAAATTGTTGAACAGCTTTAGTATCGCCTTTCATCATTTTAGGAATCAATGGACCAGATTTTTTAATAAAATCTTTATTATGAGATAACATTTTATCAAATGTATCTTCACTCACTGCTGCTAAAGAAGCAAAACTATCAGAATTAGCATTTAAAAAATCTCCAAAAGATTCATATTCAGCTTCTGTTAAATCTTGATTTTTTTCTAATTTTTCAATATATTTATCTAGTTCTTTGCTGTTATCATTCCAAGCATCCTAAATATCTTTAATAGTACCAATATTAAGACCAGTTAATTTTCGTAATTCATTTACAGCTTCAGCGTCTCCTTCAACTGCTTTCTTAATTAAATCATAATGTTCAATAATATTGTCACTATCACTAATCCATTCTTCGAAACCTTCTTTAGTTATATTAAACATAGAAGCATACTCTTCAGAATTCTATTTTAACATATCTGACATAGCTTGAGCTTTTTCTTTTAACTAATCTTGATAATTATTATAAGCCGCTTGATAATCTTCTGTATTATCAAAAGAATCTTCGTTTGGAGTCCCCTGTTGATTTATTTGTTCAAATTCATTTACAGTTGATTGATTTTTATTCCAAGTTTCTTTTGCTTTAAAAGCGTTTTCCCAAGTTGTTTTACTATCGGCTTCTATTCCTACATAATCATCAATATTAGCCACAGTATCTTCAGCTGCTAATTTATTTTCCAACCAAGCTCGTAATTCTGAAACAGAAATATTTTTAGTCTCTTTCTAATCTTCATCTGTATATACTTCAATAGTTTTATCATTCTATAATTTAGATAGATTACCCCAAAAATTATTGTCTTTATAAGTATATCCTCTTTCTTTTAAAAACTCTTGAATATTTTCATTTGAATTATTTAAAACATTAAAAGCGGTAGCAGACTAGTCAGTATAATCTATAGCATTAGAATTACGGGCTGCATCTTCAGCCATTTTATAAGCAATATCAGAGGCATATTCATCACTGACTCCTGCCTCTTTTAAATCTTCTAAAATCCCTTCAGAAACCATTTTATTATACATATCATTAGTTTCTGTGTCAGCAATTCGTTGTGCCTATATAGTCAATTCTTTAATAGCATCTTGTAATTCAGTATTATTATCAATTAAATCAATAACACTCTAATCTAAGCCTAAATCTTTTAATGCATCAGAATCAATTTCTAAGTTTGGATTACGTAATTTAGCATTAATAATAGTGTCTAGATCTTTAGAAGTAATCTATTCTACATCATTATCATAATGGGTCTATCCGCGTTTAGTATAATCAGAAATAATTTCTCTTTTTCTCTAATCGTATTCATATTTATCTTTAAATTTCTATTGAGCAGCTTTTGCTGATAATAAATTAGAACGTTCTTCATCCATTGAAGTACGCATAGTCTCCGCGCCAGTGTCTGTAATATACTTACGCCCTTGAGCATCAATATCCCAGTCCTATCCTTTTATTAAACCATATTTTTCAATTAAGTCATCAACTTCATCATTTAACTCATTAACAGCATCTCGCCATTCTATAGTTCCATAAGTGAGATTGTCAATATTTTTACGTTTATCATTTAGCCCAGATAAAGTACTATTTAATGTATTTAATCTACTATTTACATCATCTAAAGCAGTTTTAGTTTCTTCTAAATTTTTATTATTCTATTCCGCGTTTTCAGCTGCTGCCCCAGTAGCATTGTTATATATCGTCCAAGCCGCTACTAAAGCTCCTAAAGCTACAATTAAAGGCCAAATAGTGGCTAAAACTGGAGCAATATTTAACCATAAACCTTTTAAAGCTGTAGAAAAAGCATTAGTTGTTACCGTCGCCTTTCCTGCTACAATAGCTTCAGCTTGCAACGCTGTAGTTTCAGTAACCACTCCTCCTGCAGCTAAAACTGCTTGTATAGCATTCTTTTTAAAAGCATCATTTAATTTTTTACTAGCTAATATATTATCTATTTTCTTTTTTTGATTCTAAGTTAATATTATTGTATTAGCCTCTATCGCTACATTTTCTAAAGAAAGTGTAAGAAATTGTTTCTAAGACTATTGTTGTAAAAAGGCATTAGTAGTACTTAATCCTCGTAAAACACTAGACACCCCAGGGACAATCATAGAAATACTAAATAAAACAGATGTAAATTTTTCCCATCCAGAAATATCAGGATCAGATAATGTTTGCATCATAGAATTAAATGATTGCAATGTCATCGCAGCAGAACCACAAGCAGAAGCCAATGATATTACGCTCTAAGTGAAAGGTATTTTATGAACTGGTTTAAAATTAATAACTGCTTGATTAAGTCCTTCTTGTGCCTCTTTTGCTTCTTTAGTAGCCTATCCCCACTATTTTAATGCTTTACCATGCGCCTAAATATCACCTTTAGCCTATTTCATTGATTTGCTTGTTGAACGACCCATTTGTTCTAAAGCATTAGCCGCATTTTTTCCTTCAATAGTAGTATTTTTTAGAACTTCTGCTAACTGCTTAAAAGCCTAACTTACTTCTTTCGGCTTTCCTCCATCTAATGCACTTTCAATAGCTTCTAAAGCATTTTGAAAATCTTTTGAAGATTTTGTGACTTCATCTACTGGACCAATAAGCATATCAATAGAAGTTCGAACCGTTTCAAAATCAATTTCACCATTTAATTTAGTATACTAAGTTCCTAATTTTTTAAGTCCTTCAATTGTTAAAGAGTATAAATCATTTCCTGATAGTAAAGTTTCATTTGTTTCATGTCCAACTTCAATAAAAGTTTTATAAGCATTTGTTAATTTTTCAACTGTTTGTGCTAACTGAGATGCCGCCTGTTCCTGAATATCTAATTTATCATTCTAAAAAAAAGCTAAATCATTTCTAGCAGCGACTAAATCTGCCTAATTACTTTCAGATGGATTATTACGATATAACTACTAAACTTTATCTTTATTAGCTTTTAACTTCTGTAAATAACTAGTACCATAATCATAAATTTGATTAGGAGCATTTAAATCAATAGGATTAGTATCTTTATTTAATTGTTCTCGTAATTTAATTAATTTTACTGTTTCCTACTATTGTTTTTCAATAAATTGAATTTCATTTTCATAATATCTTTTTTCACTAACAGATAAATTTTCAGACACTGTTGCTAATTTATTTTTTACTCCTAATAATTCCTAAGAATTTTTTAATTCCTATTCTTGAGCTGGAGTAAAATTAGTTCTTGCTTCTAACTATAGTTTAATATTATCAGAAGTTTCTTTAGATATTTTAGCATAAACTTTATCTGCTCCACCTACTAAAATTTGAATATTATTTATTGCATTATCTAAAGCCGGCTAAATTTTAGAACTTAATGTCTAACCAATTAATGATAAAAATCCTAATAATAAAGGTTTAATTCCACCAATTTTATCAATAAAAGAATCAACACCATCAACCATATCAGATAAAAAATCTGTAAATTTAATAAAAAATTTATCATCAATTAAATCAGTATATAAAGATTCAAAAGAAGCTTTTAAACGTTTATTAGCAGCCTACCAAGATTCTTCATAAATTTTCTATTGTTCAGTTAATGTACCAGTAGCATTACGAGCAGTTTCGAGATTTTCTTTCATAAAATCCCAATTATCCATTAATGCCATTAATTGCGTATATTGACGAACACCAGCAACAGTTTGAGCTAATGCTACTTTAGCATCTTTAGAAATTAATGGATTACCTTCAACATCAAATGAATTCCATTTTTCACCTAAATCACTAAGGATATCATCCATTTCTCGCAATCCGCCATCTGTTGTTTTAATAGAAATGCCAACAGTATCAAGAGCTTGAGAATATTTTCCTAATGTAGTACCATCTTCAAGAGTTTTCCCTAATTCTAAATCTTGAATACGAGCAAATAATGTTTTAAATGCAGTACCAACTACATCAGCAGATTGACGAGTTGTTGCTGTTACAGTTGCTAAAGCAGAAGTAGCATACTCATAACTTAAGCCTACTGTGTTAGACACGGCCGCAAATTTTTCTAATCCAGCCGCAATTTCATCTGTGCTGGAAGCTGTCGCTGCACCTAATGCAGTCATAACATCGGCATAATATTCTAATGATTGTGACCCATCATAGAAGTTATTCCAAACAGCAGTTAATTGATCTGATATTTTATCTGCGCTTTCACCAGCAGCATTAGCCATTTTAATAGTAACAGCAGTTCTATCTTCTACTTCTTTGTCTGACAAACCCTGTTGATAGTAAATCAAAGAAGCGTCAGTATAATTTAATGTAGAAGTGCTTAATGCCTTTGCTGCTTTATTTGCTTTATCAGCAAATTTATCCATATAGTCAATATTATGACCAGTAACAATTCGAATATCATTTAATGAACTGTTTAAATTCTAAGCATAACGATAAGCTCCTTGCAAAGCTCCCATTACCCCATGAATCATACTTGAAGAAATTTGCCATTTAACTGTATTCTTAACAGTAGTCAAAAAATCCTATAAACGAGCATTTAATGTAATCATTGGCTAATCAGCCGCCGCTATTGATTGAGCTAATTTTATAAATGCTTGTTGTCCAGTTGTTCCCGCTTGGAGTAAGCTGGTAGATAATTCAGTCACATTAGTTTTTGATTTAGCTAAACTAGCATTTAATTTACTTAAATCATAATTACCAGTTTTCTAATTATACGCTTCATTTAAATGAATAGCTAATTCTTTAGCCGCAGCAGAAGCTTCTTTCATTTGACTGGGATTAATACCTAAGTCAGTACTATATGCTACTTTAGTTAATAACTACTGCAATTCCTAAATCTGCTATTTCGCTTGAGTAGTATTTGCAGTAAAATCTAATGCGACATTTAGTTGTTTTGCCATAAACGGGACTCCTTTCTCTCATAATATAAACAAAAAAAATGGGTGTGAGAAATAATCTTCTCACACCCATACACTTGATTATTCCTATTTAATTTTAAAAAATTAAATAGTTTAATTATCCCAACTTGGTCAAAACATCTTTTAGCAATCCTAATGTTTCAGGATTCTGAATGTCATTAGTTAATTGTTCCATATCAAATGTTGTATCTTTATAATCCGTAGAAATAATATCTAAAATACCAGCCGCAGAATTTTTATACTCATAAATTGAATGAATAGTTTCCGCAACCCAACTTTTAATTTGTGCATATTCTCCTGGATTAATTTCTCCAAATACTTTAGCAGAAAAACCAGAACCTACTACTAAATCATATAATTTCTTTGGGTCTTCTTTTTGCTTGTCAGTAAAACTTACATTTGTATATGCCATAATCATTTTTAAAATAGTATGAAGATATACACGAGCAGGATTATAATAACCATTTTTATCAATAGAATCATTAATAATTTCTGAAATAAGATTTAACTTATCTCCAATAGGAAGATAATCTTTGACTTCAATAATCTAATCTCCCCATTCAAAGGTTGATACTTCTATATTTTTACTTAAATTTAACTTTGAAAATGTTACTCTTGCCATTTCAAAATCCTCCTTTTACACTTATTTATATTATACTAAAAATTTAGTTTATTGTCAATTTTTTTATTATTTAGATTTTTTCTTATTTTTATTTTTGGTTGGAATAGCAATTTTTTTATAATCACCATTAGCCATAACTAACTCTTCTCCGGCTATTCTTACAGCTTGTTTTACAGGAGTATTCTTCCCATTAACAAAAACATTAAAAGCATTTTCTAATTCTTTTGTTGTCATAGTTTTTGCACTAATTAAATCATCACATAATTGTTTAGCTTGTTTATATAAAGTTGCATATCCTAATAGACTAGCACTTTCTGATTTAATAGCATAATGAATATTACCAATATTTGTATCTCCTATTGCAAATCCTGGGGTATTGTCTACTGAACATGCACCATATTTTTCATCAGTAATAAAATACTTCACAGACTCTTCTGTAGCAACTCCATTATCTACTGCAATTTTATGTAAATAAAATTTTGCATAAGCTTCTTTTATTGTTCCTTGATTATTTATAAAATATCCATCCCATTTACCTTGTCCATTTTTCCATAATATTGGTAAATTTCTTTGTTTATCATTGTGTTTCTTTTTAGAAATATCCCATCTCTTTTGGACTTCATTCATTGTAGCATCTAAATTTTTGCGAGCATCAAATCCATTATCAATTTTTTGAAGAGTATGTTCGATACCTTTTAATGAATACCATAAATGTCCCCATTGATTTTTAGCGGTATGAGATAAATCATTTTCCCCTTCTCCTAATGTCCACTCCCCATTTTCACCTTTATAAACAAATATCATTTTTATTGTCTAATTTTTAAGAGTATTAAAAGCATTCTGAAAATTAAGTAAAGCAGTATAAGTAATTTCTTCATATTGATCAATCTTACGAATTGTAAGACTTTTCTTACTAGTGCGTTGCATTAAAGTAAAACGACATACCTCACGAAAAACAATTGCTTTTTCTATAACATCTCTATATGTATCTTCTATTAATTCAGAATTAATTTGTTTGTATTCATTAATATAACTATTTGATACTTCAGAAACTAATGAGGGAGCAATTCGTTTAAATTCTGCCTAAATTGCTTGTGTTAAATCATAAGATGAATTATTAATTTTATCCATTTTTCTTTCTTCCCTTACAAAATAAAAAAATGGGAAGAGGAATAAATCCTCTCCCCATAAAATTTTTAATTAAATTACCAATTATAACTATCGTGAGATTTCTGGTGAACTGTACTATGACGATGTAAATCCTCATTATCCAGATACTCAATTACTTGAATTGCAGCCAGAACCTTCTTACTATGATCGAAACGAGTATAATCAGGGAATGCGTCTAAGGTGAAAGTAAATGTACTTGGGTCACCAGAAGAAGCCATAGTGAAGGTGAAGTTAGACTGAATCTTGCAGTTAGGAATAATGAACTCAGCAGGCATGTCTACACCATTAGTATCACGGAATAGAGTAGAAGCCTCAAGATAATAGTTACCACCAAACTTATCAGCAGTAATTTCCATTTGAGTAGCACCAGACTTACGCTCAGTGTAATAATCAACTAACACAGAATCGAACTTTAGACGATTTGGTAGAGTAACTACATCATAAGCAGTATTATCTCCACTTTCTGGAGTATACTTATGACCACCATTTTGCTCATCCTCGTAAGAAGCCAAACCAACATACATTTTATGATCCATAACAGCTACACGATAATAAGTTTTACCATCTACATCAGTTACAGTCTCAGGCATAGCCTCATTATCAATAGTTGTATCATCACCCTCATGAACAGGAATATAAGGCTCAGTAGTAATTTCACCATTCTTCATAAACATTACATAAGCGAAGTTATCACCAGCATTAGCAGGTAGATAAGGCTTATTTTCAGTATAAACAGCGAACTTAAATCCAGCAGCATCAAACTTAAAACGTAAAGAATCGCTAGCATCAACAGTTTCAGTCACATGCTGATAAATTGGCTTATCTGCATTAGCAGCAATTAAGCCAGCACCGGAAAGAATCATAAATCCTTCAGGAGAAATTAAAGCATCCTCCATAGTGAAGGTTAAAGTTCTTTCACCTTCCCATGCTACCAAACGAGAGTTACCACGACCACCTTGTGCATATACAGTGGTAGCAGCACCTTCTAAACTAGAAGTTTTTAGGGTGTCAAAATAAATAACAGGTTCACCAGCATAGAATATCTTATTACCAATTTTCTGTGCTGACTTAGCCTTTAATACAACATCACAAATTTCGCGGACACCGAATTTCATAGTGTTATTTCCTCCTTGTATTTTTAATTAATGAATGTTTTTCATCCAATTATCCGGGGTCCCTTCAGGTTTACCACCAGCTAAACGCTAGCGCACATCCAGGTCCCAAGCAGTATATAGCGTATATCTCTCCATTAAATCATATAATTGGAACATTGTCAGATTTGTCAAATCCTATAATGACATTGAGCCTAATCCAATAGTCAAGATTGACATATACTAACTAAAAACACTTACATTCGAATTACCGTTTTGAGCGGCAACTCGCTGTCTCCCTCGCATTAGCTTTTGAGCAATCTCACGAGCCTTGTCGTTGGCAGGATTGAAAGCCTACTAATCCATCGGGCCATTGTGCATACAAAAGATTAAACGCAACACTTCTTGTAATGCTTCAAAATTATTTCCATCTACAGTAATAGGAGGAACACCTTCTTTTATAAATAATAATGAGTTTGGTGTCACATTTACTTTATATGATGGAAATAATAAATTTAAAACATTTAAAATGTTAGCTTTTTTATCCTTTGTTTCATCCTATAACATTATCGTCATAAATATCTAAAAATTATTGATACTGTCTAGAATAGTTTTGTCCTCTATAAACATTGTTTTATGTAAACAGAGGGTCTATGCTCCAATAAAAAAATCAGATTCCCCAATAAATGAAATTTCTTTTATCCTTGGTTGATGAGCGACTAAATTACATTCAGGAATCAACATATCAGTTCCGCAAATTAAACTTAAGCGGTAATCCATTATTTACTAATATAATCCTTGAATTCTTTAATAAATTGTTCCTCTTTAATTTTGCCACTATTTTTATCAGGATAAGTTGGCATATACTTTTCATCTTCACCACCATGAACAGTGCGATACATCAAACATAGCCCAGCAAATTCATCATTTAAAACAATCTAAGTAGCACCCACAAATTCTAAATAACCAATACCAGTCAATTTTTTTAAATTAAACATTGAATCAATCTCTCCAGCAATTTTATATGGGCGCAATGCATAATCTCTTAAATTCCATTGGTCAAAATGACATATAATATCAAATTGAATAGTATTATCTCTAAACTCTGGATTTTCACTGGGAATAAAATTATCAAAATTAATTAATACATAATTTAAAACAGAGCCATCAACATATAATTTAGGCACTATTTTAATATTAGTTCCTAGTAAACTTAAAGACTAATCTTCAGTAAGATTAGGTTTTTCCATAGCATCACTACTAGTATAATATAATAATTTTTTTAAACGATTATTTTTTAATATTTCATTAACAATAATCCCAGTATCTTTTTCCATAGATAGAAAACTTGATTTTGGAATATGATATCCGTCTATTCTCATGTTTTCAATCTCCTTTTACTCATTAGAACAATGATTCTACTACTATAGTTTTTCGACTAGTTCCATATACTAAATCAAACTAACCACTATAAGTAGAGTCCCATTTAAGTTTAATTGTTGAAAATCCTTTATCATTAGTCCCTTCACTAATAATTCGAACAGGGACATCATTGCCTTCAATTTTCCAAGTTCCTCGAACATTTTTAATATTTAAATTAAAATCATATTCTTTTTTAGGCTTAATAAAGGTTTCACCAACTATATTTAAAATTTTATTATTATCTTTGTTATCATCTATAATTTTACGTTTTAATATTGGATCTGGTATTTTAAATACATCAGCTAATCCTGCGTCTCGATCATCTGTAAACTCATTAGCATAATATTCAACAGCATTTACTTCAATAACACCAGTCATGCTAATATTATTTACAGCTTCAACTCTCCAGCAAGTATCATAAACTGAACCGTCTTCCGGCCAAATATAAAACTTCTAATAACGTTTAAAAAATTTCAAAGTTTTTTCATTTTTAGGAATTAATAAATTTAAAGAATAATTTGGATTGTCTACACTGGTAGTATGTTTTTGAATATAATCAATTTTAGTTTCTACTGGACCTCGATTAGCCACATAAACTACATTTAATTCATCATCCATCATAAATGGAATTTGATAAGTACATCTACGAACGTCCCCACGGAAATAAGCTAATTCATCTAAATCCTATAAATAAATTAACCAATAAGTTCCAGTATTACACCATTCAAATACATCTCCACAATTAAATTTATGTTCAAATCCAATTGAAATAACTTTATCATCATAATCCTATTTTAATTTATTAGGATTCATTAATGCTCGAACAGGAGGTAAAATATTTTTTTCTTTTTTAGTTTCTACCTCTGTAGCCGCGCATTTACGCACCCAAGCCGCCTAATAAGAATATTTAGTAGCTTGGTCTAACGAATGTCGTTTATCTTTGATCATTCGCTACTGTTGGGCAAAACCACCCGCACTCATTAATCTTTTAGCCATATCTAAACTACCATCAACTGAATCTGGCTAAGGAATTTTTATACTTGTATCACCTAAACGAGCCCCTACAAGATTTACACTTTTATTAGTATTTAAACCATAAGGCAATAATTTTTCCATTTTTTCTGGACGTTTTGGCATTACTTTTTAATCTCCTATAATAAACTAATACATTCAAATACAGTTTTTCTATAAATTGAGAACTCAATATCATTTAAAACATTTAGCCCTTCTAATTTACTAAGCAACTATAAAAATCGCGGGTCCTAAATAAAAATTTCATTTAAGCCCGCAACTTCAATAATAACTGTATTTAATTGTTTATCCCAATCTTCTTCATTTTCTCTCATAGGGATTAATTTCCACAGTTGATTAGTTAATCTTACTATATTTTTCTCCATGACTTCATCAGAAATATCTGTATGATACTTAGTTATCATAAGGATAATTCTTATAATGAAATACGCCCCAATTGGATTCGTATTTCCCTTCTACTAATTTACGACGTTTATATAAACGTTGCATATGGAATGATTGTCTCTAACATTCACTTAATAAAGACATCAATTTTTGTAAATGATTAGCCTATGAAGTCATTTTAAAATCTGAACCACTATATTTCATACGAGTGTGTTCAATAGAAGTGACTTGGCGTTGTACCCAGTTCACCATCATCAATATAGCTAAAATATTAATTTCCTCTGGCGTTAATTCAGCTCCAAAAGATGAATGTTCTACCATTACACGAGGAGGGCGGATTTCTGATTCTTCATCTGTTTCATCTTCCCACAAAAGACCAATTACAAAATCATCTTCTAATATTTCATCTTCATATTTAATTTCCTAATCAATAGTATAATCATAAATATCAAATCTAGGAAATTCAAATTCAGGTAAAATATTTAAAAGTATCGCACGCAAATCTTTAATTGTGTCTTCTGGAGTTAATTCAATATAAAGGTCATCAGTAATTTTCCCAAGGAAGCGATTATAAATATCAGTGAATTTAGTTCCCATGATACGCCTCCTATTTATTTATTATTCAGCAGATTTAGTTTCAGCTTGCTTTACTACTTTGTAAGCATTTCCAGATGTACGACGTCCTGCGGGAGCAGATTCTGTAACACGTCTTTCAGCTGGCTTATCTGCGATAGTTTCCTTTTTATCATCTTCTTTACTAGCACGGTCATTTTCAATAGCTTTATCTACGTCAAAACCAGTTTTAGCTTTTAGAGCTTCACGCTTAGCCATATCAGTAATGGGTAGTTGAACAGACATGGTTTTAATCAAATCAATAACCCCAATAGGAGCAAAATCAAGAGCGTCTAAAAATGCATCAATAGAACCACTAAGAATTAAATCACGCACTTGCTCTTCTGACATATTATATTCAGGCTCACGATGGACATTTAAATCATCAGTAACTTCATTTTCCATAATCTGTAAGAAATTAGCAATTAACTCACGACCACCGGGTTGATAAGTCAATTTTTCTAATTCACTAAATGGAATGCGCTTTACTTCACCAGGTGCCCACTCACGTCTCAAATTACTCTCAGGAATTCTATATACAACAACACTAGTACTTCTATTTTTTACATTAAACATATCTTCAGAATGAATCATTTTATTATCTCCTTTTTCTCTAAAAAAAATAAGGGGAGAGGGAGTAAATCCCTTCTCCCCTTAAACAATAGTTATATTAAGGTTTTAATCAAATAGTACCACTCTTACGGCCATCATAGGTAACAACCTTACCAGTAATGCCATCATAATTCCAAGTATACATTTGACCCATTAAGGAAGTATCAACATAAGAGCAAATGTTGTTAGCCAACATACAACCAACGCCGACCTTCTTATAAACCTGAATCTCACGAGAACGATCATAATTGCTGAATTCATCAACAATAGTTCCGCCCTCGAAAGCAATCTTTACAGGCTTGCCATCAACACCAGTAGGAATAATCCATGCATAACCAGGATCAATAACCTTACGGGTATTACTTTCATCTTCGAAGCCCTGCTCTAGAATAACAACCTTGGTCCCCTTATAGGTAGCCAAACGACCAGTATTCCACAGCTCAGTCTTCATAGCTTCAGTATAACGCCAAGCTTCATTAGGAATCATACGAACAGCAAATTCATAAGTACAATAAATAGTAGGAGTACCATAAGCAGAAGCAATGGTAATCAAACGATCCATAGCACCTTCATCAAAACCAGCTGCAGCAACACGGTTAGCAGGAGGTAGCTGATTAATAGAAGATTTCAAAGCCAAAGCAACTTCCTTGTAAATCAGTTCATCCATACCATCCATAATAATCTTGGTAACTTCAGCAAAATCAACACGACCATCTAAGAACTCTTCGAAGCCGATTTGAGCCGCTCCGCCGATAGCAGAAGTACGAACCTCAAAGCTCTCGTTCTCAGCAGGTCCCAGCTTGAAGACTTCATAGATACCAGCCAGTCCAACACGAGTCACAAACTGCTTAGCACGTGCGCGTGTATTTAGAGGACGACGGAAAATAGGCTTATCACCCTGAGCAAACTGCTTAACTTCAGCAAACTGCTCATAAGATTGAGAAACCTTCTTAGGAAGAACTTCATCCAAAGTCTCCTCAATCATTGAGAAAATTAAATTTTTATTTTCACGATATAGAGCATTAGTACCAGCTAGCTCATTCATCTCATTACGTAAAGTATCGTTCAGAGCCTCATAAGAAAGGTTCTGACCATTATAACTGTAAGCCACAGGAGAAGAAGGATCAGCCTTAGCAACAGTCTTCATTAAAGCAACTAAATTGTTTCTATCTAACATTATTCTTCTCTCCTTTCTTACGCAATACGTAGAATTTTAGCGCCACGTTGTCCATCAGGCATAGTATATACCTTAACAACCTGCCACTTCATATCCTGACTCTCATCTTTTACAAGAATTCCGTCAGCAGCTGCTGGAGCTAAAATGTCACCAACAGAAACACTATCTTCATTAATCATATTAGTAGTATAATGATCACCAACATTAGTTTTAAAGACACGAGGAACCATTGCAGTGCCTGGAGTCATGCGCTTCTCATGATAAACACCAAGCTTCTTATATGGATCATTAGTCCAAGTCAGCTCTTCGTAAATGTCAGCAACATCAGTTAGAACCTTATCATAAGTATACTTTACAGGCACAGGAGTCTTAGTCTGATTGGTCTTAGGATCAATCTCATACTCTACACCATTATAAGTAAACTTATTGTCCTTAACATCATAAACTTCGCCAGCGATGGTAACAGTCTTTAGACCCTGGTCTAAAGCAACAGTGTGCTCAAGCACCTTGTGATCAGCACCAGTTTCATCAACACCATTCCAGAAACGTCCACCATATTCAACCTCGGTATGCTCCCAATCGTATGGAGAATAAATACGAGCCTGATAGTCGTCCTTTAGCATAGCAAATTCGCAATCCCACTGCTTAGTTCCATCAGGATGATCGCGATATAACTTAATCTCATTATAAACTAGCATCCACTCGCCCTTGCCAGTAAAATTCACTTCACCAATACCATTGGCATTAGCAGCGTAATCATACTTGACAAATTGGCCATTTTCAAGAATATTAATATCCTTGTTAGCAGGCAACTGAGCATAAATTTGAGCGGTTCTTTGTGCAGACAGGTGATTTGGCTCAACCTGACCATAACCAAACTCAACATACTTAGCCTGTGACTTAGGTGGATTTTTACCAACGCCTAAACGAGAATTTAAAAAATCCTTAAACATTTAAGTATGTCCTCCTTATTAGTTTTTATTGGCTGATTCTAGAACAGCCTTGACCCAAGCTGGCATTCCAGCATCTCTGTCATCATCTAAATTGCTTAAATTATAGGTAGTTGGGCCTTTATCATTATTATCATCATCAAGGTTAAAATTAACCTTGTTGCGAACACAAATAACAGAAAGTTTTGCTTCAATATCATCAACAGAATACTTATCAATGTTATCAATAACATCTTTCTTATCATCATCAGACAGCATATAGAATGATTGAATCATAGCTTCTTTATCCTTGCGTTCAATACTATTTTTAAACTCAGTTAAAGAAGTATTAGTTTCACTTAGAGTTTTATTTTCAGCCTCTAATAAACTAAATTTATTTTGCAATTCTTCATATTCTGCCTTTAAGCTAACGTATTCTTCAATTTCATCCAAGGAATACTTTTTCTTTTTCTTTTTATCCTCATCATCTTCTGAAGGATCGTCATCTTCATTTTCTGACTTTTGACCATTATTTTTAGAAGAACCATCATCTTTTTTGTTCTCAGGGTCGCCAGAATTATCGCCCTTATCATCGTTTGCCTTTTTATTTTCTTCTTCTTCTTGCTTTTTCTTAAATTCGGCTTCATAAGCTTCAACCGCATCTAAAGCAAACTGAGGCTCTGCTGCTGGAGTATAAGATTTAGTCACTTCAATTAAACCTTCACCAGGAACAAGACCATCAGAATCATTTAAAGAAAAGTTTAAACGATAATATTTCATATCTCCGCGATCTTGAAGAATAGCAAATTTTTGACTATTATCCTCAAAAACACCTTCAATACGATATTTAGAGCAATAATTGTTAGAGCCATCAGGGAAAGCTTTATTTACATATTCCCATAAAGCACTCCATAGAGAATCTCCGATTTCTACGGCATATCTATTAAACACTTTTGCTCCTCCTTCTTTTAATAATTCTTTTAGTTCATTCATCATTGAGTATAGTTCATTTTTAAAACTATCATCAAATGAAAGAGAAAACTTTGTAATAGAGGAGCCTTCGAAGCAAGGTTCACACTCTTCTCCTAAAATACAAAGTTTAGAAATAATTGCTTCATTAATAATGAAAAACTACGGCTTTCCATTATTATCTTTCGTCCAAGTTCCATCTAAAGTGCCTTCATCGAGCTCCATAGAATGATTATTGCCTTGCTCAATGATGCGCTTACATTCTGGATATTGGCCGGTCCATAAATATCCTTCAGTCATAAGATATTCATGTTCATTAACGCCATCATCTAAAAATTTCTAAAACCAAACCTTGGCACCTAAATCTACAAAACCGTAAGGTTTAGTAGTGTCTTTCATTTCAAATTTTCCATTTGAAATATCAATAATTCTATTGTGTTCCTCAAAATCTCCATTAGATTTATTGTAAAAACCAACAATAGGACTGCCAGGGAGACTATTAGCCATCTCCCTCGCAGTTTCTTTAGAAATAATGCTTCGATTGCGATTTGGTTTATCCCCAACGTAGCAAACTTTAATTTGGCATTTAGAAATCAAAGGATTAATAGGAGTTATATTAATAAATTCACAAGGCGTTTCAAGTTTAATACTTTGATGCTTCATGATTTACCTCCTTAATTCATTGACTCTTTATTTTTTATGGTTTTTTCACTTTTCTAATCATCAGCCTTTTCAGGTCGCCCAGACTATTTTGTTTCAGTAGTCTGTTTTGTAGTAGTCTATTGATTACTACTTCCTGAATTATTTTGTGTTTTATTCTAATTGTTTGAACCTTTATTACCCAAAACATCTTGACTACTCATAGTAGAAGACATTAATGGTGGGATCATAATTTCAGTTAATTTCAACACATCATTTTCAAATACCGCAGTATTTAAAATAAAACTCTAAGAGTGACCAAGAGCAATTTGAGGTAGCATCTTAGAATAACCAAGTTGCGTCTGTTCTTTATATAATTTTGACATTTCTTTATAATTATATTGTGTAGTTTCAAGCATATAAAATTTAAAACTATATTTCTTATTGTTCGCAACTTTCATCTTTACTATTCTATCAAAAAAAATGTTAAATTGCAACAACAAGTTTCTAACAGTTGATTCATCATTAAGGATAGACTTCTCTAATGATAAATTACCATCAGTATTAAATAGATTTTGAGAAATACCTAAATTATTATAAACAGTACGTTCAACTTTTGCTAAATCATCTGTAGTAGTTGTAGTATTTTTATCTGATAAATCAATAGATTGAACATCAGTAAATGTTGTTAAAACATCAACACCAATAGCTCTTGATAACATAGCAACAGCATTATTATGTATATCACGAGATTCATCAATATCAAATATTAAATCGCCATTTTTATCCATTGGAAGTTTTTGAACAATAATTTTTAACAACTTCTACATTTGTTTTCTGCGGTCTAAATCTTGAGCAGCATCTAAATCCATAAGAGCAGGAATAGAATTAATAAATGGCGGGGCATCACTACCATTAAAATTAAATTTTACACTTAATTCTGGAGATAGTAAATACCAACTTCCACTATAATCTCCCTTAATATCAGGAAGTAATTTTCCTTTCTTATATAAAACATATCCGCGCTAAAATTCTTCGGGGAATAATTTTAATACGCGCATACGATAATTAGGATCTGGAAACTAATCAAAAAACCGCATGTCAAACTCAATCGCTGGCATACCAGCCACAAAGTATCTAGAGCGGCAATAACTAGCAGGTAATTCTTGTAACATTAAGCTATTTGCAGATTGTACTATATATCCATAATAACAACCATTTTTCATAATACTTTGAGCAATATCACCGCAGATTTTTTTAATATAAGTATTATCTAAGTAATTTAATAACTTTGAAAAATCTTTTAAAACTTTTTCATCTTTTACTGTATCATCTAAAATCTCTGGAGCAACATACCAATCATATCTATACAAATAAGCAAAATAATTACATACTCGCTCATAAATACCGCTAATATCATAAAATAAATTAGAAATTCTACGCATTTCAACAATATCACGATTTATCATAGCTCGTAATACATCATTTTTAGTAACCATACGACATGGACCGCGGCGATTAGGATATAATCGAGCGAATGACCCTAAATCTAATACAGCATCATCTAATGTTTGAACCCCAACTTTTATCTTACGATATTCTGTTGGATCAGCAGTTCGATAATCACTTGTTCCATTGCTGATATTAAATCCTTTGGAGTGGATGATTTCCTAACGTGATAATTCTTTAGTATCCAAAATTCCACCTCCTTAATATCCAGCTAATTGCATTATATAATCATATGTAATAAGATTTTCATCTGTATAAGGAATCTCTATTAATTTAAAATCATGTAAAGCACAAAAACGTCGTTTTTGATTATCATTATATTGTTGTTGATATAAACCTTTTTTACCACCAAATTTCGCACTAGGCTCATAATGCTATTTACCCTAATATTCAATAATAAAATCAATTCTACCATCATCATCAAAAACGACAAAATCGAAACGTAAAGGTCTACCGCTTGGTGCCTTCAAATCTGGGAAAATATACTCCATCTTAAATGGTAATTCAGCTTGTCGCAAAATCTCTTCAATTTTAATTTCGCCTCTAGACGCTCTCATAATTACCTCCTTAATTTAAGAAACACCAATCTTTAGCATTAAACTTTTTACGTTTCTTCTTTTTATCTTCTTCTAATTTTAAATAATATAGTCCATATTCAAAAGCAGAAAATTTATCTTTTCGGATACTTTTATTTGCTTGCTTCAGGATAATATTTACTCCTTCAGTTTCTTCACGCAAATTCATCATTTCTTCTTTTAATATGGAAGTTAATGTAAATGGTTTTAATTCTTCTGCCCTCTATTCTGGAGTCATGGTTTGACCTTTCTTTTTAGCAAGAAGTTTATTTTTTGCTACGCGCTCATCAATTAAAAATTTCACTTTTCCAGAAGCAAGTTGTGATTTGGCAATCGCATGAGCTTCAGTATTAAGTGGCGCATTAGCTTTTATAATATACATAGCATCTAATACTGTATTAGATGTTTTATATTTTTTATAAAATAAATCATCATCATTAACAACGCCAAAATCAGGGAAAATTTCATTAGTTTCAGGGTCAATCTATGTCTTAACCATATAATCAATTAAACCAATTCCTAAACCATTACCATCAATTACAATTCTATCAGCATTATATTTATAATATAATTTTTTTAATTTAATAGTTTGGTCTTCAAAATGTTCATCAGATAATGTATATATATTTACTAAACTTTTAATTGAACCACCTTGTGATTGTGGAGTTACTTTAAATACACAAATAACTGAATCGCATCCTTTACGGCCAACGTCGACAGCAAGTACATAAGATGCTAATTTTGAATTACGCCCGGATGCTTCATATTCAGGCTAATTTAATATTCTATTTCTATCAAATATTTCAGCATTAAAAAATGCATCTTCTACTGTGCCAGACCATTTACTTTCATACTCTCGGTCAAATGAACTTTCATTGAACGTTCCGTCCATTTTTAAGTCTTTAATAAAATTCGCATCTAACAATTTCATTAAAACAGGAATACGATAAGTACCACCCATAATAATAGATTGCTAAGGTTTAACAATCTCCCAAACTAATAATTGGATTAATTTATCATAGGGGAAAGTATTTTTATATCCAGCAGTAGTAATATAAATTTGAGATTTATTAAGAGTTTCATCAGGTTGAGTAGTACCATCCATACACATACGAGAAATATTCATTGTAGGAATAATAACTTGTGATAAAATATCACCATCAACGCCAACACACTCTTCAATTAAACCACCATGGCGACGTTTACCACGAGAAGATTCTCTTGCAGCAATATTATCAAAATATGAACCATTTTTAAATACATATTTAACATAATCCTTACCTTCAAGTGTCTAACCACGACGCCAATCTATTTCTTTCTAAAATGCAGGAATAAGAGTACAAATTTCTTGAACTTTTTCTTTTACAATTCCAGCCGCTTGTTCTTTACCACCAGAAGTAATAAATAATTTACATCTAGGATATAGAATCGCACGACACATTAAGACCATCATTGATAAAAAAGATTTTGAATAAGCACGAGGGAATACAGCATAAATATATTTATGACGCATCGCAGCGCGCAAAAAGATTCTCTAATAAAAATAGAGTTTAAAATGTTGAGGGCCGCCATCAGGTCCTGCCATGAAGTCGATAAACATATCTGGATATTCTCTCCAAAAGGCTATGTACTATCTTGCTTCTGGTATAATCGCACGAAGACGGTCCTCTGAAATTCCAATCTTTTTACGCTTCTAAGATAAATCAAGTAAATCCTATAAAGCCATATTATCCTTCTAAATTCCTTAAAGTCTAAGCATCTATTTCAGACTCTTCCTCAAGGAAATCATTATATTCAATTAAATCTTCATCTTTAAGATGATCGATTTCTTCCATCGTTAAATCTTCTTCAATATCTTGGTCTTCTTCTTTATTTTCTTCTTCTTGCATTTTCTTAATAGCCCCTTCAATGAGATTACCTAGATTCATCTCTTCAGTGACTAATGTGTGTGTATAATTCTTTAAATCTTGTAAAGTTTCATCAACTTTATCTTTTGGTCCCTCCATATAATACCGAGGAATAAATCCTTCAGTTTCACACATGGCCACTAATTCTCCAATAGAATCAAATGCTTCTCCTGTATCTGCTTTGTTTTGAGCGGCGGTGAAATTACCTGATTTCATTAGACTATCATAAACCTTGCTCATCTTTTGGAAACCTTCGATATCACCAATATCGATCAACTAGTTTGCTTTTAAGGATGTCTTACAAATTAATTTTAATGTATCAATATGGCCAGCGCCGCGGATATCATAAGAACTCATCATTTCTTCATAGAGTTGCTCTAGTTTAACCCATTCTTCGGGTTTATACGCTTTACCCCACTTCATACGAAGATATAAAATATCTTCTTCTGTTAAATCGAGGTCATCTGCTGGATCATATTCAATACCATTCTATTGATCAAAATAATCATCACCATCTCTAAAACGTTCTGGTAATTCAGGAGTGTAAGGTTTTAATTCTTCTTCTGGGATAGCGACAGTAGATTTAGCAATAGCTGTTGCTATTTGCTGGGCATCATAGCCTTGTCGTTTCATAGTTTGTTCTAATTTATTATTAGCCACTTCCTATAAAAACTCAGAATTTTTCCATCGATAATCTCTATATTGTTTAAGTTTCATTTTGGACAAATATCTACCTAAAATACTCATACCAGTTAATTTAGATTTATCTTGTCCATATTTTACCATTAATTTACTCCACTCATCTGGAACATAAGGTACATCAATTTCTTGTAGAATCCACATATAAGTTTCTGGATTCCAATTATCTACAAGCATTGTAATACATTTTTTACATTGAGGGAGTTTTCCATCATTTGGATATTTTTCTAAATTATTAGATGTATAAAACTGGTCAGCGCCCATAGTTCTATTACATCGTTCGCAATAATATACTTTTTTATCATTATCTACAGTCATAATTTTCCTCCTTATATCTATCCAATAACAGGCATCTCAAAATTATAACTGTTTGCCCTTGTTTTTAGCATTACGGCATTTTTTACAAATACTATAATAACCATCTTTACTAGTTTTATTTTTGCTAAAATATTTATTATGTGCTAATTTAATTTGCCCACAGCGACTACATTTTTTATATTTACCTTTTGCTTTATGTAAATAATAATCATATAGGTATTGGTCTTCAGCCGCAGAGGCGATTAATTTTGGAATTTTATTACGCCATAAACTAGAAATATATTCTAAACTATGAGTAATATTAAATTCCTCTTGAATTTTCTTTTGAATGTCTATATTCTATAATCCATCAATTTTATATTCAACTATTCTATCATATAAGGGATAATCTTTAAGAGCAATGGTACATAAATTATCGAAATCTTCCATAATATACCATAAATCTCTTTCAAAATCTCCCCAACTATCTTGCTTTAAACGAGAATAATTACATAAAATTGCAGAACATACTCTAGGGTCTAAGAGTGAAACGCCATCCGGGATTGGATAACCATCATCATCAAAAATGCAAGTCGTGTCCTCTAATGGAATAAAATTTCTTGAACGAGTAATTTTAGTCATAACAATTGGACGACGAACTGCATTTTTAATAACATACTAATCTTTACGCATTTCAATAATAGCACGTTTAATTATAAATGCCTCGCGTCCTTCGCTAACTCGTAATTTGGCTTCCCAAGTAGTAATGGCGTCTCTTAACTATTTTAAATGAGGTATTTCTTCTATATCTTTTTTAGTAATTGTAATTTTAGGCTAAAATATTGTATTTTTATTTTCAGTAATTAAATTATAAATTCCATCTTCGCCATTCTCAAATTGGGAAACAAGACCTTCAAAAGATGTTTCACGTTTATTAACTGTTGCCATACGATTATCAGTTAATAATTTACGCTCCTTTTTCTCTTGTTTCTCCATACAAAGAATGATATAGTCCCCTAATATTTCTAAATATCGAGGAGAGGGGTCTGGGGTTTCCTCTAATATTTTCTTGACTAATTCATTTCTTTCTTCTGGAGTTTGTAAGGAATAATCTAATTTTATCATTATTACCTCCAGATTTTTTTACGTCTTCATTATACAAAAAATTTTTCCAGGTGTCAAATTTTAATAAATGCATTTAAAAAATTTTTAAACGATACTATTAATTGGAAAAAATTTGACAATAAAAAAAATTTTTTGTATTATTATTATAATAAAAAATAAAAGGAGAAGTTTATGGTAATTGCTATTATTATATTAAGTATATTATTAATATTATCTATTATATATAATATATTGTTTACAAAAGGAGTCGCTAAACTTCTTGACCCTGAAAACATTGAACAAAAATATAATTTAATAGCAGATTATTATGAAGACGCAAATAATATTGAAGAAAGTTTTCCTTGTTGTTTGCTATTACATCTCCAATTTAATGCGAAAGAATCCGCAAAAATTACAGACTTCTCTAATTATGAAAATTCTAATATAATCGCTTATTCAGTTTTGTCCAAGGGCCCGCCACCGCCTGGATACGCCAATCAATTAGAAGAAGACGGCTCTATAAGAGTATTAGTCCACAATGTTCGAGTAAATAAATATAAGGATGGTGAATATTTTTGGGAGCCTATGTAATTGTTATTTTTTGGATAATCATTTCAGCATTAGTAATGTTTGAATATATTGATGCAATTCAAAGCGCTGGTGAAAATAAATTAATTGTTTGTTTAATATTTTTATTGGTGGTCCAATATTTGCTGCGAGTGATTTATTGCAAAGAATTTTAGATATATTTTTACCGGAAGGGTGGAATGGTGATGACTGAAAAATAGATTAAATATATTTTAAAAAATTTTAAACGAGGCACTACTATTCTATTTATGGGTGTATCATTTAATCAATATATTAATCTTGAACAATTAATTGAAGCAGGATATACTTGTATCCTATTGGGTGAAGGTCAAGATTATTGGCCGTATATTCAAGATAATATGATTATTTATGTGGATAATATTGATATTAAAATTATGCGATTAAATTGTTATCCACTACATTGCCCTATTTTTGTATATGATAAAAATCGAGTAATGAATGCAGAAGATAGAGATGTGCGTGTTTGGGTAGAAGTGTTAAAAGAGGAGTAATATGAAGATTTATAAATATTTAATTGAAACTCCAGGGTCAACTCATATTATGGACCATCTGACTGATATTGTATCTGCTGGATTAGATGTAAATAATAATCCATGCGTATGGGCAGCTTATGATGAAAAAGCACCCAAAAAATATTTTCAAATTAATGCTGTTGGCACAGGTTGGGAATTGGATACATATGTAAATAATAATGACAAGTATTTAGGAGTTATTAATGATGGTGAGTATATTTGGCATATTATTAAGTCTTCTGGAGAAAAATGTCATATAATGGAGGAGAAGTGATTTTATGGAAGATGGAAAAAATTATTTTGATATTGTAATGCGAGAAGGCCAAGCAATAGTTCATAATGAAGGTTCTATCCATTAGGTTGATAGTTTAGGCCGTCTTGTTTTTCCTAAAAATTTAAGACAAAAATATGGTATTACTCCTGGCGACCGTATGGAATTTTATACTATTGAATATAATGGTGAAGTTTATGTTGGAGTGCGAGTGAGTAAACGATATGGTAGTAGAATAGAATATTTACGCGCTAAAGAAGTATTAGATGATTTAGGAATTGAAATTCCTCAAAAACTAACTGATGCTATTAATGGAGTAATGTAATATGCCTAAATATAAAAGTTTTGGAAATGCCCTCGCTGCTAAAATGCAGAAAAAAGCTAATTATTATGCTACTAAAGCAGTTCATCAAATTGTATGGGGCGAAAACCCTAAACGTGGTCGCCCTAAGAAGGAGAATAAGAAATGATTCTTGAAGCATTAGCATTGATAGGATTAATTTTATTTTTTCCTATTTGGTTTTTTGGTAGAAATAAAATTAAAAAGTAATTCTTTTTACCGTTATTTGAATTGAAAAAAGTTTTGGTGAGAGTTTGTACCAGCCAAACAAAAAAATAAAAAGCAAAAAAAATTTTTTCCCGAAACCCACCCCCCCCGGTCGGTTTTTATCTGAGAAAAAATCTGAACACTATCGAGACCTTCTTGGGCTTGGCGCACGCGGAAAGACTAGACCATCCCCAATACAACCCCTCAACTCGCAGGACCGCGAATGGCTGTCGCGGTCCTCATTCGCAATAAATACAAACTCCACAAAAAATCTCTTGCAAATTTGTGTATTCTGTCAATAGACACGCATCCTGAAATCTGGTATAATAGTATCATCAAAGGAGGAATGGTCTATGTCTATCATCTACAAAGTCGTGCGCTTCATCACCGCGGTCGCTGTTGTCGCGGGCACTGGCATCTTGATGTGCCTCATCTGCCTCCCTCACTGAGGGAGGTTTTTTTGTTGCCCTAAGATTGTTAAAAATTTAACGATGTAGTAAGATTGTTAAAAGATTAATAATGTAGTAAGATTGTGAAAGATTTAACAATCACTCAACCAAAAGAGGACAAGGACACGCACGGCACAGTGGACAAGGCAGAGCGAGCCAACGAGCGAACGACCAACAGACAAAGAGAACAACACACAACACAACACAATGATAGATACATTGTTAATGTATTAACAATGTAGTATAGTAGTATGGTATGGTAGGGTATGAGATAGAGGGTGAGCTATGGGTAGTAGATGGTGGAGGAGAATAGACCAACAATAAGAGAATAGACCGCGCTTCCCACCGGTCGGCTCACCGGGAACCGCGCACCAACAAATCTAATGTAAGTATTCCATTTCTCTTTTAGGTTCATCATCGTTAACGGCCCTAATCGCCCAAGAATAAGCCCTCGCACAATTGCCAAACAACACAGCAGTGCGGGCGCTGAACGGCGCGCATCCCGCAACGTACAGTCCTCACAGAGGGGCGAGCAAGATTGTTAAAAGTTTAACAATGTGAGAGCCAAGAGCAAGAGAGTAAAGAGTGCGCTTGCACAGGTAGCAAGCAGGATACACACGGCACAGTTGATACATTCGCTGACCGAGCAAGATTGTTAAAAAATTCACAATGTGTGGATGTGGTGAAGTCGCTGTTTAATTGTTAAAAATTTCACATTCACTGTTGGATGCCGAACACGGTCGCAACGCCCCAGACTTCACTACATTAAAGTGTTAAAGAAAAAAAATCGCAAATCCGATTGTTAAAATAATCACAATCTCTGTCCCGAAAATAAGTAGGTTATTTTTGAAAAAACCTCTTGACAAATTGCCCTATGTGTGCTACAATGATTACAGTAAAACAAAGGAGGACGATACAATGTCTAACATCTATGGAGTCTGCTACACCACGAAAGAGCCTGTTGTTTACAACAGAGGGACACAGTGGGAGAAAACCTGTTCTGACTTTCTGTTCGTTCAGGCACGCAAGGACAATGGTACGGAGCTGGTGGACAAGCTGAACGCCCTGCTTGCTGAGGGTGTGGAAAAGTACGAACTGCTGGACTTGACCAAGATTGACCATTTCTATCTTGCTCAGTCTGAGGAAATGTATTAAGGAGGAAGTAATTATGACACGCACTATCGCTAATACCTACATCTGCATCAACGCCGAGGGGCAGACGCTTTCCATCATCGCCCGCACGGGCAACGAAGCCCACAACATCGCAATAGGGTTTTTGCGAAAAGCCAACATCGTGAGCGTCCGCCGTGTATTCAAGTCCGGCAAGCTGGGCAAGGAAATTCTGAAAATTAAATAAAATAAACAGGGCGAAAGCCCTGTTTATTTTTGAAAAAACTATTGACAAATCCCGAAATAGGTGTTATACTAAATACAGAAATTAAGAAATGAGGTACACAAAAATGAAAAAAAGCACACAGGGTTGGTACAAATTCGCGGACGGCACACAGGCATGGTTCTACGGTCTGAGCGCACAGGAGCGCAAAGTCGAGGAACGCAAGCACGGCAAGGTTGTGAGTTTTATCCCCACAGTATAACAGGGCAAAAGCCCTGTTATTTTTTTTATTTTTTTTGAAAAAACTATTGACAAACACAAATAAGCGTGTTATAATGAATACAGAAATTAAGAAATGAGGTACATAAAATGAAAAACACATTCGAGGTTTCCAACATCATTGATACTCTTTCCGATGAAGCCTATGAGAAAATCATCAACTTACTGGACGCCTATTGGACAAGCTATGGCGCAGAGGAAGAAGCCGCGGAGCTGGCAGAAGCTGTTGAGTTCTATGGGCTGACCCTTGAAGAAATCACTCAATGGGACGCTGAATAAGCGTCCTTTATTTTTTGCTGTTGGATTGTTAAAATTTTAACGAGCATCGTCGCGCTCATCAAGCACGTGGCGCCCCGAAATATTATACCACAGCAGCCCACCAGTTGTCAAGAGAAAAATGCGAAAATTTCGCACAAAATTCGCAATCCCGATTTGTATAGTTTGCCAATAGACAAAACGAAATAGGCGTGTTATAATGAGTACAACAAAACAACAAAGGAGATACACAACATGATTAACATTCGTTCTATCCGCAAGCTGGGCAACAATGACGGGCTGACCCTCAAAATGGGCAAAAAGGTAAACTATAAATCCGGCTGGCAGGTTGCCACAGAGGGCATCGAATGTAAGACCGCACAGGAAGCCATTGACGCGGTGAGAGACTACGGCGGAAATTGTGGCGTGTGGTATAGTGGGGGAATTTGGTTCGTTGACCGGAGCAAGCGCGTGGCGACAAAGCGTGAAGCTATGGAAATCGGCAAAGCGTGTAATCAAATTTCCGTGCTGAAATGGGCGACTATGACGCTTGCCTACTGCTAAAAAATAGGGCGGAAGCCCTATTTTTTTTTGAAAAAATTTTGAAAAAAGTATTGACAAAAGCCCTCCTTTGTATTATAATACAAACAGATAAAAGGAAGGAGATAATTAAATGGAATGGATTTTTGTAGGACGTGTTGAGTCCATGGGCTTTGGCTATGACGAATACGCTAATGAAGATAACACTAAATGCCGGCAGGTATGGGATGATGGCTACGAAGAAATTTTTGAAATTTCTTGAAAAAGGGCTTGACAAAATGTACCTACGGTGCTATAATTAAACCATCAAATGAAGGAGGTCGCAAGACTATGATGACTACTGTAAAGACTCCCGACGGCGTGCTCCCTGTAAAGCCTCTGCCCTATGTGCTGGGCGATGACTGGACGTACCTTTACAGCGATAGCTGGAAAGGCGTTGAGTTCGACGTTCACGCGTGTATGAACGGCGAGGTTGTCGCAGTAGTCGAGGGTTAATCCCTCGACTATTTTTTTTATTTTTTTTGAAAAAACTATTGACAAACTGCGTTTAACTTGCTATAATTAAACCATCAAAAGAGAGGAGCTAAACGCTATGACAAACTTTGAACAGTATCTCGAAAACCTGATGGGCATGAAGAAAGCGGAAATCATCAACGAGGGCATCACCTGGGGCATCTGGGCGAACACCGAGGGCAACAAAGCCGAGCTTATGAAATGGAAAAAAGTTCTGCTGGCGCGTTCCCTCGCCGACCGGCTGGAAAGACTGGAAAAGAGGGGCTACTAAGACAAGGGCGAAAGCCCTTGTTTTTTATATATGGCATTATGCCCATAATTCGATTGAAAATTTTGGTCATTTTGCCTGTTGACAACGCGCCCCATTTGTGCTATACTCGGTCGCGCGCCCACGGCCCTGGCGCGCGAAATTTACCATTATACCATGTCCCAACAATTTTGTCAATAGGCATTATGAACAAAAATTATACATTCCAAATCCCGAAATTTGTGCATTTTGACTATTGACATTCACGCACCCCTGTGCTATACTGTATACATAAAACAGAGGAGGTCATGAGTATGACACGTGAGTACAAGATTAGGTTCATCGACAGCGAGGCGCAGTATAGCGAAACTGCTACTGCCCAGTGGGACACCGACACCAGTATATGCGATTTCCTTGAAGAACAGTTGTATATCCAGTGGGAGCTGCGCCCTCTGGAAAGATATTGGCAGAGAGAGTTCTGCACCAAAGGCTGGACGCGGTTTATATATGGTCTATATGAGCAGTTCTCCGTGTCTTATAACTGGGACAATTCCAATATCATCACCGTTGAAAAAATCCGAAGCTAATTCGGATTTTTTCATTTTTTCTATTGACAAATATAAATAAGCGTGCTATAATTGTATTATCAAATGAGGGAGGTATTCAAGATGGAATACAGTGTGGTAGTCAATAATGTTGAAGTCGTGCGCGTGAGCGGTGATGAAGCCGCGTGGAACAAGTTTGAAACGGCGTGTGAGCTGGTGCGGCTGATGCTGGCTGATGGCGGCTTTGGTGAAGCGTGGGCTGAACTCCGCGAGATGAACGGCGAGCCTATCGCCCGCTTTGATGAAAACGGTATGAGCGAGTGCGGCGCAGTCCGCGGAATGTGAGGGCGCGAATATGAAACAGACATTTACCAACACATTTATCAATTCTGTTCTCCGCTATGGCGAGTATGTAATCGACAAAGAATACACCACATGGGATAATCACAACTACCGCGTGCGGGCTATCCGCTACAATGATAAGCTCTACTGGCATGAGATGGTAGACGGCAAAGTGGTTGATTTTAGGGGGCTGAGATAATATGAAACACGAAAGATTGTGGCAGTGGTTTATGGGACTGATTGTATTTTTCGGTTTCGGTGGTGTTCTTCTGTACCTCTGTCTTATCGGAATAGGAATTATAAAATGAGCCAAATTTTGGCTCATTTTTTTGTGCATTTTGCCTATTGACAAAATAGCATTTCTATGGTATAATTTGGCCAGCCGCCCACGACTGTTGCGGCCGGAAATTCCATTATACCACAGCCCAGCCAATTTGTCAAGCATTTTGTGTTCGGTATTTTCAACAATTTTTTATCCCGAAATTTGTGCAATTTGACGGTTGACAACGCCCAGTAGGTATGCTATACTTATACCATCAATTAAAGGAGGTCATTCACAATGGCTACTATCGCAATCCTCGCAATCCTCGCCCTCGCTGGCTTCGCTGGCGTTCAGTGTGTCGGCGGGTATATGGTCTATCGTCAGACGCACGACTGGCACTTCCTCGTTGGCTCTATCCTATATGGCGTTGCCTGTATCGGTCTGGTGCGCTTCGTGTTCAATATGGGGTGGTAATATGGAAAACTACACTATGTCGAACCATCTGACAGAGGAGCGGGCTAACCGGCTCGCCCTCTTACAGGAATATCTCGGATATTCTGACCGCGTGATGATTGAGGTCATTGACCAACGCCAAACTGCGCGCCTGCGTTTGCTCTCGACTGGCATCATTTTGGTGCTGGACTTATATGAGAATTTCATCATCACCGCATACCCCGCAACCTTTGAACGGGCTGTCGCTATATACAAGAGTGCTGGCAAAAACCGCTTACCTCAACAGTTGGTCAAGCGCATTCGCAAGAATGAAGAACGCCACCCCGAATTTTATGTAGTAAAGTAGAAAATTGGGGCTTGACAACAAGCCCCATTTCTGCTATAATGAGTATAACAAAACAAGGGAGGACGAAAAAATGTCTGATGTAATTATCGGTGGTCTGCTTATGGGTGGTGTCGCTGGTCTGCCTATCGGTTTATCTGTTGCTATTGGGTGTTGCGACCGTTGGGTGAGCAAGGTACTGTCATTCATTATCTGCTGTGCTATCTTCTTCGGTGTTGGTGCTATGATGGGACAGGAACACATCAATGACTGCGACACTTTCAATAATGGCGTATGTGTCAAGTGCGGCGGCGAATACCGCTTCTCTTCCTCTACTCGCTACCGTATGAGCGAAACATTTTACTACACCTGTCAAGACTGCGGTTGGACTATCGAGACTAACTACCTGATGAATAAAAATTAAGATAAGGGCTTGACAAACAAGTCCTTATCTGCTATAATAGATAATACCAAGAGAAAGGAGAATATCAAAATGGAAATTATCAAAGCTCCCATCTATGCCAAGTTGACAGAGAATGAACGGAAAACCTTGCGCGACGCCTATGACATTCTCAATGAATTGTATGATGTCATCGCCGATAATGATTGCGAGTATGTGAGCGATACTTGCGGGAATGGCTATGACAGAGTGGACGTCGCGCTTACAGCCAATGTGCTTCAAATGCTTGCCCCCACTGAAAAAGTGGAAATCGGTAAATAAAAGGAGGTACAACAAATGAACATTATTACCTCAAACGTTCAGGTTCAACTTACCCAAGAGGAAAAGAACAAACTTCAAGACGCCCGTGAGGTCATTTCTCACCTGTTCGATTTGATGTATGACTACGAACAAGAATACGCTATTTCCAACATTGGCGAAGAGTATTCTATGAGCCAAGTCCGTGATACCTCAAACCTGCTGGCCGCGCTTATCGGATCTGATAAAATGCGGTTAGAAAATAAATAAAAAATGTGGGAGAAATCCCACATTTTTTATTGACAACAACCAAGAAGTGTGGTATAATAAATACATCAAATAAAGGAGGATACCCCGAATGACTACTTTTGAAATCAGAACTGAACTGGCCGACCGTTATTGCGTAGAGCCTGACAAGGTAAGATGTTCCAACTGTGAATACTGGGGTTATAACCACGGCAAGGTAATGAACAGTATGGGCGAGAGTAAATGTATGAAGCGAAAGAACGAGCGCACCTGGTGTCGTCAATTCTGCCGGGGTTTCGTTCCAAAGCACTAAAAAGGGAGGTAAGTAAAATGAAAACTGGGTATGCCGTATTTGAAAATTCATCCAGACTAATAGCACTGTTTGGTAATCGAGCTGATGCCGAAGAAATGGTTTTATCTCTGTTTGAAGAACTGAGTTATTTCCTGTACCTCGTTGATGCAGAAATGGGTTTTACCATTCAGGAGCATTTCAACGGCAAGCGTAGGGCGTATACCTCCAAAAAGAAAAAATACAGTTTTGAAACCTATGTTTTGCTTTCCGGTGCTATTATCGCAAGCTATACCATCCGGGAAAAAGTTTTGTTTGAATAATCATTTACTCTCAGCGCAAAAGCCAGTAACCGTGGCTTCGTTCCAAAATCGGAAAAGTAAATCAAATAAAAAGGAGATACATTTATGAAAATCATTCTCATTATTTACATCATCGGTATCGTTCTCTACTGGCTGGGCATCGCAAGCATCATTTCGACTATGAAGAAAAACAAGGAACAGGCGCAGGAAGCATTCAAGAACCGGGGCGAAAGCAAGCGCAGTCCGTTTTCTAACTGGCTGACAGTCATCACCGGCTCAATCATTCCGATTTTCCATTACGCTGTGGCGTTCCTCTACATTTTCAAACCGGATTTTATTTTTGAAAAGGACTAAAAATCATTTGGGCTGGATGAACAAAAATCCAGCCCAAATTTTGTATAATTTTTCACTTGACATTTTCGGCCGCGCGCCAACGATTGTGGCGCCCGGCATTTTGTCAATAGGTATACTCCACAAATTTTTCGCCGCAATTTTGTGCAATTTGACGATTGACTTCTATCCTGTAATACGGTATAATGGCTATACTGAAACAAGGAGGTAAGAACAATGGAGTTGAAGAAAGCGTATCAGATGGTTTTCAGCGACCTGCGCGAATGCCCTATGTTCCAAGGGCGTTATGATGCCATCAACGGCAATCCCTATTATATGTCCGGCATTGAGACAGTTATGGAGGTAATTGCCAATCGTGGTTATGGTGAGGATTTCGCCGAGGAGTTCTCCAACGAATTTACTGACAATATGTTAAGGAGTAGAGAAAATGTCTGATTTTCAGAAGTTGACCCTTAAAAGGTATGGGCGCAATTTCCTCATTGTGTGTGGTTTCGGTCTGCTGGTGTATGGTATGATAAAATCCACACTGGTGCTATATGCAACGGTTGCGATTATGGTACTGACTATCGTAGGCGCGTGTATATGGTCTATGGTGGACTCTGTTTGCTGGGACTGGCGGTTGCGCGGCAAACTGACAGAGGACGAGTATAAGGCATACCAGTCCTGTGAAAGATTTTTCGGGTGGCGTGATGATAAATACCTGCCGACTGATGACCAAATTGTATGGATGGCTGAACAGACTAACCATTCCTGTGAAACGCTGTGGAGTATGTATAACAAACTAACAGAGGGGCATTAACGCCCCTCTTTTCAAGTTTAGCTATAACTAACTACACGGAACAAAAAACTAATCTTGTGAGAATTTAACTACGACAAAAATTTTTCTTGACATTTTCAATTAAATGTGTTATTATTATTATACTGAAAAAGGAGTGATGATTATGAACGCTATTATTCTATTCATTATCTGTACCGCTGTGAATGTGGTGCTGTCCACCATCAAGTCTATTCTGACTGTTAAAGGCAATAAATGGGTTGCCGCCGGTATCAATGCGCTAACCTATGGCTTCTATTCCTATGTTATTATTTTGACTAACATTGACGGCGTTTCTACGTTGGCAAAAATGGGCATCACCGCCGCCTGTAATTTCATTGGTGTGCTGGCGGTTAAGTGGGTTGAGGAGTTGGCGCGCAAAGAAAAGTTGTGGAAAATCGAAATGACTGTTCCTACTAAGTATCGAGCCGCCGTGGATTTTGACCTGCGAGACATTCCACACTCATACATTGAGATTAGCAACAAACACACGCTATTTAATTTCTATTGTGCCACGCAAGCTGAGAGCAAAAAGGTCAAGGACATTGTGGCGCAGTATGGCGCAAAATATTTCGTGGCAGAAAGCAAAAATTTGTAAAATAGGGGTTGACAAATCAGCCCCTCTGTGTTAGAATGGTATCATCAAATAAGGGAGGACAACAAAATGGAAATGATTAAAGTTTTCAATGACCACACCGGCGAAATCCTCGAAAAGGCGTTCGTAGACCCCGCGGACGCGGACGATTTCGAGTTCATTCTCGACTTCCTCGAAGCGAGATACGAACGCTATCACAACGGCGAACAAATTTACTAAGGAGGGATTAACAATGGAAACCAAAGATGTCTACTACAACATCGAGTGGTGGGGCATAACTTCTTGGGGCGAACGCTTCACTAATAGCGAGTGGTTCAAGAACGAGAATGAAGCCTTGTCATTCATCGCAAATGACCTGGCAAATGACCCGCTTGTTCGCGGAGCGACCTTTACCACACACAAAACCATCGTATTTAAGAGAGGAGAATAAAAATGTTCATCGTTCTGTTGTTTTTGGCACTTGCCGCTTTCGACTTCCTGTGTACCGCCGGACTGGTTTGGCTGTTCTGCTGGCTTCTCCCTGCTATCGGCATCGCGTCCATCGGCTCTTTCGCCATCGTGTTCTCGTGGAAGCTGGTGCTGGTCATTTGGCTCATTGTCGTAATCCTGCACTCCATTCTCCACGCCAACAAGTAAATTGAAAAATCTCCCAAATTTGGGAGATTTTTTTTGTTCAATTTACCTATTGACAAACACCCCTATTTGTGGTATACTCGGCCGAGCGCCCACGGCCCTGGCGCTCGAAATTTCCATTATACACCCTGCCAGCAATTTTGTCAATAGGTAAATTGAACAAATTTGCCCAAGCGCGCATCCCGAAAGTTTGTGCGAAATGACCAAGAGCAAAACCGAAAAAAACTGTTGACAAATTGCGTTTTATCCTGTATAATAGCATTACAATCAAGAAAGGAAGTTGATACTATGACTATCTATCTGGACATGGACGGGACTATCGCCGACCTGTATGGCGACCCTAACTGGCTGGCAAAGCTGGAAGCCGCTGACACAAGCGTATATGCGGACGCTCGCCCGCTTGTCCATTTCTCCACCCTCGCCCGCTACCTGAACCGCTTGCAGGCGCGTGGCTACAATATCGGCATCATCAGCTGGCTGTCCAAGAGCGGAACGGATAAGTTCAATGCCGAAGTAGCCGAAGTCAAGCGCGACTGGCTGGCAAAACATCTCCCCAGCGTTCAGTGGGACGAAATCCATATTGTCCCCTATGGCGTTCCCAAGTCCAACTGTGCGACCTGCCCCAACGCGATTTTGTTCGATGACGAACAGCGCAACCTCAACGAGTGGACGGCAAACACTCACAATATGGCATACAACGCCGACCTCCTGATGGAAATTTTGCGAAACCTGTAAAAAAATAGCAGACAGGGGTTGACAACCTCACCCCTGTCTGCTATAATATGTAATGTAATTAAGGTATGGGAAACGATGGTAAGCCCAACCAAGAGAAAAGGAGAATGAATAATGAAAAATATCTACTGCACGCTGGACACTGAAACGGTAGGCGGCGCGGCTCACCCCACGGGAATGTATAATGTGGGCGCGATTATCCACGACCGCAAGGGCGAAATCCTCGCCACCACTTCCCTGCTGGTGATGGAGCATTATGACGAAATCGCCCTCGATGGCTACGCCAAGAAGAATTTTCCCGTATATGCCGAACGGCTCAAAACTGGCGAAATCTCCGCTATCGCCACGGAGCGCGAAGCCTATGAGGTAGTCAAAAACCTGTGCGACCATTACGGCGTTCGCTATGTGATGGCGTACAATTCCGGTTTTGACTTCTGCAAGACCTGTTTCCGCGACCTGCTGGATAATTTCGAGTTCATCGACCTTTATCTGATGGCACTGGAAACTATCACCCACAAAAAGTCCTATGCGGAATACTGCCGAGAGCATGGCAAGCGTTCCAAGAATGGCAAGACCTGTGCAACCTCTGTCGAAGCGGTGTATGGTTATCTCCACGATAACCCCGACTTTTCCGAAGAACACACCGCCCTGTCTGACGCTATGCAGGAAATGGAAATTTTCCTCGCCTGTCAGAAGATGCACAAGCGATACACCAAGAACGTCCACGCATGGGACGCGCCCTTTGAGGTAAAATGTTTTCCCAAGTTTTGAGAATGGGGCTTGACAGCCCCTTTCTCATGTGGTATAATGACTATACTAAAACAAGGAGGTAAGTACAATGCCTATTAAGCAAGTGCTTTTTAAGGGCGACCATTCTGATGGCGTTCAGGCTGGTATCCAGCTTGAAAATGGTTTCGTAATCTGCGCCTGTTGTGGCGGGGTGTTTGAACCTGATGAAATCGAAATTCTTCACGTGTTCGACTCCTGGGTTGACTTTTCTGAATGGATTGGCGACCCTGACCTGACTGAGTACCGCAAGCACGATCCCCCGTAAAAAAAGTTTGGAATGGGGGTTGACAACGCCCCCATTCCATGCTATAATAACATTACAAATTCAAGGTAGGGGAAACGATGGTAAGCCCCACCAATAGAAAAGGAGAAAAACTATGAAAGCTCGCTACGCTAACGTTCACAACTTCAACCGCACGGTCAAGACCTACAAGTGGCTGGTAGACCTGTTCGGGAATAAGGAGTTCACTTCCGAGGACTTCACCAAAGCAAAGCACGACTATCGGCGATACACCTACAATTCTCTGGCGTTCCTGCGGGACGAGGGTATCATCAAGGCAGTTCGCACCGAGAAATCCACCAAGGAAATCACGCTCGACCCGTGGGAAGCGGAAATCTGGATGATTGACAAGGATGGCAACGCCCTGATGACCGAGTATGACTGGATGCGGTTGCCGGAAGTGGCGCAGAACGCTCTGCGGACTATGAATGGACAGAATTTCCGCACGGAGCGTAAGGACACCAAGACCGTGGAAAAGGAAAAGTATATTTACACGGTCAATCCCGATGGTATGCTGGCGTGGCGCAGAAGCTATGGGCGTCTGTTGGCTATGAGGGCTGACAAAATCGCGGGTGAAATCGTCAAACTGAACGAAAAGCGGGACGCATTTCTCGCTTGTCAGATGGACTAAAAAATGAGGGGATTTTCCCCTCATTTTTTGTATAATTTTCCCTATTGACAAACGCGCCTGGGCATGGTATAATGGCCGGCCGATTTCGCGCGTCTCGGCCGGAATTCACCATTATACACCCCGCCAGCAATTTTGTCAAGAGTTTTTTTACACAAATTTTTTTATTTATTTTTCCCGAAACTTGTATAGTTTGCCTATTGTAATTCATGCTCACCTGTGCTATACTACATAATGTCAAGAGGGGGTGAGACCCCGTGGGCTGGGCTAATGGTAGGTAATGTCCCAAGTGTAAGTGAGAGCGCGCCGTACTGAAAAAAAAGACCAAAATTCCCTCTTGACAAACTCCATCAAAGGTGCTATAATGAATAATGTTAAGAGGGGACAGCAAGTTGCTCCTCGGGGGAGCCACGCTGGCGGGTGTGACAACTCGGTAACTGACCCGCATTTCCCCTCTTGACAATCCCCAGCATCTGTGTTATAATGGATAATGTCAAGAGGGGAACGGCACGGCAGATGCGTCTAATGTGTCGCCTGTGTAGACAGGTTTCAGAAATTTGGAAAAATTTCAAAAAACCTCTTGACAATCCCCAGCACCTGTGTTATAATTGATAATGTCAAGAGGGGAATAGCCCCACCCAAGAAATCCACGGGTCGCGAACCGTGTGAGAGTAAAGGAAGTAAGGACTATACCAGCGCAGTAAACCCAAACGATGAACGAAAAGTGAGTAGATTGGTCAGTTCGTCCATGCGCATGGAAACGTTGAACCAACAGCAACACCTTATTCGTCAGGCGAGGTGGTAAGTCGTCTGTGAACCCTTGTGGAGCGTTCCCCTGTTGACACTATCAAAAAAAATCAAGAATTTTGAAAAAACTCTTGACAATCCCAGCGCAAGCTGTTATAATAGATAATGTCAGGAGGGCAAAGCCCTCAAAACCAAATGGAGAAAGGAATTGATACTATGGCTAACACTAACACCACCACCCGCAAGCCCACCAAGCGCGACAATTTCACCGCCCTGCTGAACCTGTCCGAGGTCAAGGCTGACCCCAAGCTGGTGGAGTTCATCACCCACGAAATCGACCTGCTCGACCGCAAGAACACCGTGGATAAGAAGCCCACCAAGACCCAGCAGGAGAATGAGGTCATCAAGACCACTGTCCTGTCCGCTATGGAGAGCAACCGGCTGTATTCCATCAGCGAGATGCTCAAAGAGTTCCCCGTCTGCAAGGACATGAGCAATCAGAAGCTGTCCTCCCTCGTCCGGCAGATGGTGCTGGATAAGCAGGTGGAGCGCGTGGAGGACAAGCGCAAGGCGTTCTTCCGCAAGGTGAGCGCGTAAACCTCAAAGGGTGGGGAGCAATCCCCACCCTACCCCTGAAAGGAGTACCGCATGACTGACCGAGTTGCCGACCTCATGCGAAAGCTGGATTGCACCGAAGCCGAAGCAAAGGACATTATTGTTCAAGATGCTATCATCGACAAGGGCGGCAATCCGTTTCCGCTGACCGAAGAACAGGAAAAGGCAAGCAAGAAAGCGCGGGGAGTAGGACGCCAGCCGACCGCATACAAGTTCGCACCAAGAGAAAGAAAGGCTAATCCCACAAAGCAGACTATCATCACTCTGCTGACCGAGACACTGACCACATACGGCGCGACTGACCTGAACGTGAGCAACGCGGAGCGCGAATTTTTATTCACGCTTGATGGAACAAAATACAAGGTTGTGCTGTCGTGCCCGCGCAAGTGAGGGAGAGAAATCTCCCTCATTTTTGTGCATTTTGCTTATTGACAAATCCGGGCGCGTGTGGTATAATTCGGTCGCGCGTCCACGTATGTGGCGCTCGAAATTTCTATTATACACCCCCACTGGCAATTTTGTCAAGCGTTTTTTTGCACAAATTTTGGATGTTGGAAATCCCGTTTTTTGTAGGTATTGACTATTGCAATTCCCCTGTAATGTGTTATAATAATGATACTGAAAGGAGCGATGAACGATGAAGTTTCCGAGAGTTCAGGATTTTATCCTGACCATTCAGCAGGCGGTATCTGAAAAGCCAAGGCGCGTCAGAGACGCGGACACCTTAGCCCGCGTTATCCACGACGCATATCCTAATGTCAAAGTAGCGTCCAGCAACGGCGCAAGCAAGGAATGTCTGGTGTTCCCTGATTTGGGGTATGTCCTCAAATGGTCTACGGAGACGCGGGATGCAGAGCGCGAAGTGGCTGTGTATAAGAAAGCCGTAGATGCAAACCTCGCGGATTTTTTCCCCGCCACCGAGTTGGCTGGCTACATTGTTCCTCCGCGTGAGGGTGATGACCCTGTTGCGTTTACCGCACAACAGATTATCACCAACAGCGCACACAAAATCCATTGGAGTGAGGACGGTATAAAAACTCGTCTCTCGCGTATCGCAAAGACTGTCCCCGACTGTCGTATTTCTCAAATCGAGCGTCAGTTCCGCAAAGCTGATGTTAACGGCTACGGGCGCGACCTCGATGGGCTATGGGCGAAAGTTGCCGTTTCTATCTACGGCAAACGCAAGGTTATCGCCCTCTGTGAGTTCGTTAAAAAGTATCACATCAACGACCTCCACGGCTCAAACATCGGCTACATTGGCATTTCTCCGGTTATCCTCGATTTCTCCGGCTATGGCGTCTGTGATGATTTGGAATTTTGAAAAAAACTCTTGACAAACAGCCCCGCCTATGCTATACTAACATCGTGAGGTGAGAAAAATGAAATGGCGATTGTATCGACCACCTTAGTAATCAATCTATGATTTATTGATTAGATATGTATTATAGATTGATTAAGACCCCAGCCAAGATGGAGTTTAATAGAGTGTTTGTCCCACTCAATAATTTCTTCTCAACCGCCATCTTGAACCCCTCGTTAGAAATTGGGACTGGGTACGAAGTTCTAACCACATTCACCGCGTGCCGAGAAAGACCTTTACATGGGCATTGCGCCTGCTCTAAGTGTCAAGCTGTGTAGAAGTGGGCTGGCTGTCCGGACGGCTGGCGAGTATCAACAGGGGAACCAGCGTAGTAGCCAACTACGCTGGTTTATTTTTGTGCATTTTACCTATTGACAAATGCGCTCAAATGTGTTAAAATGGGTCGGGCGCTCACGGCTATGGCACCCGAAATTTCCATTATACCACGGAGCACAAATTTTGTCAAGTGTTTTTTTGCACAAATTTTGGATGTTGAAAATCCCATTTTTTGTGAGTATTGACTATTGAAATCTGCCCAAGGGTGTGGTAGTATATAATTGTTCCAAGGGAGAGGGCGAGAGGTTCTCCGGCGGGGCGTGTACCTTAAAAAAAATTCCACAAATCCGAAAAAAAGTCTTGACAAGGCTTCGGATATGTGTTAGAATATAGATGTTCCAAGAGGGAAACAACAATATGGTGGGCGACACCTAAAAACGCAGAAAGGGTTGATACTATGACTGCTATCACTTCCACCGCTAACCGCCGTATGACCAAGCGCGACTACTTCACCGCCCTCAAAACCTTTGCCGAGGTGGGCGAGTTCAAGTTCCCCATTTCCCAGCGTATCGGCACTTCCGAGGACTTCGAGACTGTCTATGTGGACATTTCTCCCGCAGAGATGGCGGAGTTCGCCAAGCATGAGCTGGAACTGCTCGACCGCAAGAACACCGTGGACAAGAAGCCGACCGCCACGCAGGTGGCAAACGAGGGTATCAAGGCTGACATCAAGGCGTTCCTGGACGCCCACAAGGGCGAGAAGTTCACTGTGTCCGCTCTGATGAAGTCTGTCCCCGCTATCGCCGAGGCATCCAACCAGAAAGTCTCCTCTCTGGTGCGTCAGATGGTGCTGGACGGTCAGGCAGACCGTATCGAGGATAAGCGCAAGGCGTATTTCACCGCCAAGTAAGGTATGAGGGGGGAGACATTCTCCCCCCCTATCCTCTAAAATCTAAAAAGGCGGTGTTTTATGGCTGAAATCTCCAAAACTGAATGGCTGAAAAACGCTATGGCGAAAATGGGCTGGACGGCTGATGAAGCAGAAGCCGTGTGGAACTCTGACCGAGAAATCGACAAGGGCAAGGCACAGGATTTTGACCTGTCGAAAGAACAGCTCAAAGTCGCACAGAAATTCGCCAAAACTGGCACACGCAAAACCCCCACCGCATACAAATTCACCACGAGAGAACGCAAGGCAAATCCCACGAAAGCGTCCATTATCGCTGAATTGGCAAGATTTTTGACCGAAAACAGCGAAAATGCCTGTGAAAATGTGGAAATTACCAACAAAGAGAGACAGATTGCGTTCAAAATCGGTGAAAATTCCTATGAACTGACCCTTGTGCAGAAGCGCAAGCCGAAAAGTTGAGAAAATGGGGGAGAAATCCCCCATTTTCCCTGAAAAATGAGGAAAAAAGTGTGAAAAACAAGGAATTTTTGTATGTAGGGCACTATTATGATGAAAATGGTGTATACATTCTGAAAATAGGCACTACTAACGACCTAAAACGCAGACAGCAGGAACACACAAGAAACTATCGCAAAACCGCCATTCACCGTTTACCGCACAATTCTGAATTTGTTTACGATTTTTCGATACCGCTCTCCAAGTATAACACTTTGCGATACGAGGACAAAAACCGTGAGCATTGGCAGAAAATGGGATACGGCGTGTTTGTGAGAAATGACAGATTTGCCTGTCCTGTGAAGCCGAAGTCTGTTGAAATTACCATTCGTCGAACTTATCAAATTGCTCTCAATTGAGAGCAATTTTTTTATTCAATTTGACTATTGACAACACCCTCTGACTGTGGTATAATGAACCGGGCGCTCACGATTGTGGCGCCCGGCATTTTTGTCAATACACATTTTCAATAATTTTTCCAGCGAAAGTTTGTATAAATTGACTATTGCATTTTGTCCCGAAATGCGCTATACTATAAACAATCTGAGGGAGCTGGAACCCACCAACAGCAAGGAGATACTACTATGAATAAGAGCCAGTTTTTTGACCACGAAATCGAGTTTATCCAGTCCGAGGATTTGCGCTCGTTCGTGCGTTTCTACTTCGACTGCCGCGTTCCTGATTATTTCTAGACTATCGGCGCAAGTTCTTCCGGTAAGTTCCATCCGACTATGTCGCAGGGTGAGGGCGGTCTGGTTCGGCACACTAAGGCGGTGGCGTGGTTCTGTGAGGAATTGCTCCGTATGAGCCAGTGGGCGTATCTGACTGACGAGCGCAAGGACTACGCACGAGTTGCCTGTCTGCTCCACGATACAGCCAAGTATGGCTTACACGAGTTCGACAAGGAACAGTATGCCCAGCACGGCGCGATTGCCGCTGACCAAGTTTGCCGGACATGGATGGTGTTTTTCAATGAGGATTGCCCCTATGAGTTGACGCAAGCCATCAAGTCCCACATGGGTCAGTGGACTACCAACAAGGCGGATAGACCGTTTACTCCTATCGACAGACTGGTACACATGGCTGACTATGTGGCAAGCCGTTCGTTTATCGACATTCCGGCAATCAACGCTGACTATAACGACAAGGCGGAACTGGACGAAATCTCGCCCGAACTGCCGTGGGAGGATTAAAAATTAAGGGTGGAGAAATCCACCCTTAATTTTTGTTCATTTTGCCTATTGACAGCGCGAGCCCAGTGTGGTATAATAAAAGGGGAGGATACAACGGGCCGAGCGCGGGCGCTGCGGTCCGAAATTCCGATCTGTACCCCCATATGGAAAATTTTCCGTAATTCTAGCGGCCTCCATATGCGCCCTAAAAATCCCGTAAAGGGCCCCGAGCGGTACCCATATGCCGCCCGGTTTGACATAAAAAAAAATTTATGTTATAATGATAAAAAAAAACATTTTTTTTCTCACTTGACTTTTAAAAAAATTTTTTGTATAATATATGTATACAAAATGAAAAGAGGTTATTTATATGAATAAGAACGATATTCTGACGCGCTTAATGAATGGCGAGAGCGCTGAGGATATTGCTAAGGAAATGACTGCGATGCTAAATGACGCCACCAAGGCATATGCTGACCAGAAGAAGGACAAAGAAAAGATGGCCCGAGCGGAAGCGGTTGCCGATGCTATCAACGACTATGCGGCCTACGTCGGCTATAAGGGTGCAGAGTTGAAGGGCGAGGACGTCATTAAGGTAATGGACAACTTCCTTAAATTCTACAAGGACCCTGGTAACTTCAAGATTGAACTGCCTGGTTTCCGGTTTGAGACAAACTCTAAGGGTGCGATTAAGAAAGGTAAAACCGTAGACGAAATTCTCAACGACTGGATTTCTCGCATTTAATTTCGATTAACGTGTCGGCCCAGGTATTTTTTATTTGGGAAATTGGCGATTAGAATACCTGGGCTCGACGTTTTTTGGAAAGGGTATCTTGAAAAATTCAGAGGATGACGATAACGATGAAATTGAGTGATGAGTTGGTACCGAGCGGGGGCACCAAACTTCCATCATTTTCTCATTTTTCAATTTTTCAAAACTATCATCATTCTACCATAATCATTTTGTTATTAAGAAAAAACATTATAAGGTTCCATTATTCGTTATTTACAATTATATTCATTAACCCCGCTAATAGGTTTATTTAATTTAGTTTATTAGGAGATAAAACAATTAAATAAGTATTAACCTCAGATTCAAAAAAGCGTTATAAGTCAAAAAAAACATCATTGGTTAAAAAAAATGGAGTGGCGATAAACCACTCCATTTTTTTATTCTTTATACATCAAATCGCTCAAAATATCATTATACGCCGATTCCAAGAGAGAATCAACGAGAGTTGAGTCAACATCAAGACTAATATCATTCTCGCCACCCGAATCACTTTCAGGACACGTTAGTGGCCTGCCCGCCGGCGAGGCTCGATCCATCTTAATCCAGGGTGTTGCTCTTCTATGATTTAAACTACCATCTTCACTGATAGTCGCAATCCAATAGCCATCAACAATAAGGGCATTGTTATAATCATATAAAATATATACATTATCGCCCAAATCATCATATTTAGAGCGTACAATTACATCTCTGCCTTTATAATTTCCAACTCTTTTACTGTATTTATTTTTCAATTCATCATAAGTAAATTCATTTTTCATTTTTCATTTCATTTTTTCATTTCATTTTTCAAAATGTCTATTTATACCCCATTTTTCAAATGAAATTTCAAAAATGGCACCTCCTATTCTTATATATAAATATTATATAATAATTTTATATATAAATCAAATGCCACAATATTAACCTTGTTAATTATTTACTATATAACTTATCAAATATATTATTTAATACATCACTAGCGTCTTCTGCTTTATACCCCATAGCATTTACTTGTTTACTTAAATCCAGAAGAGAATCAAATATAGAAACATAAGTATTATTAGGCTATGCGTAATCTGTCGTATCACTAATATTTACATAATCATTATTCTAATAATATCCAGTAGTACGAGGGTCTGATGAAGTAAAATCAATATTAGTATTCAACTTTTTATTGCCCTTACCACCATAGGCATAGCATTTATCTTCTTCATTACTATCAAAACAAATCTTTACAGGTTTATAATTATTTGGTAATACAAAATAGATTGTATCATCTTTTAAATATGTTTCTATTTTAATTGCCTTTTCAGGCACTTCTTCTTTACAGCATCTTTTAAAATGCGCTACATTCTTATTATTTACTTCCACAGGAATATTATATTCCCCATTTAATCCACTATGATAACCCATTTTTTATTTCTCCTTTTACCTATTTATAATTTTTCTAATTAAATTCAAATAAAAAGTAAGTATGCGCTTATTTCTTATTTTTATATATTAAACCCATATATTTCATTTATATTATCATTTAAAAATGGATTCTCTACGTCCTTATTTACCCTTCCTGCTTCCTCAATACAAAAATATAAATCATTATTATTAGTTAAATATATATTATCTATTTTCTAAAAATTTAATGCTTTACTTACTAAATTCTCATAAGAACCTTTATAAAAATTTATCATACCCATATACATCCTTTTTATATATTATATTTATACATTAATAGGAACTTTTTATTCCAAATTTTCCATTACTGCCACTTTTCAAGTGCCACAGCGTTAGTTTTGTCAAATAAAATTGCAAATAAGTTTTTGCAATTTGCAAAAACTTTGCAATTTTTTTGCAAAAATATATATTATATAATGCAATTTGCAATTGCAACAAGTTGCAATCAAACTTGCAAAATTTGCAAAACATTTTTGCATTGCATTGCAATTAATTTGCAAAAACATTTTTGCAAATTTGCAATTAAAATATAAACTCAACTGGTTTTTTCTATTCAAGCACCGATTCTTCAACGACTGATTTTTCAGCAACTGATTCTTTACGACGCTTCCATCCCTCGCTATGATTCACTGAACTCACACTCAAATTCAATAATTCCGCAATCTAACTCGCGGTTTTACCTTCTCTCGCAAGTTTTAATATCTAATCATCATCAACAGATTTCTTTCTACCATTTGTTTTACCTGCCATAACCTTTTTTAAATATTCATCTTTTGAATGGTCAATTGCCCCTTTGGTAAAATTAACAATAGTTGATACCACAGGGTCATCACTATAAAACATATCTTCATTAGTGCCATAACGCACAATATCAGCAATAACCTTATCCTAAGTGGCCTAATCTAATGATTTAATATTGTTTAACCATTCTCCATAAAATACAAAACGTTTTTCAACATCAGCCATTAGACTTTTCACCACCTGACTTATAATTTTTACATTCAGGCATAAGTTCTTTTAATGCATCATCAAACTCATCTGACCGTTCAAATATCCAACACATAAAATTAGGTTTGGTAGGATTTTCTGTTGTTGCAATAGGGATAAACCCTCGTTCTTTAAGCCCTACATATACTCTTAATGAGTATATAATTTTTCTTTTATTAGTATTTAGCATTAATTTGGCAACTCCTTAGATTCTGTCTGTTTTATTCATATACTCTTTCAATGCCTTGCGTATAACCTGAGACATTGTTAAATCCTGCGCTTGGGCAAAATTTTGTAATTCATCTTTCTCAGTTTGTGTCAGTCTAACACTGATTTTAACTGTATTATTCTCATTTGCCAATTTTTATCACCTCTCACCATATCTTGAAAATATAATTTATATGTTTGTCCTATTTTGTCCTCCGCGTGCCGTACAATGTATAATTAATTGATTTTTAATAAAAATTTTTATATAATATATATATAAACAATAAGAAATGAATTAACAACAGTTCAACTACAACTAATCAGGAGGTAATAAATATGAATGCTGCCGGCTTTTATCGTTTCGACGTCCATTTCTTCGATGGCGCTGAACAGAATGCTCACGGTTTCGTATATGCCGAAAATTATGCCAATGCGGTTGAGAAGGTTTGTGATATGGTTGATGATGAAGACATCGCGGATATCAAAATTGAAGGTATGGAGCCCGGTGAAGTCCTCCTGACGCCCGACTGGATTGCTGATAAGATTACCAAGTACGACTATTTCAGCAGCGATTACGCGCGCGAGGACAAAAATGTTCAATTTAAGAATGTTAATTCTGTGCTGTCCGCAGAAAAGACTGATGAAGTTATGAAGGAAATTGAGAAGCATCTGACCAGCGGCAACTATGGCCCCTCTGACAAACTCCCTCTGTCTCAGCAGTCTATCGAATATATCAATGAGTGCGTTAAGAACGGCCTCCCTATTGAGATGCCCAGCCACGGAGATGAAACCTAATGTGGCAAAGAACCTGTAAAGAGTGCGCCTATTTCGATGATATGCGCTGTAAGATTAGTGGACAACCGGCTATCTCTCACAACATTGCTTGTGCCTCATTCAGTAGCAAACGCTACGAGTGCGACATTTGCCACCGTCAAATTCACCATACTGAGGTAATTTATGATAGCAAAAGTAATAAGATTGTTTGTTCAGATTGCTGTAATCGTCTGTCTACATGTGATAATTGCCATAATGGGAATATCTGCCTTTTTGAAACAGACCCATCGCCACTTCCGAAACAAATACAAAAACAAATCCGTCAGGGAAATATGATAGGACAGACGATTATAAAAAACCCCGACAGAATCCTCATTACGTGTAAGAAAGGTTGTCCTTGTTGGGACGCTGAAACAGAAAGTTGTAATAAACAACTTCGATACTGCGCTAACATTCAGGAGGTTATATGATATTTACAGTAATGCATAACGGTTCTCCTTACTTCACCGTTGAAGCCAGTGAAATCATTGGTGTCGCCAAAGTCTATAATGGCGAGGTAAATTTCAGCACAGTAATGCTTCTCAAAAATGGCGGTTCCTATAAATTTCCGTTTCCCACAAAAGATGAATAACTCAACAAGATTCGCCAGAATTGGCTTCTTGCTCGGACTAAAACAAATTTTCCTTCGCCTGACGTAATCATTAATGTGTGAGCACGTTGGGCAAAATTCTTAAATTTAACAAAACTGACCAGGAGGAGCGTATGAAACGTAAGGGCTACGACATCTACATCGGCAAACGTGGTGCGATTTATTACCTTGAAACTATCGAGGAAAATAATCCCCTCGTCGCAGATACCTATGCCTATGATAAGGCACTCGATAAGTTTGGCGATATTCCAGAAGTAGTATGGAAAGCAATCCCGGCAGTAATTTGGATACCGGAGGATGGAAGAGAATGACACTATTTAGAATTAACCTTGAAGACTGTGGCTGTTTCTGTATCGACCTCGACACCATCAGTTCATTCTATATCGGCATCGGCAATAAACTGAAAATTCTCCCTATCGGAGGGTCTGAGTATATCGCCCCTATCACGATTTGCGCGCAGGATGCTAAGCGTCTCGTTGAGGCTTGGGAAAGTCGAGACGGAGGAGAGCGTATTAATGCTGTATAATATTTACTATTATAATGTTTTCTCGCCAGACCGAGAAACGCCTTGTATTCAAGAAAAATCAAAAGAGTTTGAAAATTTCCATGAGGCCACTCTCTATGCAGCCACTCGATGTATCGACAGTCAATTTGAGTGGGAGCCTCAGATTGGTCGAGTTGAAGATTATATCGACCTGGCGCACCGGAATCCCTATCTTATTGAAAAAGGTATCGACTCTAAATTAATGGATGCTATCGGGCGTAAACAATACTGTATGAATACTACCGTAGATATGTGGTTTTACGCCGTTCCAGTAGAAGATGATAATCTAATTAAAGAGGCATTTGAAAATGGAACTCTATAATCTCTATTCCTACATCGAAACTGTCGATGAACCTGACACATTTCTATATCTGTTCTCGGCCCGTTTCGACAATGATGAAGATGCCGAGGCTAGCGCATACAATGAAACTTGCTTGCGCTATGAAGAGTGTGAAAATGAATATCGTCTACCTACTCTCGATGATATAATTGCCGAACTGGAAGAAAACGCGCGCAAAAATGGTAAATCAGCAGCATTAACCAAAGAAATGTATAGAGACGCAATTGAAATGTCCATTGATGTGCGTAATGAATATATTGATTCTTACGCGATTCGAGCGATAGACGACGACCGCGACTATGAAGATATATTTGATTATGATAATGCGTAATTAAATTCGTCAAGATTTTCACCACCTTATATTTCTATTATCATTATACCAAATAATTTTGGAAAAATCAATACAAGGAGAATTGAAAATGGCTGTTAAAATCCGCAAAGCATTTGTTGTCGAGCCCGATTCCCTCTATGCTGACCAGCGCTATATTTTCCACGGCATTGACCGCGCAGAAGCCGAAGAGATTTGTCTCGCATTTGTCGAGGAACTCCTGGATGATGATATTCAGATGTGTCAGCGCGCTGAACATTATCCTGAGATTACATACTGCCCCGATTGGTGGAAGGATATTGAGCCTGACCTCCGTCTCTGTCAGTACGATTCATTCGTATACGAAACCTCAATTTATGATTTTGGACACTAATATATAAGAGTATTTGGCGATGCCAAATACTCTTATTTGATTTTTTTATAAATTTATAATATAATATATATATAAGATGAAGAAAG